TATATATTATAAATTAAGTTTTGTAAAGTACCTAGTTATAAAATATCGCCACCAGTAACCTGTAATCGCTCTTCATTTACAGTAGATACATATTTAGAATACAAGAAAGAATTCTCGTCTTTGAACTGTTTTGAATTAAATCTATCTTTAGAAATAGATTGTAATTTAACAACATAGCTACCAATAATGAACTCTTCTTTACCACTTTCACGTAAAGAGTCTTTCAACTCCTTATTCAATTCTTTAGCCTCAGCCTCAAGAATAGATATTTTATTTTTTAAATCCTTATATCTCTTAACCTTTTCTAATAATTGATTTTCTTCCATGATTTAATCTTCTTTAAATTTTAACCTTTTGTAGGTATTTCTATCTTAATATTTGTCTTTTTATCAGAGGAGTAGCTAAAAGAACCAATCTCTGAATCTAGTTTAGCCTCTACATCTTTTTTTAAGACATCATACTCAACAGAAGTACTTACACCATCTTTAGAAATAACATTCTCTAATCCGACTTTAAAATCTTTACCTTTATCGTCATCTGAGAATGTTGCAGTAAATTTCATATCGTCCTTACTGTTACCCATAATATACCACCACTACTAAGCCATGTCAATATTAATTTACAAAATATTACAAAAGTTTACTACCTAAGAAAGAAGAATTATCACCAAATAATCTATACTTTTCTTTTTCTAATTCAAAAATCCTTTCTCTCAATACACATATCTCTTGATTGATACAGACTATCTCTTCACCAATCTCATTATATCTCTTAGACCTAGCATCTGCGTCTTCTATCTTATCATAATATTCATAGACCTTATCTAAGGAAACATTAATAAAAGTATCCCTATCAAAAGGAACATCACAAATGTAGATATTCATATAATCACCACCTTACAGTGATTATAACATACATTACAAAATAATAAAATGAAAAAAAGAGGTGTAGTAAAACACTACACCTCAAATAGAAGAATCTTAATGTTCCTCACTAGATAAGTAGATACCACTTTTAGTAGTAACTTGACTAGCTTCTAATTTGGCGGCTTCCTCAACGATTTTTTCAATACGTTCAACGGCTTCAGTCGCATATTTTTTGACTTCAGGTTGCTCAGAATGACGTGCTAATTGAGTCAAACGATACAAAGAGAATTTATCACCTTGTTCAGCATGTTTAACTAGTTCTGTCCAAGTCCAATCAAGACCAACATTACTATCAACATTAGTACCCAAGAAACCCAACAACCTATTCATTTCTCTATCCATATACTGACATCCTTATACTAAACAAATAAAGAGATTCCTACCCAAGAATACTTACTTCTACATACTAATATAAAAGTATTGGAATTCAGATTCAGTAGGCTAACCCCATGCGTCCCACGGTTATAATTATATATTTATATCTCTAGAAGTCTTAGTCCCTCATTCAGAATATTTATTGCAGAATTTACATCTCTATCATGATATGTACCACACTCAGGACAAGTCCATTCACGAATATTGAGATTCTTTACTTCTGAATTTTTATACCCACATTTAGAACATAACTGACTAGATGAATAAAACCTATCAACCTTAGAGATAGTCTTTCCATACCACCTAGCTTTATACTCTAACTGTCTTATAAATTCTGAAATCGAAACATCTTGAAATGATTTTGCTAACTTATGATTTTTCATTAAACCACTAATATTAAGATTTTCTATACAAATAACATCATAAGTCTTTACTAAACTAGTTGATAACTTGTGAAGAAAATCTTTCCTTATATTGACGATTTTTTCATGAAATCTAGCTAAGTTAATTTTAGCTTTTCTATAATTAGCTGAACCTTTAACTTTCCTAGAAAGTGATTTAGCTAATCTTCTATACTTTTCTTCAAGACTCTTTAATATTCTAGGATTATGTATCTTCTCACCACTATCTAAAATTAAATAATCTTTTAATCCTAAGTCTATACCTACATTTTGATTGGTTTTCTCAAAACTATGAATATTGACCTCAGCTGATATACTAGCATAATATTTCCCACTAGTTGTCTTAGATATTGTTACATTATAAATTTTAAGAATATTACTAAAATCATTTTTATCCCTAAAACGTAACATCCCAACTTTAGGAACTGTTATATATCGATTATTAATTTTAATATGATGATTAGTACGATAAGAGTTTTTATCTTGCTTCTTTTTAAATTTAGGATATTTACCTCTACCACTAAAGAATCTTTGATATGCTCTATCTAAATTCCTAAGTGTCTGCTGTAAAGAAACACTATCAACATCTTTAAGCCAAGACTTATGTTTCTTTAATTCAGTCATAACTTTAGAAGAATGATTGTAACTAAGATTTATTTTATAAAACTCATACAACTTAATCTTTAAATTGAGAAAGTAATTATAAACAAACCGATTCGCACCAAATGTTTTTTCAAGTAAAACTTGTTGCTCTTCTGTTGGATAAACCCTAACTTTAAAACTTTTATTCAAGATATCTCACCTCTTTTCTGTACTATAAAAATTAACTACTTTTAATTGTAACAGAAAATTATATAAATATCAATTATAAATGTGAGATTTTGATGGTTAATAACCTCTAGAAATTACTAAAACTGATTATGAAAATATATCACCTAAAGGTATATATACAAATAATAAATGAATGTTGTTATTTATTTATTTACTTTAATGACTACACGATAAAAAGACTTCTTCCCATTAATGTATGGTTTAAAAATTCTAACAACACTAAACCTACCACTCTGTCTATGACATAGTATTGTAACTGGAACTGCTTGTAGATAATCTGCACCCCAGTTAATGTTTTTTAATTTATTAACATTAACTATATCAGTACCATCTAAATATTGAATATTATCATCCTTAACATAATCAGGTAGCTTAATAAGATAATATTTAACATTCATATTTGTTAAATAACAACTAGGGACACTGACTAAACCACCACAAGATGATATATACTTAGAATATTCTCCATTTAACCTACCTGTATACCCAGTAGTCCACCCACAAGTAGTCCACCCACCATCAAAACACCACTTACTATACAATACAGTAATAGGACAAATGACTATATATTTCTTATCTACAATCCACTCATAAAACAATCTGTAATTTGAAAAGGGTGGATTTGTAACGATAATATCACAGTTTTGCTTTATTTTATCAGAAACAGAACTACCATAACCACCAATATCATACTTTGTTATAATCTCATGATTCCCATCATACTTAAAATAATTTCCATCAATATCTAAAGACTCTATACTAACAATCCCTAATGCTGAGAAATTATCAACAAAATATTTAACAAAGTTAGACCTTAAATAGTTATCACATGGACAATATACTCGCATACCACTAAAATTATGATGACGTAACTCAACCTCAACAGTCTTATACTGAGTATACAACTCGTCATTATTATTGCCAACCCTATCACATAAATGAGATTGACCTCTACCTAACAATTAACTTCCTCACACTCCAACATAATTGAACTAGATTTAAAGTGATTAAAATGCATATAGATAGAATGAAAACACGCACCCTTACGTTTAGTACCATTCATATCTACATAATTAACCCTTCTTGTAGGAATATAGACTTTAGGATATGAATTAAAAGTTTTAAACAATGAATGTCTTTTAACACCACCCAAAGAATCCATAGGCAACACCAACATAGTCGGTTTACCATACTCTAAACATCTCTCAATAACATCATCTTTAATGCTAAAGGGTGGATTTGTAATCACACAATCAAACTCGTATGTTACATCCCTATCAAGAAAATCTCTTATATTATAAATTACATTATAACCACATTCTATACCATAATGAACGTACAACGATTTATCAGTATCAAAGGGACATAAAACTGTTGCCCCCCCTCAACACCTAACAAATCATACATCTTTTTAACAGTATCTATCTCTGTATACCATTCATCCGAATAGAAGTTGTTAGTGATGTTATTTACCTTAACTGAAACACTCATAATACCCTCTTATTTCCAAATTTTACATGATTATAACACTCTTCTGCCTTTTCTCGTGTAATTAATCCATCTTTAAGTAATTCTGTATAATGTTTTGCTACCCATATTGGCTCATACTTAGACATCTTATCGCTACCATAAGAACTCTCTCTAGGATGAATTCTTAAAAGATATTTATCTTCTTTAATGATATAAAATCCACAATCATTAAGAAACTCCTCAGTATACTCTTTAATATTATCAACCCAACTAATGTTGATAGCAAAAACACCATCTAGTTTTAATGCATTACAACTATTATAAATTGTATTCCTATAAAACCCATCTACCCATGAATCATATGTATTAAATTTGACATGTGATTGTGTTATATCATCAGAATATCGTTCTATATTAAAATATGGTGGAGATGTAAAACTTATGTCAAAATAATTCTCATATTGAGGATAATTCTCTACTGTGAAATCCTCTGAGCCTATCTTATTAACATATGCTTTCTTGTTAAAATACCTACTCATATAAAGTATAAATCTATTGCAACTATCTGCTGTGTTTGGGTCTATACCTACATATTCAGATGTATTCTTAGCTGTAAAGAAACCTAACAGTCTACCACCAAATCCACTTGATGTATCCAGTACTTTACAGTTATCTTTTCCATACAACTCATAAAGTGCCTTAGCTGTTGCTGGTCTGAAATTATAACACCTACTAGAACCCCTAAAAGACATCATCTTAAACATCTCTAAAGGACTAGTACAATACTTTAAAACAGTCCTACAATACCCAATTAACCTCTTATCGTCCTTAAAGAAGTCTCTATGACTCACTTTACCACTCTTTACAACATCTAAAATTTCAGGGAAGAACTGTGTTAATATATTAACACCCATGTTGTTGAGATTAAATGAACCATCTTGATATATCGTATATGTATCAATATCACACAAGCCAGACACTATCTTATTAAATATATCATCACTCCATGTATGTAAAGGAACTGCATTATCTCTAGAACGGATTAAGTTAAATAGCCACTGAATTAACTCTTCTCTTTCATCATCTGTTGTATTGATATCATTATACATAGTAAAAATATCTCGACCATTTTTTATAGCAAAATCATCAAAAGCATCACTATAATTATTTGTCATTAACATATGCTAAAAAGCTTTCTTCAATACAAAGATACTAACCATCTCATTATCTAAAGCAATACCATCAAGACTTAATCGTAATGTAGCGATATCAAAACCATTAAATGTACTCAATACCTGTTTAACTGCATTAGCACTCAATGAGATAGAGCCAATATCAAAAATACCATTAACATCAACTGCATCCAACTTAATCGTAGAATTGCCCCTACGTGAAACAATCTCAATAGACACACAGTCACCGAATGTAATATTAATATCACCAGTAGTCTCTGGCAAGTTACATGCTAAATCAATGATTTTACGTAAATGGTCTAAAGAAACATCACACTTATTATCAACTACCATTCGACCATACACAGATTGTTGAATAGAATTATCCTCTAATGTAAAAGCCTCTGTTTTGAATACAAATGTATCACCACAATACAAATCACCTTTACCATTAAATGAAATGTTATCACCACTATCAGAATTAGAAAGCAATGCTAATAACTTACAATCTGCTAAATGTAACCTAAAACCACTACCAAAGTTATCATCACATGTCAATTTTGCCATATTATTATAAGACTCTACTGTAATTGTATTATCTTTAAATGACAAGAAACGACTTCTACCACCAGCTGTTTGAGAATAATTAAACAATCTCTTAATATAAGAGATTAAGTTCTCACGATTAGAAGTGTTACTATAAGAATCATCATATGTATGATTAAACCTAGATTCATCAGAATTATAGTTATCTACACGTACCTCACCACCATGAACTGCAATAGTGTATTCTTTGTTTACACCACCTTCAGTTTCTACACTACGCTCAATAACTGTAAATACACTACCACATAATTTAACAATACGTGCTAATGAACCAGAAGATAAACAAATGAAATCAGTAATAAGATTTTCACTATTTAAAGGTTTAACAAACTTAGAAATACTACGTTTGTTATCGGAAAGCATAAATCTAACATTTCCCTCTTCTACCCTAAATGTAATTAATTTACCCTCATATGAATTCTCACCACTAGATTTTAATACATTAGAGATATTTAAAATTGTATTAATTTCTTTTGTTGGAATAGAAATATGTACTTCACTAGAAAACTCATCAACAAATGAATCCTCTACACCACTATCAGTATTATCATCTAAACCTAATACACTATCAAACTCATTAATATCATCTAATAACATTTCTTCACTCATCTTTTGTACCTCCTATGATTAAATACTAATCTTTTTATTACCAAATTTTACACGACTATAACACTCTTCTGCTTTTTCTTGTGTAATCATACCATCTCTTAACAACTCAGTATAATGCTTAGCTACCCATATTGGCTCATAATTGTATGAGTCTTTTTTTCTGGTGTAGAACTCACCATCTTCACCTTTTTGAGTACCACTCATAACACGCAACAAGTACTTATCTTCCTTAATGATATAAAAGCCACAATCATTAAGAAACTCCTCTGTATACTCTTTAATGTTATCAACTTTCTCAAAGATATTGATAGCGAATGTTCCATCTAACTTTAATGCATTACAACTATTATAAATTGTATTCCGATAAAACCCATCTACCCATAAATCATATGTGTTAAATTTCTTATATGACTGAGTATCAGAATCTGAATATTTCTCAGTGTCAAAGTATGGTGGTGATGTAAAGCTTATATCAAAATAGTTCTCATATTGAGGATAATTCTCTATCGTGAAATCCTCTGAACCTATTTTATTAACACATGCTTTTTTATTAATTCCAAAACGCATCTGCATAAACTCAATGAATTTATTACAGCTATCTGCTGTATTGGGGTCTATACCTACGTACTCAGCTGTATTTTTAGCTGTAAAGAAACCTAACAATCTACCACCAAAACCACTTGATGTATCTAACACTTTACAATTATCTTTTCCATACAACTCATAAATTGTTTTAGCAGTTGCAGGTCTGAAATTTGAGCAATACCCTGCACCAACGAAAGCGAACATACTTCTCATGTCATTAGGTGATTTTCCATATTTCAAAAGCTTACGTACATATCTTGTAAAAGACTTTTCAGACTTCTTACAAAAATCTCTCATACAACAACCTTTTACTTTATCAACACCCTCTAACTCAGGGAAGAAAGTTTGTAATACAGAAACTCCAACACTATTAACACCGAACTCACCATTTGAATAGATATCAGAAGTACTCAAAGACATTAGCGAATTTACGTTATATAACATATAATCGTCACTATATGTTACCTAGCAACCTCATGATTTTTATCAAGAATCCATCCCTTAACAACAGATTCTAAATGCTCTCGTTCTTCATCTGCTGTATTTTTATCTTGATACCTCATAAAGATGTCATACCCATTATTTATTTGAAAATCCTCAAATAAATAGGTATATTGATTTTCTAACTTAAAAGCCATCTAGTATTAAACCTCATTGATATATTTTAGTAACAACTCTCTACAATCATTAGGTAACTCTTTATCACTCATAATGATATTGTATATCCTATCTGAATCTGTTTCTGTAGTGTCAACTAATTTATCAGCTAGATTAGATAACACATCTTGTAATGCATTGATACTACTAAATGTTTTCTTATTTAAAATATACTCACTAGCAACATCTTTATAATCCCTATGAGCAATCTCTATACGTCTAGTCTCTTTAGGTTTAAGTATATCATCAATGACAACAAAGTTAGGCTTTCTAGTGAAATTATAATTATGAGATGTACCCCTAAGAACAGAACCATGTCTAACTATCTTAGTTGAACCAACAACTACATCTTCATAATCCTCATGGTCATGGCCTAACACAACTAAATCATACCCTAAGTCTAAGATATTATTATCGGTTAAGTTATGTTTCTCATCTGATAGAAAGCCACTCTTACCATAGAACATATGTGCTAATAATATATTAACTTTATAACTATTATCAGCTTTAATAGGATATTCAGTATAATCAACAGCTGTTAGCAGAACAGAATTATTAAAGATAACCCTAGTCTCTAAATTGATATGCTCTAAAACACCAAGCTTAAATAAAATCTGAATAGGACTTTTATCTAAGTTTTCTAGTGAATTTCTAACAATATCATGATTTCCAAGAATAGAAAAGCACCTAATACCTTCATTCTTAAATCGTAATAAAATATCAGCTAACATTGTAATAGGTTCAAATGGGCATTGAACACGATTTACAACATCACCCTCAAAAAAGACATATTTTACATTTTCATTGATACATTTATTAAGTATATCAATTAGTTTATCTTTAAGAGTTACAATGATATCATCCACACGTGAGTCAGGCATTTTACTATCCACATGAACATCAGAAATAAATGCAATCTTATCACCATTTTCTAATTTTAAATGAATATCACTCACCTAACTCACCACCTCTCAACAACTTAGTATTCCCTTTAGAAACTTCGTAATGTCTAACAGCATAATAAGTGAACCTATCATCATGAGTAATTAAAAGAATTTTTAAACCATTCTTTTCAGCCATCTGATTAATTAGTTCCATAAAGTTAGGGATATACTGACTAGATAGCTGACTTAAACCCTCATCTATAAATAACACAGGCTCTAACCTATAATGTGTTATGAAAGCTATCTGAGATAAACAACCTACAACAGTACGAATACCACCACCACAATTTTTAATATCTGGCTCTAATTTAACACCATTTTCATCATCATATACTAGATGAATTGTTGCCTTAGAACTATCAGATACCCTAATCTCGATTGAGTAGTTGCAGTCATCAAATATAGATTTGACACCAAAATCTAGGATATTATTTAGATGCTTAATGAACTTACCAGACTCTTCTTTAACTAACACATCTAAGTAGTTAAATGAAAACTCACTGATATTCTTTAAGTTATTTAACTCTTTAAGCGATTCAGATTTAGTACTAATTGCATAAGACATATTAGCTATATCTTTTTTAGCACTGTCAATCATAGCCTTATGTTCAATAACTCTACGAATAATAGAGGAATCTGCCATACTATTCACCATCTTTATCTAAATACTCAGATAATTTATTATTTAAGTCATTTAACTTATTCTCATAATCCTCTTTAAGTTGAGAAACGTATACTCTTGCATCCTCTAATGTATCCTTATCTGTCAATTCAAATAATTTATTGACTGCTTTATTATAAGAATCCTCAGCAGATTTTAATTGCTCTTCAGTACGAATTAATTCATCTTTCAAAGACTGATTAATCTTCTCAACACTACTAAACTTAGCTTTTACCTCTTCGATTGTTGCCATTTTAGAAAAACTCCCTCCTACAATAAGGACAATACCCTATTTCTTTCTTCAACTGTTCAAACTCTACATTGCTTTCAGATACCTTAGTCTTTAAGTCATTAACCATCTGTACATAAGAATCTAACACACCTTTAGCTGTATCAACATCAACTAAACAATTCTCACATGAAATAACATCAGATGAGAAAGAATCTAATGTATCTATATCAGAACTAATCTTATCAATATCTACACACATAGAATTTAGTATGTCTTTATTCCTAACATTTAAACTATCTACAGACCTAGCATTTGTATCCACATCAACCATCTCAACAGAAATGCTATTAAGGTCAGATAAAATCTTTTCTGCATCACCCAATAACAATGAGAACTCAGTTATACTACTATTACTATCTTCAATCGTTTGATGTAGTTCTCTGTGCATATCTGATAATCTTGAAATGCTACTACTGATATCATCAATATATGACAATAACTCACACATTTCCTCTACCTTAGAATTGATTGAAACGATATCAGAATATAAAGACCTAATACTGCCCATATCAATAGCAGAAAGTTTATCATCTAACTTAGATTTTAAACCACTAAGCCTTTGAACCGAACGAATATATATATCAATATCATCTAAAATACTAGATGTATTTGAATGTAAATCGCCCATAGCATCGACATCTAAAGCTTCTTGATACACCAAATCAAAACCGTCATTCTTAGATAGAAAATCTTTCTTATCATTAATTAAAGACTTGTATGTGTTAATCTCTGTAGTCAATGTGTTAATATCTGAATTGATTGACCTAACATCACTACCCAAAGACTTTAATACTCTAGCATAATTATCACAAGAACTCAATGATAAGAACTCATATAACTGACCAGCTGTCTTATCCATCAAAAAAGGTTTATCATTCTGATACCAAAAATTAATTTTCATCTTAGTACCATTATTCATTTTGACCTCACGTATATTGAACATACGTGAAACCTCTTCTAATTGACCTCTACCAACTTTCTTTTGTACAGTTCCATCATCAAACTGATATGCAGTTTTTTCATTCTTACCTACATTATCCCTAGCCATAAGCATTGTATGACTGTCATTAGATATCTTAATGCCATAGTACCTCTGACCACCCCTAACCATAGCATCATCACCAAGATTAAAGAGTGCAGAATCTATAGCACGAATAATGGCACTTTTGCCATTATTCGTAGCACCTGTGATAACTGTAATTCCGGGAGTTAACTCAATATAAGCTTTCTTTAAAGATTGAAAGTCTTTAATATCTACAGTTATTTTATCAGACATTATTCTTCACCATCGTCCTCTGTAGGCTCATCAAATACCTCTGTACCATCAAAGACCTCTTCATCATAAGATTCGTCAATCAAATCCACAGTACTAGCCTCATTTAACAATAAACGATAACCACCCTCAGATTCAATGAAATCCTTAACAAGACCACGATTAGTATTAATCCAATCAATAACACCATTCATACCTTGAACTTTAGGGGAATCACCTAACTTAATTGTATACCATGCACCACTCTTAACAATCTTACCACGTTGCTCTAAGAAGTCATAATATGCATATTCATTAGAAATGCCTTTACCAAAGATAATTGCTAATTTAAGAGGAATCTCTGGACGCTCATATCGATTTTTAACAGCCTTAATCTCACAAATAGCACCAAAAGGTACTTTTTGCTCACCAACAGCTGTCTGTTCTGTACGCTCTAATGTACCCTTATATGCTTTCTTCATCGTTAAACGAATATCAGGGTAGAATTTAAGTGCTTTACCACCAGCTTCAACTTCAGCAGTTTGTTGACCATAACCCATAGCAATCTTAGTGCGTAACTGATTTACTATAATCCAAGACGTACCAGCACGAGTACTTGTAGATTTATGCCTTTTTAAGAACGTAGCCATAACCCTACTATCAATGCCAGGGAGTACATCTTCAGACGAAGATTCTTTTACCTTTTCAGTTAAAATCGCTGTAGCAGAATCAATAACAACTAAATCAACATTCTCAACCAACTCATCTAAAATTTTATCAGCTTCTCTGAATGTTTGAATTTGGAATAAGAAGAAATTACCATCAGGATTTGTAACTGGGTCATATCTAAACTTAGATAACCCCATAGAATTTAACTGTGCTAAATTGACACCACTTTCAAAGTCTAAATACAAAACCCTTTTATTTTGAATACAGTATGCTTTACTCACATGTAATGCACCTGTAGATTTACCTAACCCACTATCAGATGATAACAAGATAAATACACCACGTGGAATACCACCACCTAATATAGAATCTAATACCACTGAACCACTTTTAACAAACTCTGGAGCATCTAAAGAATGATACTCACTAGACAACTTCTTAATGCTTTTTGCGAAATCATCAGCAGATGACTTTTCTTTTTTTGCCATTACCTACTGCTACTCAAATTATAGATATACATCTATAACGAGAATTGTAAAACCTCACGATTTTTACTTACTGCTTCAACGTATATGCTTTCATAATTCAACAAAGTCGAATATACTACTCACAAGTTCTTGTATACTCCACAGTCGTAAATTCCCAACTAGCCATTGGTACATACTTATACACTATATTTACTGTATAATTGTATAAGTTTTAGCATCTCTTAAATTAAGACTTGCATTTATATCTCTATCTTCAGTATAGCCACATTCAGAACATCTATAAGTCCTATCAGATAATTTCAAGTCTCTTTTAATATGACCACAATCATGACAAAGTTTAGATGACGGATACCATCTATCTACAACTCTTAATTCAATATTATTTTCTTTACATTTACTAATTAACTTAGTTCTAAATTCAAAGAATTTTTGTTGTGCTACAGCTTTAGAAAGATGTCTATTTTTCATCATACCAGATATGTTTAAATCTTCAATAACAATAAAAGCAGGCTTGGTTTTCACTATACTATGTATTGTTTTATTAAGATAATCAGTTCTGATATTTGTCAATCTTTGATAAAGCTTCTGTACCTTTAGTTTTTGTTTTACAAAATTCTTTTGAGTAGTCCCTCCTCTCTTTATTGAAATAACTTTACGAGATAACTTTCTCTGTTCTCTCTTTAAACTCTTTTCTACTTTTCTAACATTATATGTTTTGTTTATATTAGGATAAATAGAACCATCTGAACATATAGCTAAACTCTTTAACCCTAAGTCTACACCAACACCAAAACTATTAGTACTCTTAGTATCTTGTTTTTGTATATCAACCAAAACAGATATATAATATCGTCCAGCTTTATGAGAAATAGTCCCACTCCTAACAATAAAACCATCTCTAGATGTTGGAATGTATCCTTTCTCTTTTAAGCGAACCCAACCCAATGTAGGAACTTTTATCCTATGTCGTTCACTTAAACAATCAGTCTTGTTGTTTCTAACAAAATACATTTTAACGTCAGATTTATCTTTTTTCTTAAATCTAGGAAACCCACTCCTATGCTTGAAAAACCTTGTAAAGGCTATAAATGCACTATCCATAGACTTAGCAACAGCCTTTGTATAAACGTCTTTAATCCAAATTTTATCTGGATTGTTAGGGAGATACTCATTATTAAGCCAAACATTGAAACGTCTACCACTCATAAATTTTTCACCATTCTCATAAAGTTCTTTATTATGAGCAATATAAAAATTATAAATAAACCTACATGTACCTATGGTTTTATTTATTTTTATAATCTGTTCTTCAGTAGGACTAATTTCAGTTTTGAAACTCTTTAGCAATACTATTCTCACCCCCCACACACATATGGGTATATATTTACAACTTTATCAATACTTTACCTACTCCTTAATAACTTTTCACCCTCATGAGATAATCCCTCTACCTCACTCTTTATCTTACTAGCTAAACCATTAATATTAAGTCTAACTATCAAACGTAATAAAAATATAAAAGACTCTGCCTTATCATTGTTTAACCTACCTTTTGATACTCTTCCCTTAGCAGAAACACTATCTGGTATACACACATCGAAACTATCAGATAATACCTCATCAATAAAATACTTTACTAATGCAGTACTCTCACTCTTCTTATATCCACGTCTACCATGAACCTTAGTTAAGAAAGATGGCGATAGTATGAATAAATCCTTTATTGTTGTATACTTCTCAAATAAATTGTTTAGAATAGTATAATCTAATGCGTATAAACCAGCTGAAAAGTTGCCTATAGGTGGTGGTATTTCAGAAATAACGACATCAATAGATATATTATTTTCTTTTAAATACTCATCTATCTTATTATGCAACTGATACCACTGCACATGAACAGCATCAAATATCTTCTCAAACCCTATTGATGTACCTAAAGGATATGAAACAGTATCTATATAAACCTTTTTTGTATCACTATCATATAAGCTAAATGATAAAGCCTTAAAGCTAGGGTCTATAGCTAAAATAACCATATATCATAAAAATAGAGATACTATCATATAATGTTTTGTTATGCTAGTACCTCTATCCTTTCAACTATTAACTATTTTTATTATTTGAAGAATTCATCAAAGTTGCTAGTTGATGCACCACCAAATGAATTGAAGTTGCTTTCACTACCACCAAAACCTTTGTTTTCTTCTGGTTTTACACCAAAATTAGCTTCATCATATAATTTAACAAATGTAGCCTCATCAACACTACGTGCTAATGCCCTATAGGCTTCACTTGCAGACTCTTGCCACTTATTATTTAAGAACTCAACAGCCTTAGCAGATTTTCTCCACATAGCCTCACCAATAGGGATAAGTGATAGTTTTTGATATTTTTCTTCTGTACAATTAACAGTAATATCAACATGAGTAATACCACCTAAACTACGTACATTACCAGCGTTAGCAATCATACCAATGTTTTGATATAACTCGTTACCCATAGACAATACTTTTAATTCAATATTACTAGATGCTGGGTCACCATTTTTAGTTGTATCATACACACAAATAGGTACTAAATAACGAACAGCAGGGTCACCCATTAATTGACAGCATTTACCACCTGTACACAAATATGAACCTTTACCTTCAATGTAATGATATTTAATAGGTAACACTTGCTCAGAAATAATAGAAATTCTATCAATGTTACCCTGCTTAGCTTTATATTTCTCGATAGGTACACGCTGAATCCTATCACCAAATGAAATAGGTTTAATACCCAAATCACTCAACAAATTAGAACCAGCACCATCAATGCTAATTACAAAGCTATCAGGAGATGCTACGCTCGTAGGTGTAGCAGTTGCAACCTCATTTACAACAGTCTCTGGTTTTACATCATTAATTGGAGTGGACTCATTAGAACCATTGAACATAGCATCAAAATTTTCAATCTCAGACATAATAATTCTCCTTATTGGAAACTAAAATATATTGTAATAGCAATATGCTAACTACCAAAATTAATAATCTAAATCATCTACATTAACAGTAGGAACATCATCATATGTCTCGTAGTCAGAATATGTCTCATATGAAGTTGTAGGAATTTCTTTACTAGATGATAAATCAACCCCATCTAATGTGAATGTATTAGATTTACTAGAATATTCTTTAACACTTACAGGTCTGTTTTGATTTTGAATATTCTGAGTATGTGGAACCTTAACTGGTTCTATCTCAAAACCTAAATCAAACCTATTAGATTCATACACAGTAGCTGTCACATTATTAGAAGTAGTATCGCTAACTAGAACCCTGCTACCCCTCTTTCTTGTAGTCACATCTAACTGATTTTTAACATCATTACTCATTTTACCAAGAACCTTAGTATAAATGCCCAATGAAGTGAAAACAGACAAATCTTTAATAGAATTCCTTAATACATCCCTATCAACATCAGATAAAGCGTAGTCAGGATTATCTTTCATAGTGATAATTAACGTACAAAAGTTTTGTAACGAACTATCATTAGGAAAGTATTCTTTAAATTCATGAACTAATCTGTCTTTAAAAGCATCTTCTCCCATAAATCCCCTTTCATCTCATAATACAATAATCTATTCATTAACAAACCTAACAGCATTAATAGTATTAAGTTTATTATTAGCATTTTTTATTAAGTCAGAAATCTGAAATTTATGCTCATTAAACTCATCATAGTATCTACTAACTTTTGATTTTAAATTAGCTATCAACTGATAATCTGACTTTGTTGTTACTTGTAAATTTTTCATCTCTGATAAATTTTTATTAACAACACTAATACGTAACTTTAAATCATTTAGTACATCTATAGTGCGTATTAATCTCTCTGAAACCTCATACTGTAGCTTAGGACTACGACACAAAGCCTCATAAGTAGGTAGGTCTATGATTTTTCTATTTTCTACCAAATATGTGTCATACACTTGATAGATTCTATCTTGTAAATCCTTAGCAACCTTATTCATTTCTACTTCAATTTCAAGTATAGACATTATATCATATTCCCCTTACCTAACTGCATTAACAACCATAAGGTACGATACTCTCTATCAGAATCACTTCTACACCCCATTGTGTAAACTTTCTGAATGATAGGTACAATCATCTTATCATATGACTTATTAAAATCAACTAGCAATCTAAGATACCTACCACTATTGGTAACAACATCTTCTAAATTTCTAGACTTTTCTAAGAAAGACAGTACACCACCAAATATCATGCTATCAGAATATACCTCACGTAACTCTAAATATGTCTTTAATATATCATGTCTAGATTTACCTAGTACGCAATATAAATCCCAAAGAGATATGTCAACAGAATCAATCTTAGACCTACCTAATACCCAAAAGGATTTAAAATACTTAATGAAATCATATTCTGTCATAGAAGTTAACATTGTATGTGTCTTATCACTAGGCTCTTTATTAAATCTATCATATAGAACCTTAATAGCTATATCCCTAATGGTCATGTCGATATCTTGAATCCCTATATTATTAATTGCTATAAAACTTCTAGTGTTTTCTTTTAAAGACTTTACAACACTAGAATTAACTTTACCAACAAATATAATATCAGTATTCCCATCTAAGATATTGAACTCTGTACGTAATTCATAGTTAGGGTACATGAAACAAACTAAATCTAAATAGTTTATTCCCTCTTTACTATCCTCAACCTTTACTACTTTGTTGATTAAACTATAGTCACCCATTCAATCACCTACTTTTAGTACCAACCATTAGATTTATTAATCTACTATTAGTGTACCCATATTTATCACCAGCTTGCTGTTTAATTGAGTATAGACTAGGACACATATTAGCCATAATCTGTACCTCATCAAACTCACTCATCTTATCCTCTCGTGTAGAATTCTTCTCATTTATGTATGCTATTGTATCAGCAACACTAGAGAAATTTAAATTCTTAACAACGTCCCACCTCTTAACAATTATCTTCATCCTAGACATGATAATTGGTGAGATTTTATCACCATAAGATAAAATGATGATTGGCAACTTAGACTCCTCAATGAACTTTAATAGTGAGTTTTGACCTACATGAGATAAAAAACCAATACCATCTAATACCAAAAACTTACTATTTACATTAGAAATGCCATCGTATGAATCTATTAAATTCCTTACATCATCTAATGTATACACACGTTCTATTGTATCTTTGTATACTTTTTTAAACTCAGTAACATACTTACCTATTAAAAGACAAGGACACATCTCTACATGTTCTAAGAGTTTTTCTATGAACACATTCATATCTAATCTATTGTAATTCATACAATGCACCTCAAAACATTAGATAATAAAATTTTAACACTATTTTTACTTAAAATCAAGTAAAAATTATAGTAGTTGTGATTTTAAGAATTCCTCTTTAAGAATACAAGCATCCTTTAACTTATCGTATCTAAACCCAATAAATACACAATGTGCGAACCTACCATTTTTAGTAATTTGTTGACCATCAATCTCTACAACTTTACCATAGTATTCTGGTTTAAGTACTGTCCTACCATTAATAACCATTCCCATATTCTTACGCATATCAAGATTGAAACCACTAAACTTACCAATCTCTCTAACTTCCTGTGTACCATCTTCTTTTTCAACATACACAGAAACACATATAGAACCAATCATGTTTTCAAATGCAGAACCTTTATTACCCAACTCATAGCCTGTAATAAAAGCATCAATAGTATCACCAAATGAGAAAGTTATATCACCACTTACATCATCTAATGTATCAAAAGCACTTAAAGATGATTGTGAGTTAAATGCACTTAATGAATCAGACAAAGACCTCTTACACTTTACCCAACCTTTAAAATTTCTAGTTGTATCAGGTACGTATACACCATCTAGACGTTTAGCTACAGTACCCTCTAAACCAAGACTAATTAAATGCTTATAAAACTCTTTCTTATTTTCAACTACATATTTAACAGGTCTAACATTAAAATTAGCATCTACCATCATATTGATAATGTTTGATAAATATTCCCTACGCTCACATAAAGGAGTATCCATTATCCAACTACCATCACAGTATATACAATCAAATGCATTGAATACTAAATCTAAATCGTTAAAATCTTGAATATCTAATGCTCTATCAGTATTAGAACCTAAAATAGATGTAACAGCTTGCAACTGAGAACTGGTATCTACACCATAACCATCTAATACAGTACATATATTAGGATTATCAGACGTTAACTCACAATCTAAAATAAACGTCCTATCTAACATATTGTATGAGAAATCTTTAGGTAATATAACTTTTTCTGTAAACTCTATAGGGAGCAAGTCAATATCACTATTATGTCTACTATATAAGTGAATACCTGAACCATCATTAATAATAAAGCATCTAACTCCATTTAATTTCTGTTCCATTGACCAATTATCTGAATTCCATACCTCTTGTTGCTGTTCTTCCTTGAATGAGTCAATCCTACCAGCCAACATAGGTGATTTCAACTGCAACATCAACTTTAAATGCCCAGGTGTATTATCAACAGAACCATATCTGATAGAAAGATTATGTTCTCTAATTGGTTTGATATAATCCTCTTTCTTTAAAGACTTACCATCTTCTCTAATAGGAATAGTAATACCACAATCAAAGGACATCTGCCTTAACTCATTTAAAGTTCTACCAACACTAATTGCCATAAGAAACAACCCCCTTTAAATTAAGTAAAGCATCCTCATTAGAAGATATATCATTACCCATAATATCACCAATCTCAATATTTAGAGATTTACATAGTTTTAAAATGGTAGATACAGATGGGCAAGTTTTTGAACCCTTACCCATCCTTAAATCTTCAATCCTACACACTACATCTCGACTAATACCAGTTAAATTAGAGAATTCAGATATTGTTGTTTCTAACACATTAACCCTAATGTATCGTACATTTTTACCCAACTGAACCAACTCTAACATATCACTCATTAGCAACACCACTCTTAATAAAGGAAATTAATGAATTCTTATCGTAATCATTATCAACCTTAGCGTTAATACTCTCTATAATATCCTCTACAGAACCATCTAACATGATACCATATCTAGCTAATTTACCATTCATTAATGCATTAGAGGTAATGAACTCATATTTATCATCAACAATATGATAAATATATGTAGATAAACTAGAATTATTCTTATCTAATACCATATTAGACATTCTACGTAAAATAACTAAACAATCATCAATATCACCAACATCAGATAATAACCAACTCAACGGTACTTCATTAAAGCCTTCAACTTTAGTCATATCTACCAAAGACCATTTATTACCAATGTGATAAGCAACATCTAAACGCTCAACAGCACTACCTAGCTTTTCATCTTCATAACTTGCTAGATATACTTTAACTTGATTAAATTCATCCTCAGTAATATTAAATACTTTTGATGTATCTACATACTTAACTAAGTCATCAAGAGTTAAGCTATCAAAAATAAACTCTTCCATAATAATCCCCTATGCTAAATCGGGCTCAAAATGATACCCTAACTCAGAATCATCCTCAACCATATGAAAATCATATACTCTACCCATAGACCAACCAACAGACGGGTCAGTAATAATCTCTACTGGCCACTCTGGTAACTTAACAGATTGTGTTTCTTTAATAATCTTTAATATACGCATTAACTTAGTAGCACGTATTGTGTAACCAATCTCATCGTGGATAGCAACCCTCCAAGCAACATCGTCCTTGAATTCTTCATTATTAAATAATGCTTTCCACAACTTAATCATTACCATTTTAAGAATATCACCAGCAACACCCTGTACACTCGTGTTACCAGCACTACGATTAGCAAAACCTATCTGTTTATTCTCATAATAAGAACGTAACCTACGTGGTCTACCAAAGAATGTCTGTAACATACCTTTACGTCTAGCACTATAGATTAACCTATCTTGCCATTGGAATAAAGTCGGTAACGCTTTCTTATACTTATTATAGAAATCCTCCGCTTCTTGTAAAGACTTAAATCCATACCTACTATCAGCATACAATGAATGAGAACTAGCACCATACAAAATAGAGAAGTTGGCGTACTTTGCCATCTTACGATAATCCCTATTATAATGTTCTTCGCCCCAAATAGCACAAGCTGTCGATTTGTGAATATCATCACCTGATGTAAATGCCTTAACCCAATTAGGCTCACGGCTTAAATTAGCGGCAATACGTAACTCTTCGGCGGCATAGTCAAAACTTGTATATAAAAATTCATCATCTCCACTATCTTCTAACATCTTAGGTGATATAGCCATGCGTATGTTTAAATCGTCATCCATTCCCTCTACCCAACCAATGTATGTAGGGTCATCAGGTATGATATGTTTACCATCTTCATCATAAGAAGAATAGACAAACTTATACCCCATAATAATATTATCTTTCTTAGAGAATAAATTTCTATCTCCCAAATCAAATACATCTTCCATCTTTACATGTGGCTTGGGTAAACTTTGGGCATTCACGGGTGAGAAGAATGAATTCTTACCATCTTTACCACAAGCAAGCCTCCCAGTTGGTACTTCAGTAGTTTTATAAGCAAACCTACAATAACCCCTACGTTCATACTCTTTCAACAAAGGTTTAATATATGAAGATATTAATTTAGCTGTTTTCTTATAATTGATATATGACTTCAAAGCTGGGAACTTTTCTACATACTCTTTAGGTAAATCAGCTAGTATCTTAATACCAACTGACATAGTACCTTTAGATGTACGCTCACCAGTATCAATCCCCAACCTCTCAAAAGCTTGTGCAACCTGTACAGGTGAGTTTAGATTAATCTGCCCACCTATCATGGCATACACGTCTCTCTCCATCTTATCTACCCTATCAGTAGCTATAATGTAAAGATTTTTAAGTACATCACCATCCAACCAAATCCTCTCATTCTCATAGTGTAATAAAGGATATAACATCAAATTATCAAACTTAGCAGAATGTTTAGCCTCTGTAAAATACTTAACTGTTGCAGTTGCAAGTAAAAAGGTACACAACGCATCTGCGGCGGCATAAAACACTGTATCTTCATTTTCAGATGGATTTAAATAGAAGAATGAACCAGCATTTTCAATTACCTCATCAAAGTGTAACTGTTCAATCCCTAAGAAATGTAAACTAGACCACTTTAAACTAGGATATTTTTGGTTTGTATCAGCTAACCATACAGGTACGGAAACATCATAATAATCAACCTTAGACATATCAAACTTAGCATACATCCAACGTCTTTTATCTAAATCAGCTTTATTCTCTTTATACCCATAATACTCCATAATTCGTGCATCATAACGCATATTATACATGAATACCTTCTTAGCTTCACACATACGCTCATAGATGAATTTTACAGATTCCTCACCTAAATTACCATCATACTGAAAATGATACACAGGCACATAATATGCTGTTTTACCATCTAAGCAAAAAGAATAACCTACTAAGTCAATCTCCTCAAAATCTAAACCAGTAGTCTCTGTATCGAAAGCCATATAGTAATCTTTTTTATCTTTAAAGATACTCTTTAAGTCTTCCATACTTTCAACTAATACAAAGTTAAAATTCTTATACCAGTTCTCTATCTTAGGAACAGCACCTACCCAATGTTTATAATCACTCTTAGCTTTCTCATTAGCCATAGATAGATTTTATTCCTTTCTTTTAAATCTACAATTAAACATAAGACCTACATAGTAATCTAACCCTCCACCACTCATGAATACATCTGATATATGCACACACAAGTCCTCGTCTTGTAGAAGAAAACTAATTGTCTCACTTATATCTCTTGACACATACCCTACATGATATGTACCACTATAACCATCAACAGATAGCATGACTTTTACAGCATGTTTATCATGAATATTTTCAGGCTCACGTACTAATTCTAATATAACTTTATTAACCATATTATTATCTAGTATAGCCTGTAACACTTCTTGTGCATTATATTGAAATGTACTACCTACCAATTTTAATGTAAACACACAATCAGTAATATCACATGTTAAATTCTGTAAAAACAAAGGTAACACTTTATTCATTTTGAAAAGTCACCCCTTGTATTAATCCATAACTTAGTCTTAGAGAATAGTATCTTAATTGCATACCTCTCTGATAATACACCCATTATAGGATTTTCAACTATAACACCTCTAGACCTAAGAGTCTTAGCAAGCTTTAAAAATCTATCGCTTCTAGCTAGAAGAACTATCTTATTTGTACCCAATGATAAGCACAAACGATATAGTTCCTCAGCAACTATATTACACCAACTAGTGTTTTGTATAATATCTCTTAAAGTAACTGAACCATCTAATATATCATCTTGATACATAATACCCATTCCAGTTAAATATACGATATCCATCTTCTCTATATCAGAATATTCTACCAATAACTTTAAGAAAGTACTTCTAGTTAAATAATCAGCAACTCTTTTATTTTTCTTCTTACTTGTACCCCTAGTATGTAATGGTATTACTGCAAGTCCATTTCCTATAATAGGAACATTCTTAGCCATTGATTGACTCTAGAAGTACACAATCATTCTCTACACCTGTAGATTCATTAATTGTTTTGTATTTATTGAAGAAGTCGTCAGATGAATCGAACTCTTCACCAATAATACCACTAATATCTGAATTAGTAATCTTAACCTTACCATTAGGTAAACGAATAGCTGTAATCTTAGCCATAGCATATTCTCCTCTTTTAAATAAAAAAAAATAGATATTGTAGTAACATTTTCTACAATATCTATTATACTTAATTTTAAGTAACTTTACAACTATAATTTACTTAAAATTCATACTATTTTATTCTTGAATTAATGATAAGACCTTATATAAAGCATTTTTATATTGCTCATATGACACCTTACCAACCTTAAAAGTAGATAATACATTTTTATTATAGTACTCCCACCCTGTATCTTCTACTACAACATCTTTAACCTTTTCATCATGTTTACCAATATATGATAATCTCTCTTCCTTAGATAATGTAGACCATATCTTTTTAAAAATTAAGTTTACATCCTTACCAAATAAAATCTTCAATGCATGATAAGAACTGTATACCTTATTCTCAGAAAAACAATACAACAAGTCTGTATCTGAATGATATTTAGCAGACGGTTTACCTGTGATATCATCGTCATGAAAAGGACAATACATAGTAGAACCATCAATATAGCATCCATATTCCCTTAATAAGTCGCTTAATTTAAAATAGTGATTGATAACATCAACCTTAACCAAAGGATTTATCTCACCAACCAATGTTTTATCAAAATCACTACTATCTTTACCCTTTGTTGTAGTAACTAAACTATTATCAACTTTTGATATATCTACTCCCATATCAAAAGAGTTCTCATTTTTAGCTTTTTCTTTGTTTTTAAACCCAATGCCATCAACATCAAATAATCCCACGACATCCTCCTATGAATTAAATTCAAGAGGTTCCTACCCAATGGTTTGCTCTTTTAATATCTCACCAAAAGAGTCTTACATCCAGACAGTAGACTATCCCCATGTGTCCCACGGTTATAATTACATATTTACATACTCTCTAAGAGTCTTAATCCCTCATGTAGAATATTTATTGCAGAATTTATATCTCTATCATGATATGTACCACACTTTGGACAAATCCACTCACGAATACTGAGATTCTTTACTTCTGAATTTTTATACCCACATTTAGAACATAACTGACTAGATGAATAAAACCTATCAACCTTAGAGATAGTCTTTTCATACCACCTAGCTTTATATTCTAACTGTCTTATAAACTCATACAATGATACGTCTTGAAATGATTTTGCTAATTTATGATTTTTCATTAAGCCACTAATATTAAGATTCTCTATACATATAATATCATAAGACTTAACTATACTTGTAGATAACTTATGTAGAAAATCTTTACGAATATTAACAATTTTCTCATGAAACCTTGCTAACTTAATTCTAGATTTTCTATAATTAGCTGAACCTTTAACTTTTCTAGAAAGTGATTTAGATAATCTTCTATACTTAACTTCAAGATGTTCTAATATCCTAGGATTATCTATCTTTTTACCATTACTGAAAATCGCAAAATCTTTTAATCCCAAGTCTATACCTACATTTTGATTGGTTTTCTCAAAACACGGAATATAAACCTCGGATGAAATACTAGCATAATATTTTCCACTAGATGTCTTAGAGATTGTTACATTATAAATTTTGAGAATGTTTTTATCCTCTAGATTATAATTATCTCTAAAACGCAACATACCCAACTTAGGAACTGTTATATATCGATTACTAATTTTAATATTAGAATTAGTACGATAAGAGTTTTTACCATCTTTCTGTTTAAACTTAGGATATTTACTTTTCCCACTAAAGAAGTTTTGATATGCACTATCTAAATCCCTAAGACTCTGCTGTAAAGAAACACTATCAACCTCTTTAAGCCAAGACTTTTGTTTCTTTAATTCTGTCATAATCTTAGAAGAATTATTATAACTCAAATTTATTTTATAAAACTCGTACAACTTACTTTTTAAGTTGAGAAAGTAATTATAAACAAACCGATTAGCACCAAATGTCTTCTCTAACAAAACTTGTTGCTCTTTAGTTGGATATACCCTAACTTTAAAACTTTTATTCAAGACATCTCACCTCTTTTCTGTACTAATAAGATAAATAATTACCTTAATTGTACTAGAAAATTATATAAATATCAATTATATTTGTGATATTTTTTGAAAAGATTCTCGTCCAACTAAGTACACCAATGTTTAGCAAGCATCTCCATTTAAACATAAAAATAAGAGTGTACCATAGAAAGATACACTCTTATTATACACTATTTTTTTCGTATGTTAATACCTAATTTTTTAGAGTTCTCAACAATATCTTCAACTTTATTAGATACATCGTCAATTTTATCATCTACTGTATCAGTAATGTTATCTACTTTATCAGTGATATCATCAACTTTTGTATCTACCTTAGAAGAAACTTCATCAACAGTATTATTAACTGTATCTACTACTTTGTCTTGTGTAGAAGTAACAACACTATCAATACTCTTACCTAAGAATAAAACTCTAATACATTCTATTAACTTATCAATAAAACCCATATGAATCACCTAGATTCCTAACTCATCAGACAACATTTGAATAGCCTTAGCTTTTTCTTCCCTAAACCTATGATTTAAGTTTTCCCTCAAAGAAGAATTATTCCACTCAGTAGTCATACACACGTCATAGATAGATGTAATTAAATCATAATCAAATCGTTTCTCATCTACATAAGAAAGATTATCTAAATCAAGATTTAATTTCTCACCCATAATTACTAATGCATCTTCAAACATTTCTACAATATTACCTGTACCATATTGAATTGCCCTAGAGAAAATTACATCTTTCATAGTCTCGCTATGATTTTCAATGTTAAACAAATGTTCCCTTAACAACTCAACAGATACATCATAATACTTATGAATAGCATAAGAATGTTGCATGTTGTAGAAATTCTCATAGTCATTATTAGCAAAATACGTCCATGCGTTGTCGAAGTCATATGAACCAATTTCATATTTATCTAACTCTTCTGCAATCCAACTATATTCAGAATTCAAACCCCATGCAATAAAATCATCAACTGAACCTACATTACTAGCTAATTGATACATACCATATGACTTTCCACCATAATCTCCCTCACCTGTAGAGATAGCACCAATGTCGCCATTAGATTCATATTCCTTGCTCAAATCACCTATCATAAAACATCTCCTGTAAAGCAATCGCATATAATACTACCAACCTAAACTACCTCTACTTATCAATATGTAGAGGTAGTTTGGGAATTTTACTACCATCAGAACCTACATTGACTTGAACACTATTATTTGTTATAGGTGTCTTATTGTCTTTGTCAATGGAGTCTGGTATACCATCACTATCTGAATCGGTAAATAAACCAATAATCGCCATTAAACATGCAACAGCAGAAACACCAGTGAGTATACTTATCAACTGTTCTAACCGTGGTAAAAATTTAAGTATCATATCAGGCTTATAGTCATAAAATACACCTAAAACAACAAACACTATATCTAATACAATAGGTAATAACCATATAAGAGCAAGTATTCCTATGAAAACTTGAATTTTCTTAGGAATACCACTCTTAGCATTATTTAAAAGTGTTTGGAAGATAGGTGTAACATTTTTTAAACCATTAAAGTCCATAAGATACACCTTTCACCAATACTATCTATTTTATGAATATCTTATGTATATTTAATTGTTATCTATTATAAGTGGTCTTCTTGCGTATAGGATTGACCATCCCACGGCTCGAATATTTTTGTTTTGAGATTATACTTATTTGTACCTTTAGGAAATACTACAACCTCACCTGTCCACAAAGTAACACCAATAGGCTCCTTAGCATTAACCATACCTACAAAACCCTGTTCAGTGGCAAGGCTAACACTAGCAGGTGTGAACTTATACGTATACCCCCTAGATACAAATGAATTTACATAGTCATAACTCATCTTAATGCTAGGGTATACACCACCAACATCACGATACCCCTCAGAAGTAATAACCTTAACACTAGATGGTATTACCATGTCATTATTTACAACACCATAATCATCAGCTAACATCTCACTATTCTTAGGGAACTCTGGTGCTTCATTATATGTAGTTAAAACCGTTCCATCATCACTTAATGAGTATACATATTTTAACTTCCTATATAATGCATCACCAACAATGGAACTATCATAGTCCACAAAATATTTTCTACTTTCATTTCCTCCGATATACCCACCAAAAGCATTAGAATTAACTTTAAAAGTATTATCATTACGACTAACAGAATACTTATTAAACCTAAGACCATTGCCATTAACAAAAACATCTAAAATAACACTTTTTAAGTTGTTTCCAACCTGTTGAATATCAGTTAGAAATAAAACAAGAAATCTTTCATCTTCTTTTCCCATTAAAGAATCATTATATGCTGGAAGTGTTTTTATAACGCAGTTTACTCCATTCTCAGGATGAATAACCTCACTCGAATATGTAGTATCATCACTACCAAATAAAGTATATCTATAAGTTAGTCTTGACATGTCCACTTTATTTGAAATAACAAATCCAACTAAACCCAATGCCCTCGACACAACAGTAAAACTACCACTTTTACCCAATGTTGCATCAACAATACCCAATGTCTCAGAAAGGAAATCATATGCACCCTTAATATCACTAGGACTATTATACCCTAAACTCTTAACGAACTCTAATATGATTTCACTCTTCTTATCTTCCGTAATAACTGAAACATTTCCTGTTTCAATAGAGTCAATCTCACTATGATAGTTAGCTAACTCACCACCACTATGAACTCCTTTTCGCTCAATAGCTAATGCAATTTTGCTAATGTTATCAACTAACACAGAAAACTCACTATCAATTTTGTTTTGTACTGACATAAACTTACCCCACTAAATGAAAAATTAAGAATATAAACTCAAAAATCTCTTTGGTATGTTTAAAGATATCAGTATGTGAATTTATACATCACTAGGATTACCACGATTTTCAGAATTTACAGCTTCTGAAACTCTATTGATATTCTCTAGTCTAGAAAGTACGCTATTTAAGTACTCATCAGTATTAGAACCTAAATTGACACTACTAACTAACCTATATGTATTTGTTTCTGAATCTAGAACATATAAAATACCATTCATTTATATTACCTACTATAAATACTACCTAATTGAAAATAGAATTCAACATTATTTCCACTTTACTATGTTAAAACACAACCATTGTCTAAAATAAGTTTATCAGTAGTTATATAAGATACTTAGATACTGTGTCTGAATTAAAAGTCGGTTCAAGTACTTACCAAAATACTCTTCTACACCCTATACATCTTTTACATGTTCAGAAATACTATCATAGTGCGGGATTAAACTACTATAACCACTGTCGCTGAGTGGTACCCCAATTAATAACTCTACAGTATCTCCCTCTTTATAATCTAACGCAGGAAAAATACTGTCATTATTCCCATCAACTCGAAATAAATACATTGAACCAGTGCGTGAGAATCGTAAAGAATTACCACTTTTACCGAAGAATATACTAGAATATCTCACTGCTGACTCACTAGATGGCACATTGTTTTGTGAAGCTAGGTCATTAGCACTAACATCAAAATTCATACTCATTGATAATGGCTTAACAATATTATTTCTTAAATTCTTAATCATACCTACACTAGCAATAGAGTATAGTGAGCCATAACTTTTTATAGTACTACTAACCTTACTCATCTCAGTTCTTGTATCATATTCATCTACATATTTAACAAATCTATCAATAGCACCGGGTAGTTTGAAACCCTCACCCGGTTTAAATTGTATTTTAATGAGTCCCTTAGCGTACAACTCAGTAGTTACGGTAATAGAAATATCTTTATCCCTAGAAATACCATTATTGGTAATAGTTACTGTGAATTCATTATCCCCCATTTTGACAGGCAAATTATATACCTTAAAATTGTAGTAGTTAGAACCCACATATTGTTTATTTTTGTCTAGGAGTTTTTGTTCTAATGATGTTAATGCTACACCATCACCTACGTTTTCCCCAGTCTTCTTATTAAGTATAAGAATATTTTCAGCACTAGAAATAATCTTTGTGTCTTTAATGATAGTATCATTAATCTTAACTAAATCTTCTTCTGATACACTTTCTTTAGAGAAATCTTTAGGGAGTAAACCTGTAAACTTTAAATTCTCTATGTTAAAGTTCGCCGAAGTACCTATATTAGCACCACCATTAGATGATAAGGACTTAATTGACTCTACGACAGCATTATCATCTAGGGAGTCAGTATTTTGTACACCTTTTCCAGCTAAAGCTTCTTTTACTTTAGTTCGTAGAGATTGTCCTTGCTCCGCAGTAGTTTTATTTTCCTTGTACTTAGCAATAAATTTATCTAATTCATTAACGATGTCTTCAACTATCATACAGAAACCACTCCTACAATTTACTATTGATATCTTTTAACTTATCTAAGACATCTTTAAACATCTTATCAATCTCAGCACTTCTATAAAGAACTTTACCATCTTTATTAGCACCAACCCCATCTAACTCTTTAGTTGATAGGATAGAGCGAGAGTTATTTCCATCCCACCAAGTTAAACGGCTGGCAGAAAAAGCTAAAGGCTTATCTTTATGACCTACTTCAGTACCATTACCACTAGACATCTTAATCAATGACCACTTATTGCCTGAAGTATCTAAACCATATAAAGGAGTATTATTCTTTAATGGCGGTACCACAGACACAATACCTGTACCACCACCTAAAGAACTAACATCTACCCTTGACTTAGTATTATTTGAATGAGTTAGCACTAACTCCCTAGTATCACTATCATATTCAATAGATACTACAGGATGCACATCATTTTCACCATCAGTAGGCTGTACCCACAAAACAGGTCTATTCTCACCAACAGGTTCTGTTTTAGAGAATGCTACTAAATCGTTTTTTGTAGGTACATGAATATTACCTATCTTAATTCTAGCCACTTACTTAATCTCCTTCCAAAAACCTGTAATAGCAAAAATATATCTCTTATTGTTACCAGCAACACCCCACCCCTTGATGTTGCGACTATTAGGTTCAACGTAAACACTACTATTGTTAGCATCTACGGCAACTTCTAACAATCTACTAGGAACTGGAGCATTAGCTGGCAACGTAGCAATAATCCCACCATTACCACTATTCTGTGTCATCTTTATATCTAAATGTAATTTACCAAACCCACTAATAGGACTGTACTCCAAGTAACCCCTACCAGCACCTGATGCCCCAGGCTGAGCAATACCCCAAACTACATCATATATCTTAGTAGTACCATACTCAATCGTGGGTTTTCCAGCCCCAACCTCTGGATATGTTATATCAACATAAACATCACCATTATTTTCTACCGTGAAATCAAGAGTTGGAACACCACTTGCTTTAGGAATCTTACCCTCTACAACCCTTAATTCCTCTTTTGTTGCAAGATTAGAAGTATCAGTACCAAAACCACTAGGTAGGTTGTTTACTCTAGATTTAATATCCTTGATATCTCTACCAACTGTCTGTGCTAACGATTGTATGTTCTGAACTAACTGTGTATTATCAGCCATAAGCAATCACCTACTAACTATCTCTTGCAGTTGTATACACACTTACCAAATCTACTGTAGGGTCACCGATACCTAAGTTAGCACATGCTTGTTGTTTTTGTGCTGTTGATAAAGACTGTGCCTGACTATAATCTACTTTATTAGCAACAGAAGATGTCAAAGCAGTTGTAACTGTTTTATCACTCTTCAACGCTTCTTGTACTTCTTTAAAAGTATCCATAGTCGCATCAGCACCATTAACTAAATTTGTAACAGCCTCACGAATTTTATCAGTTAATTCTTGTTTAGTTGCCATAGTACTTAAATCAACACTAGCTTGAATCGTACCATCAGCACCAATAGTAATACCACTACCAGCAGTTAATTTATTTTGCTTAGAATCCAACCTAGTATTCAAAACAGCTGTTGTTGTATAATCGTTTAATTTAGTATTTAACTCCGTAGTTTTAGCATAGTCACCTAATGTAGTATTTAATGCTGTACTAGTAGTATAATCACCTAATTTTGTAGTCAATGCACTATTGTCAACATAATCAGACAAATCAACTTTAATCTTAGTTTGAGTTCCCTCTTTAACAATAGACAATTTACCCTCAGGTGTTAGCTTATCTTGTTTAGCTTGTAACTTAGTGTCTACAGCTTGCTCTGTAACAGCACCACCCTGAGCAGTAACAATGTTAGCCTTAACTTCATTGATAGCATCTACGATAGAAGTTTGATTAGTCGTAGATAAAGAAGTTAATACACCAACCTTATCATCTGTAGCCTTTACAGATGCTTTAATACCTTTAATATCAGTACCAATTTGAGTAGCAAGACTCTGTAAATTATCCTTTAAATCTGCCATTAATTCTCACCTTTAGCCAATAAATACAAAGCAGTTAAATCAGAAATATTTTCGCCCTCTTTTACAACAATTTTATCAGTTGAAACAGATATCACATTTGTATCTTCATTTAATAAAATACCATTACCAGCAACCAACTTATCTTGTTTTTCTTTCAGCATATCTCTGACTTCATCTTTAGTAACCTTTACTCTATTAGAAACCTCTAATGTACCACTATTATTAGTGCCTACTCCAACATGTGAATTGGTATTAACATATTTTGAGTTTATACTAACTTTACTGAATGTACCACTAGACTTAATTATACCCTCATTCATTCTATAAATACCTCATCACACACCTGTTTCAACACCCTAAAAGGATAAATATGAGTACTGTATATATTCGCATCATTTAGTAATTTATACCGAAGTTGTACATTAACAACACTAGGACTAAACATATATGTCTCTAATTCACTTAGAGGAATATATACTACATTAGTTGTCTTGTTAATTTTTACATCTTCAAGTTTTTTCTTCAGTACGGTGATACCTTGTGAAAAATAAACAATCAAACTATCTATATTCTCAACACTAATACCCCTACCCATGCTAATTTCAAGAGTAGGGGTAGTACCTCTAAAAAAAGTATTGCTTTTCATGGAACTACCCCCTACCTTTGTAACACTACCTATATATAATTTATCAACAAACAATGATTATGAATTTAAGATTAAAATCTAATCAATCCACAATTCAGCACCATTTGTAAATCTAATCTTATCAACCGCTTCTAATGGACTGGCACCACCTAAAGGCTTCCAACCATCTGTACCTGTATTATTAAGTGCTATATAAGATTTACCACCACTAACTGCTAACTGACCTACGAAGTCAGGTTTAACATCGATAGACAACTTAACTAACTCTGTCTTCTTAATAAATGTATCATCTGACTGTTTCTTAGAGTAAATAGCACTACCATAATGCTTGGTAGATAGTAATGTGTATGATGCATCACCACCATCCCACGTTTTAACATCTTTACCAATTAAAATTGTATTAGTAGATTTATCACCAATTTCAGATGAACCAGACTTACCAACCTTAGCTAAACTAATTTCTTTACCCTCAGCAGTTAAACCTAATAAAGGAGAATTGTTAGCAAGAAGTAATCGGTTTACTTTCATATTGTTAATGTGTATAGAATTAAACTTGTTATGCTTGCCACTAAAGATATGAACATTATGACCTTCTAATACAGCAAAATATACTACACCATTCTTAATATCAAAGTCCTCAACCTCATAAGCCTTATCAATATCAACTACTGTCTTAACATTACCAAATACATCGAACTGGAAGATAGCATGTAAACTAGCACACATAATTGTACCATTATAGAACATAGCACCATTATTGTTATAATCTTTTGTCAAGAAATCAACATCAAACTCCTTGATAACAGTAAAATTACTATCAAGAATGTATACATGTCTAATCCCTGTAGTTCTATCACCAGGCATGATAGAACAATAACACTTAGTGATAGGGTCATATGCGAAATTATACTTTTTAACCTGAGATGAATCTGTATGTACACCTATAATAGAATAGTTGTTATCTAATTTAGCTAACCTAAATGGATTAGAATTAAATTCACCATTACACACATATAATGTATTAGTATCTTTGTTATAGGTCATAGTATTACAATGACCTAACTTTTCTATATCACTAAAATCTACCCTACGTTTTTGAGTATTTAAATCATCACCATCTAGAATATACAACACTTGATTTGTATTATCAGAATTAATAGCGGCTAACACAAACTCATTTCTATTAGAATTATAAGCAAATCCTTGACACTGATTAACCTTATTTGTATCTAATTCAACAGACCTAACATACTCAATATTAGTAGGTGATGTAATAAACATATCATCATTCTTAATGAAAGGAACTTTTTCACTAAAAGAACCCAACACGATAACGTCTTTACACTCACCAATAAATATATTCTTAGTTAGCTTATACACACCAGGGCTAATAATTAAAATCTTACCTCTAGCATCATTGACACACTGCTCAAACTTAGCAGTATCATCAACAACACCATCAGCACCCATCTTATACTCTTCTGTAGCCACAATATCACTATGACCAGTCCTAAGATTAGCTAATCTATTATCTACTATATTATCAATCTTAGCGTTAAGTGTCTTAGAAGATTCTTTAATCTTATCATCTACATCTTTTGCTGTAACTGTAGTAATAGAACCTAGTTTACGTTTAGCATCATCAATAAAATTATTAACTGTATTACTTAATGTTGAAGTTGCTTCTGTAACTTTAGTATTTACTACATTCTTAGCTTCCTCGGTAATAGATGCTACTTTAGGGTCTACCTTTTCATTAATCATTCTAGTAACAGCTGTATCAGATAAAGTGCTACTTAATCTACTGTTAATAATAGGAGTAACTACAGTATCAACCCTTTTAGATACCTCTCTAGAAAGATTATCATTTACAATATTAGCAACCTGTGTAGGTACTGTAGTAGCAAGCTGTTTACTCACCTCAGACTCAACTTTACTAGGTACTTTAGCATTTAACTGTGTAGTAACCTCACTAGACATCATAGCGGGACCTTGTGCTTGTACCTCTCTCTGTACAAGCGGCCCAATAGAAGAACCTACATGAGATACTACTAAGTCATCAATCTCACTAGAAGATAATTGCCATATGGACTGTTGCGACCACGTTCCACTTGATGTAGCAGAACCACTTACCTTACAAAACCACATAGTACATTTATCATCTGAGTTTAAAATATCAAGATTATAGATGATATCCCCAGCTTGCCACGGCTCACCAGTATAAGGTCTTTTCTCTGTGCCAATAGGGTAACGATAGTCATTATAAATAAAATGCACTACATAGTCTTGAAATTTATTCCTATGTACATCGATTGTCAGTTTATGAATAGGTGGATTTTCAGGTATAGTAAACTGACCACCACCATTAGCCTTTAGATAATTAATAACATCATTTATCTTCTCTTTAGTAAAGTCGTCATTTCCTGTGTATAAAGTCATAGGTACAGATGGTAGTGACTTTAACACGTCTTCTAGTGTTAAAGTCTCACCACTCTCTGTAACTATCTCAACCATTTTATATGGAATTTTATACATCTATACCTACCCTAATCTAAATCAAACTTCCTCGGCCACCCTGTAATTGCCATAATTTTACAATTTTCTGTATGTGTCATATCAGCAAGATTATCAGAACCTAAAACCCAATCCTCAAACTTCAATGACCAATATACACCATTCTTACCAATGATATATGATTTAGGTGCAGAAGTGGCTCTTTTTGCTAACTTTAAAGCCATCCTATATTCAGAAACATCAAATTTACATGGATATAAATATGTCGTATCATTATCCAGTGTTAAGTAAAAGGTAATAACCTTATAATTATCAAATGTTTTTCTTAAACGAATATTTCTATCTCTCGCATCACCAGGGGAATATACCCAATCATACAATAAGACATCTACATTGTCAAAATCATTAGGATAAACCTGTGTGAATTTTCTATCTGCAACCGATGAACCACCATTGCCACCCCTAGAATATATTTGACCACTATTCTGCTCAATCCACAACTGCATAGACTCATTACTATCATATACACGGCATGGTAAATTAATCAACTGACCATACTTAGTCGGTTGATTTTTAAACACCATCTTATCATAATAAGTCACAAAACAACCTAAATTGTTTATTTTCTCATTTGTATCAGGTAGCTGTGAATTTTCACTTAGACTATGTAAAGTGTAATAGGACTTAACACCAATATTATAAGGGTCAAAATTAATAAGCTTATTTCCACCAACAAAAACACTATCAAACTGTCGACCACTGAAAGTGTCAACAGCTGAATTTGGTGTATAAGTAAAAGAATTACCTAAGTTTTTAAATGTCTTACCAGAAGATGTGTAAATCACATCACCATAATTATAACTACCACCCTCACCCCAAGACTTAACACCTAAGCCACTTGACAATCCCAAACTTGAAATATCAACCCAATCAGAAGATGAACTAGAGCCAACAGCGAATTTTACACTCTTGTTTGCTTTATTATAGGAAAACTGACCAGTAAAATCAGGTGTCTTAGTGCTATCACCATGTATATTATACTGGTCTACAATAGACCAACCATTATTACCATCAGAAATATAATATTGCGTCCCATTATAAGGATTAAAAGCCTCTATAATCTGCCCCTGACTTGCACCTTTAACATCAGGCACTCCCTTTGAACGCTTGTTAAACTTCAAATTAGGCGTTGAATTAGTATAATCAGTTTCTATACTATTAGCATTAAATGGGTGTATAACATTTATCACACCACCATGCTCGGTGTAGAATACTTTTTTAACATCAGTTGCGATATTTTTACCAACAAATGTAGCAGAAGAAGTAGAAGAACACTTAAACCCAATATCAACATTGCCACCAAAAGTAGTACCATCTAAGTAAACAACAGCACCATCCCAAATAGAAAAATGTTTACTCTCTTGACCAGCTGGTGTGTTTGTATTATAAAATTTACAATCCTTAAAGTTATAATACCCATTTGTAGCGGCTATATTAGTGTATACCTTCTTTTGTGTCTCCTGACGTTTAAATGTAATATTATCAAAAGAAAGATAAGAGCAGTCCCTAAAGTACATAGATGGGAATACAGCCTCACCATCACCCCTAAAATAGAAATTTACCTCATTTTTTAAATTTCTAATATGACAATACCCATTATTATATGAGCTATTTTCAACCTCATTTATATTCCTTACACTAGTATAATCACCAGCCCTCACTATAACACCAAGATATGACTGTGAATTTTGATGAATATATCTAACTACATCAGATAGGTATTTAAAAGGACTTAATTTATCACCAGTCTGTAAATCTCCAGTATAACTAGCATCTAGGTAAATACGACCATGAGTAGGCTGTACATTATAACCACCACGAACTAAGTGCTTATTATACTCAACCCTACTATTTTTATTATTATACGTGATTTGAATATCCTCAATCTGGTCTGCCAAAGTATAAATGTTAGCACCTAAATCCTGTAACGCTGCTAGGTAGGAGTACCCCACTTGAACCATGTGAATGTATTTTCTACATGCAGTAACTACAACATCTCTAGGATTTACCTTTTTATAAATTTCAGGCATTTGAGTGATTGCATGATGATGAGATTTTAAAAGGTCAACACTAGCTGGAACGTATTTTGCAGTATTATACATCATATCATACAATACATCGCCTTCAAATATAGCAACACGCCCAATGTATTTAACCATTAAACATACAGACACATTATTATAATCTGACAAGTTATTATCCCTTACAAACTGATAATCCTCATCGGAGTTATTATAGAATGTTAATTCAGCACCATGAAAATCCACCACACCATTTGGAGCAACCTCACACGGTATTCCATTCTTACTACATGCATCTCGAATCATCCTATCAATACTCTGCAATGCACTTACAGGCATAGAAAAATTGCCAGTCTGAAACGATGTCTTACTTACATCTGGTATATAAACTTTATTTACTAATTTATCATTACATAACCTAACAATATTACCATAATGGTCACCATGATAATGACTAATCAATATAAAATCAAGTTTATTTATTTTATTCCTAGATAGACTATTTTTAATTGCAGTATATACTGTATCGTTATTTATACCACAATCAATCATAAACCAATGCGACTTATCTATACCAATTATTTCACAATCACCATTACCATCATCATAGTTATTTGGCTGATACGCATCATACACAGGGAATACTATGTCTAAAAACTTTTCAGATTCTAATAAACCAACTTTACTACCTATCTCTGACATCTTATCCTTTAAGCTGTCTATATTTAAAGTCGTTAAAACATACTCACTGCTACCAATTAAATCTTTAAGCTTTTTATCCAGAGCAGTGACACTTGTATTTACTTTTTCATACTCACTCTTTAATCTTGTTAAATCCGCAACAAGACTTGTAGTTGAATTATTTGTGTACAAAGAATGAGTTTGTTGTAAAGAAGAATATAATTCTACCAACCTAGATTCTAAATTTCTAGCAGAATCATAATGCTCTTTAGCATTAGCAACAACAGAACTAATATCTTTCAGATATTGATGCAAATCACTCTTAATAACATTAGATTTAATTGTCACAACCCTAACATCATCTGTAGCTTTCCTATCAAACAACAACTCAATTTCTGTAGGTGAGTTTTCTCTATAATCTCTATCTTTCCACTGCAACACACCATTACAATATACAAATAATTGATTACTATTATAAGGTGTATTTAATGTAATGACCTTATCATCACTTCCACTAAAATTTTCAACATGATACTTATCACCTAAAGATAATATGATATCTCGAAGAATATTGAACTGTTCGTCATAAATCTTCCATATCTCCCTAAAAGAGTATCCATTCCCATTTATCTTTTTAAAAGGTTTAATTTCCACTAACTACTACCCCTCTTATACCTTTAATTCATTAATCGCACCAGTAATTGTTTTACTAGTTGTTTTTAATGCATCATTACCAACCAATCTATCTACCCTATCAACTGTACTCGATAATCTACTAACAGTCGCTGAAAGATTATTAACTGTACTAGATAATGTATTTACAGTAGTAGATAATGTATTTACAAATTCAGAAATTGATTCTAATGCTACAATACTCTTATCCAATCGATTAACAGCATCAATTACATTCTTAGAATTCCTAACTGTAATATTACCACTACCCATTTTATCATTAACAGATTTTAAATCCTCTTTTGTTGCTACCTTAGATACACTAGAAAAAGAACCATCCCTATTTGTCTCAAAAACAACATCCATAGTATGATTAATTCTTGTATCTATAGAAACCATCTGAGTCTCAACCTGTTGAACCCTATCTGGTAACGGAACAATACTCATACTAGCTAAGTCTTTAATCTCTGTATAGGTTTGACCAAAACATGTCCTTGTTAGATAATTAGAAACCTTCTCTAATGCCCTAACATCAGTAACACTAGCCACACCCTGTGTACTAGCTAACTCTTTTAGATAGATAGATGCTAATGACTTTACCAAATCACCAGCAATACTATTAAAATCACTCTTTAAAATAAAAAGAGTATTACTTTCTGTTTTTGTATAAACTTCATCGTCAGCCTTAGACTGATTAATAAATGTAATAGGATTGTCTTTGAAGATTCCCTTTAAAATCTCGGAAATCACTTTTATCTTATCGATTGAGTACTTACCAAATGTATCGGGCCCCCAAAGTTCCTCACCATTTTCTGATTCTATTCTTGTTGACATACTTATATAGCCTCACCCATGATACTATGTGCTATTCTAGAAAAATATTGATTATTGAATATATAATCACCAATATCCCTTAAAAAACAAAAAGTATCATTATCTCTTCCCTCTAATTTAAAATGCTTAACTCCATTATCTATTAATAAATTAATCTCTGACTCAGACATTGATACACCCAACAAAGGAAAACGCTCTCTAACATCTAAACACCACGTATTGATAGTGTCTAGCTTAGCTTCCTCCAATGAACAATCACCACCACTGAGTAATTTTTTACTTAAATCAACCTGAGCCTTATAATGCTCACCAGCCATAGGACAATCAGGGAAACATCTATGATTAGTTATAAACTCAACCCTATCAATATGTTTTAGTCCATGAATTATGTGAGCATCACACCATTTGTTAGGATTTACTACCACAATATCAAACAAATCAAACAATCTATTATAATAATCAACTGTATCCTTACCTAACCCAACCTCAACAGATGGCTTAACCTGTGATGAAATTAACTCTAAAGAATTATAATTGTTATAAATATATTCACCTAATAACTCAGATGTTAAAATAATACCATTCATCCTAACACCATACTTTTGATTATTACCTTCTAGATGTTTCATAAGCTGATTAGATACACTATCTTTTAACTCATCCTTAGTTACGTACATAGAAGAAAATGTTAACCTACAACCAACACCCAACTGATTATACCTATCAATGATATTAAAAGCCTCTTCAATAGATGAAGTATCTTTAGGGGTAACCCTACCACCGACTAAAACAGTTGGTATAGTACCAAATACATATTTAATAGGATTAACTAATCCTAACTCTTTCATCACAATAAATAACTTTTGTATGTATTCATCATGTGAATATAATGCACCAATATTCCAATCTATTTTATCAGAATTATATCTTTTTAAAACACCCATTATTTTCCCTCTTTTGTATCTTTCAACTCTTCTCGTATAGATGATAGCTCACTAGATAAGCCCTCTATCATCTGCATTGCTCTATTTAAAGTATCAGTTGTTACAGCTAAACTCTCTTTAGTTGTTTCTAAATCATCCTTAGCTTTAGCTAACTCTACTCTAGCATCATAATTCTTCTGCTCTTCCTCTGTCTTCTTAAACATCGTACAGAACATTCTTTGTACTCTTTCAGGCATGATAACCCCCAATTTATCCGAAGTAATAAAAATATAGAGATGTAGATATAACCACATCTCTATACTATCAATACTATATATAGTTAAAATCTTATACTAAAAATACAGATTAATATTAAGATTAAGTCCTATACTCTTTCTCTTTAAAGATACATGCAAGCTTTTTAACTCTAGGACGGTTAAAGGCTTGTGTAGTATTTAAATCAATCCTAATCTTGAAGAACTTAGAACCCCTTGATTGAGTATTAGTAACCATACTATTAATCTTATTAATATTCCAAGTATACTGTTTGAACTCCTCATCTACATTTGTAATGGAATCAAGAGATACAGTTTTAACAGTATTACCACCAATGTTAATAGTAGCATTATCAGTAGCAAGTTTTACCCAATCACCATCTTCTCTATCCATATAGAATACTTCCATAGATGTATTTTGAGGTAAGGCGGCTTGATAACTAATCTTTAATGCTTGATAAGGATTAGCGAAGTTTGTTTCGTCAATAGATTTAGAAATATATGTAGACTGTTTACTATCTAAGAATGTACGTAAAGCAACCCTATCCCTTGCTATAAATGGTGATGTACTAAAATCAGTAGTAATCTCAGCCTTTAAGTCAATATTCCTAGCATATGACTGTAAATCCCTAAATACTAAAGTATCAATACTTAACCAATCAGATGGAACCTCACCAGCACCTGTTTTAGTGAAACGATAGAACCATTTCAACCCAGTTCTACTAGAAGAAACGCTCTTGCTATCACTATCACTATCAACCTCATATGACGCATCCAACATAACACCTGTGATATCAGTCAAAGGTACATTGTTAAATACAATCTCACCATTACCTGTATACTGTGTACGATACAATTTAAACATCATATCCATACCTTGATGTGCTGTCCATGTACTAGCATTTGAAGAACTGAATAATACACCAGTAGCATAAGGGTTAACGACTAACTGCTCATTTTTACCTAAGAATTTATCACCCATATTAGCTACATACATTTCATAATCATTACTATCAGAAAGTACTACGAAGCAATAATATTGCTTAGCATAACAATATACTGGTTGATTTAAAACAACCTCAGTAGCCACAGGAACATTTTTATCCGTAGGAATTTTAACATCTTTAGGGTCAATTACAACTTCAGCATAAACCTTTTCACCAGGGTAGCCATTAACCATATTACGCACTTGTAATACAGCAGGTCTTGTAGATGATTTTTTAGCAAAATACAAATCTAACTTAACTAAATTCCTATCATATACGTTATCCATAATGAAAGACTGTGCCAATGGGTCATTATTGTATAAGTTGTCAATCTCAACCAATACTTTATAATGTTGTGTTACAGCAGTTGTATTAGTTACAGTTGTTGTCAAAATAGTGCCATTAGCGGTATAGTTAGCAGTACCTGTATGAACCTCACCATTAGAATTTGTAGCTTGCATTTGGAAAGCTACTGTACCACAAGGAGTCTTATCAGGAACAGTAAATTTACAAGTTACAGTACCATTGTTGTCAGCATTAACAGTAGTATATGTTTTACCTTCGATTACATAAGAAGTACCAGTAGTTGTTGTACCAGTAGGAGTTAAACTAATAGGTCTACCATTGAACAACCCTCTAATATTCCTAACATTCGGACCAAATGCATAACCACTAACTTTTACATCCTTAACACGCATATACTCATACACGGACTTAGCAACTGATTCAGAAACACTCTTAGATGTTGTAACCTCACCCTTAGTTGTTGTCTCCTTACGTTCAGTACGCATATAACCTCTAAGATTTTTAGTAGCATTTCTAGACCAATAACCATGACTATATACTTTAGTTGTTGTATCGTATTTAACATCCTCAACAGTATTAAATACATTAATTTTATTCGTGTTAACCCAATTATCGATAGCAGGGTCTAACTCAATCTTACAAAGCGGCCCATAACTAGCATAAGGGTTAACATTCATAGTACCAGTAGCATATGTTTGACTAACTGCCAATACATTTTGATATGGTGCAGAAATAATATTACCAAATGTAGCATAACTATCACTTGACCTATCATCAATCGTCATATCAACACTACCAATAGTGGCAGATGTTGTCAACTCACCTCTATCAAAGTCAATACAAGCTGTATAGGATAATCTACTAGCTGTATCTGTATATGTTAAGTCAGATTTATTGATATTTTCAAAGCTATCAGTAAAGTAACCAGATAGACTTGATAAATCCTCACCAGCCTCAATACTACGTTCCATATCTAAGGATGCAATGCTATCTTCTAACTTATTAATCCTACGCATCATTAATAACAAGTTATCCTGTGTTAACCTAACCCCATCATAATTTGTTACACTAGACAATTTTGTACCACTTGTATTTGTACCCAAAGCATCAGTAGGATATACATCTACATAACCTAATTCTAAATATGCTGATGAACCATTATAAGGAATGATTAAATCCTCAACCCTATCAGGTGTACCCTCAATAACACTCAAATAACCATCGCTATCTAACAAAATTAAATCACGTCTAGCTAGTGTAAAGTTATATGTAAAGTACATCAAAGAGTTTTCTGTAGGTTTACTACCATTGTCTAACAACACAATGTATGAACCATCAACTGTATTTTCAACCCTAAAATCAGTACCCTCACGCATAGAATAGTTGAAGATGTAATCTACATAATATGTAGTACCTTGAACAGGCTCAGTAGCACCATCACCTGTTAAAGACCAATCCACTTGGTCTGAATACAAAGAATAATCCCTACCAGCAACATATACAGTTTCTTTATTGTTTTGTGCGTTTTTAGTGTATACACTAACAATACTTTGTACAGGTGTATTATTTAAAGCCTCTTGACCACCTTTAACATTACCCCTAAACTTACGTTCGCCTGTTACAAGAACACTAGCAGTAAAGTTTTGAATTGATGCTACTGGTGAATTAGAAAGCTTATATTTACGAATTGAAGATTTAAAATAGTGAGATTCACTTGTAACTACCCTAGTAGATTTTGATTTATTCAATAAAATACTACTCATAGCTGGCTTAGTTACGTCATAACCACGAATATAAGCCTTACCAGCACTCACATACAACCGAATCTTGTCACCCTCATCTTCAGTAACAGACTGTAGGTCTAACCCATCTACTTTATAGTTACCATTTTCATCATATGTACGTTTAGCAAGTACATCATTTAAAATGGAATAGTTATCTGTTTTAGCCTCTTTTACTACAACTCCATCATTTAAGTTGTATACTACAGCAGAATAATCACCCAAAGCACTAGAATCACTAATAACTGAGAAAGCTACAACTTGTTTTAACCGATTAGCACCAACTTGATTGTAGTTCTCAGCATTTTGGGCAGGGTCACGTAAAGAACTATCTTGCGTAGCAGTAACAACACTAGTAACTAATGTAGCTACAACCCTCTCTTTACCAACACCTGTAATAGCTAATTTAACCTCTTCTGTGTTACGAATTAAACCACCTAAATAAATCCTACCAGCACCAATAGTGATAAAATTATTGGCAATATTTACTTCGCAACCACTAATTACAAACCCATCTTTATATAATGAGTCACCAATACGTGATAAGTAATCCTCTTGAATAGATTGAATTTCATTAAACTCAGATGCCTGTTCTGCCCTACCAGGGATAGCTAAAACTCTAGTATACCCAGCTTTCCGATGCTCTGAATTTACGTCATCATACCTATCATAATAAGGACTTTGTGAAACAACGCTCATCTATATCTCCTAACATCTCACGACTAAAATTCTAAAATAATTTTCAATTTTTCCCTAACATCACTATCACGATATACAGGCTTCCTAAAGTCAATTACCTCTAATAAACCTTTATCTGATACTTGATTAGGTAGAAGATTGTACACATTACCATGAACAGAACCAGCTTTCTTTAAACCAGTATAAATACCAACCTGGCGATATGGTTTATCTGTTGGTAACTCATCATAAGATAACTCAGTTGAGATATATACCCACCTAGCACCCTCAGTTACAGCATCTGTAGGTGAAACGATTCGCCAATTCACACCACGATATTCCAAAGAACCATTATCATCTTGAACTACCATAGCCTTAAACTCAGCTTTTTTAAAACCAACAATCTCTTTCATGTCATCTGTATTTTTAGGTACAGGTGGATTATTTTCATAATCCCTCGCTGTATCAAAATTATCAATATCACTAGCACTCCACGGAGTAGATTTACCAATAGCGAAGTAAATGTCATCTTTATTGTAAAAATCTAATGCCCTAGAAACATGTGCCTTTAACGTACAAATAGCCAAAATTAATGTTCCCCCATTAAATATATTTTCTATATACTAAAATAAATTATACTATTATATATTACTTAAACACCTAAGAAATACTACTAAATGAAGTATGTGTAAACTCTAATCTAACAGGTAAATCTCTGTCTGTATTTAACTCAACACCATGAGAATAAAACTCATCCCTATAATCCCATTCATGTAAATCAGCTACATCATCAACTGAATATAAAGAATCACTAGGTAGAATAGGCTCTGCTTCAACAAAAGCATCAATAACACTAGTAGTTATACCACTCATCTTACCATGCTTAGACCTTATAGATGAATTCTCACTACGTATTGCAGTTAGACGTACCTCTTTATGTACGTCTAAGTCTAAACTGTTATTATAAACACTATTAATATCACGTGTAATAGAGTCAATACCTTTATTATTATACGTATCTAAATACTCACCAGTGTCAGCCTTTTTATAACTACTATCTGTTAAACTATCATTCCCATCAACAGAAAACTTATGTTTTAATACAGAAATAGGTAACGTAGAGCAAGCCATATTCATAATATATTCGTTATTTGTAATATTAGTCAAATGACCACTATGATATCTACGTCCTCTAGTCTCACTATGAACAAGGATATCCCAAAGTTCTTCCATATCAACTAACATATCTATCTCATAAGTGAAATCTATGTCAGTATCCCTATCATATGGTGGATTTTCTTCAAACACATTCTTAGGATATATCCTCATTTTCTTGTAGAAAGATAATTCATTAAAAGAACCTATCTCTAAATTATCTATCCCATCATTAGGGAAGAATGATGACTCAATCTGAAATATATACTTCCTACCAGCAGGTGTTACCTCATAAATCCTACGTTTTACTTCCTTAGTTAAGTTAGGAACAGACAACAATATAATGCCAGGCATATATGTTTTGCCATCTTCAAATACATGTGTACTTGAAAACTTAGATATACTATGCCTAAAGATTTTATCACGTGGTAACTCAAATGTAGCAACCTGTGACGGCTGATAATACCCAGGAATCCATAAGTCACCACCAACCCAACCAACATTATCACCCCATGTTGCGGCGTCTATAATCGATTTATTAGAACCCCTCTGTTCCCATATGTTAAACATACGCATTGAAAGTTCTCTGTTAAAATCATTCTTAGCTAAATGTTGATATGTATAGTTGTTAAAAGCACCTAAAGACTGTAAAAACTTCATAGGTACTTTATCATTATTAATTAATGATGTAAAATTCCGTATATTCTCTTCATTAATATCAAACTGTTGTGTTAACAAATAGAAGAAAACTAAGAAATTCTCATTCTCTCTATACTTCTCAGGTATTAAAGTCATGTATTTACTATTTTTTATTCTATCAATTAGCTTCATACATAACCTCTACAATTCTTCTACAACCCTAACTGTTACCTTACCCAATTTAGGAAATTGTATATTACCAACCTCAACATCTTTATTAGGTGTTCTTACCACTACATCTTTAATATAAGGAGAATAAGCCTTAATCCTAGATGTCATCAAAGAATAAGAAACATCTTTACCAAAAGACATATTCTCAGCACGATATGTCATATTTAAGAATGACACTATCTCAGACCTAAGCCTTTCTCTAGCAGTCTCATTATCTAATGTTAATACAACGTCAACATCAATATCAAAATCAACACTCTCAACTTCTAACACATGAACAGTTACATCAGCAATAGCCTTAGACATTAATTCTTTCTTTAACTTTTCTCGTGTCAATTCACCTAAAGACTCACCCAAAGTATTAACTGCCCACACCTTAACAATATAAGGCTCTGTAACATAATCTGAATACTTCCAATCTTTAACTACAGCTTGAAACACATAAGGCTGCTCATATACTGCCGTCTCAAAATCCTCTAAAGTAATATACCTATCCATTGTGATAGCATTACGTCTAGCAAGAACTTTCATATTTTGTAAATCAGCACTACTAGGTGAGTTTGATGCATCATATGATTTTGTTGTATTATATATCCTTTGTACATCTTGTATATTCATATTAATAGTATCTATCACATCCATATCGATAATACCATTAATACCATTTGTTGTTACAAAATTAATATCTAAACTCTCACCATCTTCAATTAACAGTAGAAAGTTTACAGACATTAAAACGTATACCTGACCATCACTATCAACATGTACAGAATACCATCTACCACCTTCATATTTTAGTAATGCATCATCACATTCTTTCCACACATTACCATGTTGTACTATTTCAACAGAACCATCTGAAACATTCTTGTATCCCAAATAGATACGTCTTGAAATATCTCCATCAACATTCTTATTACTAGTGAAATCATCCTTAGACCACGTGATAGACCTTGCCACACCTTCCATGACAGGAATATCAATGTAATCAAACTGACCACTACGTGTAATTGTATCTTTAGCTACAAAGTTTACAATACTAGAATTAATACTACTCGTAAAAGAAGTATATTTAGGTATAGTAATCTCCCTATCATCATTATTAACAAATACAATCCTTACCTTACACTCAGATGATTTTGCTAATGGTATTCTATAATTCATAGAACGAAGTAACGCTCGTACATTTTTATCTTGAACAGCTGTATCTAAATATGTCTCAAAAGCCTGTGCATCAAGATAAAAGTTTTGCATGTCTTGTACACCAGCCATCAACTCAATAAGTGTAATGCCTAAGTCAGATTCATTAAAATCAGTCCACTTATCCGTCAAAGTAGGTATAGCGTTAATCAACTCTTTACGAATACTAACAATATCCCTATTTGTATAAGACAATGTATTATTACTATTAGCCAAAAACTAACCCCCTTTCTAGTATGATGTAGTACTAACAGCACCGCCAAATTCGTACATATCCACACCATCAATCGTCCTATTGAATGGATATACGTATGAACCTATGATATTACTATTAGCTATTCGATATGTTATATGCACTGGTACGATATTTGAATCTTCCCAATTATTCCCAATACTAACATCCTCTACAACAATTCTTTTCTCCCAATTACCTAAAGCCTCTTTAACGTAAATTGAAACTAAATCATGTGCTACAAATCTATTTTGCTCAAATACAACTAAATGTAACCGACTACCAAATTCAGGTAGAAAGAACCTCTCACCAACCCTTGTAGATAGTATAGTGTAGATACTTTCATTAATCTTATCCTCACCACTAATTACATTTGTTATACCCTTACCATCTCGTAAATTCTGTTTAAATGTTTTTGATAGGGATAATCCACTACCAGCTATTGTATCTTTAAACTCTTCATTGTAATAAAAAGCCATATTATCACCTATACATATGCCACTCAAATTATAAACATATACCTCTCCCATTAATATATAATTAATTTACATAGTGAAATTAACACAAAAAATAGCGTACACATATATAAAACGTGTACGCTATTTTAAGGATTGTATTATGTTATATAATCGAAAGGAGCGGGGAGTCCTTTCGGAGAACTCCCCATAGTTAAGAAAAATGAAAAGAAAAACTTAACTACAACTAGATTATAACATAAAAATATGTATATGTAAACACCTATTCTATAATCTTGATACTTCCTGCTTGCATGCGAATACTGTTAGAATTAACTTTAAATGAACTAGATTTAACATTAACGCTATCAGCTTTCATAGTGATAGAGTCGGATAATGTAATAGTGGCTCCACTTGCTTTTAACACAATATCACCACTATCAGGTATAACTTGAATACCTCTACCACCCTCATAGCCTATATCAATCTTACCATTATGTATCTTAACTAATACATTATTTTCACCCTCCATGAGAATAAATTCTTTACCCTCAGCAGAAGAAATCTTAAACTTCTGGTCATTAGCATCCTCAATACCTACTGAATTTGTTTTTTCATCTGTATCGAAGTACATCATAGAGCCATACCTTGATTTATAAATCATCTTATGTGTAGGTGATTCACGTTGAGATTCCAAAGGAACTTCATTAGCACCAACTACACCACTCCACACACCAGTAGTCTTATCACTACCATATCTCTTCTCTAAAGTAGAGTCAGTGCCGAAAACAGAACCTAAATATACAGGTTTGTTTGAATCCATATCTTCAAACATCACCCATACATACTCACCTATCTCAGGTACGATAAAAGAACCATAGTTGTAACCACCACCAATAGAGGAGCAATAACTTGCCCATGGAAGTGATTCTGTAGAAGTACCACCACTAGCAACTGTTCTATGAATCATAGGTACACGTACCTGTACTCTACCAATCCCCAAAGGGTCTACATTATTCTCAACCCTAGCACGGAATATGCCACCCAACTCTGTAGGTGCTTGTAGGCTGCCATAAAAGTCATTACTGTTTATAGCCATAAAATACTATCCCCTATAACCACCATTATCCTTAGCACCCCCAGGATTGTTTTCATTCCACTCTTTGCCATCCATCTGAATGTCAATATGGTCGCCCTCAAAGTTCATACCTAACCCCAAAGACCTACCAAATTCAATGAACTCATAACAAATGCTACCAGGAGTATCATCATCATTAATCAACCAACCACCAGATAAACCCTCTGGACCGAACCAATCATTAACGTCCATTTTCCAACCATTAGCATGACTATGCGGCCCACTAGCATGCTCGCCATTTGTACCAGCTGTACATACTAATTTCTTGCCAGTTCTATCGTAGAACCACTTACCTAAATCATCTAAAGCATTAGGTACATCGGCAATGCACCCCTCAATAGTTACACCACCATTTTGCTTAACCCAATACTTACCATCAGTATCATTAATTTTGTTTTCGTTCAACTTCTTAGCACCTTCACCTTTCAATTTCTTATTAGCCTCATCACTATTTTTCTGTAAATCTAATGTGGTAGTAAACATACCATCTGAAATCGTATCTGTAATACCTTGAATATGATAGATACCACTTGTATGATGTAAAAACCCAAATTTAGTGTAAACAGCAATTTTAATATGACCATTAAACTTAACTTTAGTGTTTCCAATTATTTCTAGACTAGCACCATACACAGAACTAAAGTATCTAGACCACATACTAGCGGCAGATGATTCTAAATTCTTAAATGAAGAACCACTCATACCTAAAACAACACCAACACCAGTAGAACTATCTGCTCTATCTTTATAAGCATCGCTGGCTAAACTACCACCAATACCCTCAATAGTACATTCTAGCATCTCATTCCTAACAGAATCAATACTTAAAGCATTTGTAGGTACTTTATCTGTAGCAATCTTATCAGATTCAAACTCAGGTGAGAAACTAATAACTTGACTATCTCTCCTACCTGTGTAAATCTCAAATTCACCACAAATCTCCATCTTTTGCTTTTTACCACCAAAAGTAATAGAGCGTACACCTTTCTTCATCTCTTCATCAGTAATACCATCTTTACCAATGTCTACCTTAGCACCATCTGTAGCATTATTTAAAGAACCATTTAAGCCTGTAACACCACTAGCTACATCTTTAGGTAAATTAGCTTTAAGCACTTCACTAGTAGATGTATTTGATACACCTGTAGTTGAAGCAATAATACCACCCAATGAACCCTCTTTAGTTAGTTGAGGTAAACGCTCTTTAATAATACTACCTATGCCATTATTAGTCTCAAAAATCTTAGTTCCTATTTGTCCTTTATTAACAATATCTAACATAGAACTTGCACTGTCAATATATTTAGATATTTTAGACTTCTTACCTAACACATCAGATAGGTTACGAATAGCACCACTTATGCTGGTTACATCCTTATTACCACTCAAAGCACTATAAATACTTTGTGCTGTATCTACATACTTCTGTACTTTTTCTACTTTTTCTTTACCAACAACACTTGCTAATAAGTCTTTAGCCATAAATTTAGTATCTTTAATATCAAAGTACTCTTTATTCTTATAAATCTCAACTAAAGCCTTAGCAGTAGAAACATACTTATCTAACTTAGTATTATCGATACCCAACTCTTTAGATAATAAGGATTCTATCTCAGTATAGTCACCACTCTTAATCTTATCTTTATCTAAAGACATTACAGACGTTATCTTATCTTTAATTTTTTGAACATTCGCACTCTGATTAGGTAATAACTTGCCAACAATACTATCAGCTATACCACCATATAACTCAACTTTATTAGTAGTTTTATTATTTAGTACCTTATCTCTATTTTCTGATATTAGTTTAATAGCATCTGTAACAGTAGATGATATTTTAGCTACATCTTTATTGCCACCAAATAATTTTTCAACAGCACCTACATATGTATCTATTGACTTTTTATCACCCTTAACACTACCAGTGAAATTATTCACTAAATCCACATATTTAGTAACGTCATCTGATATCTTATCTTTACCAATAACTTTAAGAAAAGCCTTAGTAATATTATTAATGTCTGGCTTTTCTTTTAAAGCTAATGCAGTAGAAACTGTTTTATTTAAATCTAACCCTAAAACATCACGATGTAATGTGTTATCTCTATCAGAAATGAGATAAGACTCATACTGTTTTAATTCAGAAATTAACTCAGCAATATCACTATTATCAGCCTCGGCAATAACAACAGCTAAGTATTTTGTGATTGTATCTTCTAAAAAATCATTACCAAGCATTTCATCATCTGAAATATTACCTTGATAAGCAGAGCGACTTAACATATCTGGGACGCTATGCGTAGTAAAATCTATACCATTAATAACTCTACCTTTATTAGCAATATCTCTATTTCCAACTGTCTCTACTTGTATATCTTTATAATATACAATCCGACTATATACATCTTGCATTAATCGTTTGTTATAAGAAACACCATCTGTCTTAGTATTATTACTTTTCAAAGATAAAAGTATTGAGTTGTAGATATCAACATAATGCAACTCTCTACACTTATTCTGCTTTATAGCACGATTAAATCCAAAAATCTTACTATTCTTAATAGTAGATTTAGCCATGAATACAGGTAGTACAGATACAACAAAGAATTGAACACCAATATTTTCAAACTCTTTTGCTAATTGATTATAATACTCAACATAATTAATGATATTATCTAAATCATTAAGACCTAGCATCATATAAACCCTACTGCCTAAAGTAGATAATGATTTAATCTTATCTATGTTATCTTTTAGCCACCTATAATTAGCATTGACATCATACACATATACTATATCTTTATTGCTAGGAACAGACTCACTTAAATCTTTAACCCTAACATCACCAACAAAGATAACTTTACCACTACCTGTAACACTAATGCTACTAGAATTATTGCTTCCTAAAACAGGAGTAGATACACCCATTACCTTTAAATACGCATCACCACTTGTATTTCCCTGTGCATTAGCAGTTGTTGTAGACGTAGAAGTTGTATTTTCTTCCATTTTCTTGTATGTAACAACAGTCATATCTCCATACATCTCATTAGGAACAAAATATGCTTTTTCTACACCATCAACAACCTGTGTAAAATACCTATAACCTGGCTTATCAGAATCTAAGGGTTCAGACTTCTCTAATAACTCATCAGAAATAAATTCCCTCATATTCTTAGTCTCGGTCTTGAACTCTTTAGGCTTACCATCTTCACCTAAGATAGGTTTTGTTTCTACAATACGTCCAATCTCAATACCAGCTTTTTGACACATTGCTCGTACAATCTCAGACGGCTTACCACCATAAGTAGCAACATCAAATGTCATGTTTAACTTCTGTGTGGAAGTAACATCAGCCTCAGCTACACAATTTAATGTCAATGTTAATGCTGGCCCCTCAAAGTTTAATGTATATTTCAAAGCCTTGCCAATCAAAGAAATATCTTCAATTACTTGACCTTTCCTATTACACCAACCATACCGACATCTTACATTCCCCTCTTGTTTAGCCTTAACATTCTTATTAGTACCAGCTTTATGTTCTTTATCTTTTTTCTCATCTTCTTTTGTATAGGTATTTGACTTTTCAGCCTCTTCGTCTTTCTTTTTATCTTCAGACTGTTTCCACTCTATATTACCTTTAGTAACAGCATTCCCTGTATCTTTTAACTGTTTAGCTGTTTTCCAATTTTTACCCACAGGAATAGCATTAGCTAACAACTCTTCAATTCGTAAAGCTGTATCATCATACAATTCAATATCAAAAGTAGAACCAGACAAGTCTTGATTAGACTTGCCTTTACGTTCTACGTTCAAACTGATAACAGATTCATTATAATCCTTATTACCAAAGTATGATATATTATGACCATCTATAGTTAAATCAATAAAAGCATAAAGAGGTTGATGACCACTCAAATCCCTTGTTATTTGACTCTCTTTAAACTCACTCATATCTGAATAGCACCTGTTTCATATATTGACTCAATAGCGGGTATTCTAAGAACAACACCAGCAGGTATGTCCAAAGGATTATCAATCCGATTCATAACAGCAATCGCCCAATACATCAAAGGTGTACCATAGAATTTATTAGATATTAAATCTAGTCTATTCTCATAACCCTTTTCTACTGAATAATATATGTCCCTATTACTTTCCCTAATCTCTATCTTATTAGGTGTCTCAATGTATGTATTCCCATCTAAATTTACTAACCTCTTCAAGTTAGAATATCTAGATATCTTATCTTGTCTACTTGTAAAAGATTGTGTTATTTCAGTCTTAATTAATGACGGCTTATTCATTAACACACCTACCTAACAGGCCCTTCATCAAACACATTATCAGCTTGCATTAATGACCTTGCCCTAATCTCTGTAAAACTAAAACTTATTTGAACGTCAGAATATGTAGGAGAACTATTACCACCTAATGATTCACTATCAAGTGTATCACCTAAGATAGTACCAGCGGCACCACCCCATTCAATACTAACTGAGTTTACAATAGCTGTAATATTAATCATAGCACCAAATCTAACATAACAATAAGGTGGTGTAACTAAACTACCAGTATATTTAGGATATACTAATTTTTTACACTCTAATACAACATTTTCCATATCAGGTACAATATCCTTATGAAGTGTAACGCTATAAGAAACAGTTCTTGCTTCGCTACCCTCATAGTTAAAATAAGGAGATGACCTACCCATAGGCTGTTGTTGACCGAAACTAGCACCATAGTCCTCAGACACATCTGTAGGTAATGTAGCAAAATTAATCTTAGTACCTGTAACTAAATTAACGATATAGCAAGGAATAATTGTAGTAGGATTCCACTGCATTGTGGTAACACCACTTTTACCTACTGACATTGAATAATTATCAGAACTGAAATCATTAGCCATATACTACAATCACCACCTATACTTTCAATAAATTATTAACTGAAGAATCAGAACCAAAACCATTACCTCTGTAATTAGAATTGCTACTAGCTACTACACTGATTAATGCATCTAACTTACTCTCTAACCTAGATACTTGCCACTTAATAGCATCCACAATATCATCCGAACCACTGTTATCAGTAGGTAAACCTACAGCATTAGAAGTATTATCCGAACTTAATGGATTCTTATCAGCAGGCACTACCATCTCACCCTCATGAATTAATGCTACCTGTGTATCTGGCACCCACGGTGTGCCTTGTGCATACTGAGGAGTACCTTTTGTATTTTCCTCATAGAATTTTTTAGATTTTTCTAATCGACTAGCGGCTGAATCTGCACCAAAACCCTCATACTCTCTACCAAAAATTTCAGATGCCTTATCAACACTTATCTGACCTTTTAATGCATCTGATGTTCCTTTATAACCCTCTTGAAGTTCTTTAAGTAAAAACTCTAACTGAGTTTGGAAATCAGCAACACTCGTACCCTTAGACTGTGCAAAATCCCATAATGCACTCTTCCTACCTTTATCAGTCCACTGTGCTAAGCCAAAACCTCTCCAATCGGCAAGAAATGCCTCTTTACTAGCTGTAATTTGTTTTACTAAATCTTCATTAGTAGTACCACCGTCATCTTGAATAGCACCACTCCTAAATCCACTCTCTTCATGTAAATTACCAAGAATGCCAGCAATACCCTCAGCAGAATACCCAGCCTTAGCTAAGAAATCCCAAATCTTCTTACCATCACCACTACCTGTAGACATGTTAGCAGGTTTGCCTCCACCAGATGAACTACCACTAGACGAAGAACCACCACCTTTTAAGAATTCTTTTAGCTTATCAAAGATAGAACCACTACCACCAATTAAATTTCCTAAAACACCACCAGTGCCAAGATTTAAAAGATGCTTAAATATATTACCAAATAATCCACCCTCACCATAAGTATCCTGACCTGTAATACCGAACACACCTCTAAATACTCTCTCTAAAACAGACCTACCTTGACCAACCTGACCATCAATACCCAAAGCTTCAATCAAACTATTACCACCAGTAATAGGTATTCCACCATCAGACCTAACAGCACCCGCCTGTTGAGATGTTAAAACTGCCTCACCTTTATGCAGAAATGCGGGATAATTATCATATGGAACTTCAGATAAACCACCAGAATGAGAACCAAAAGAACCCAATAAATTAGAAACTACACCAAATGGAGTAGCCATAGCCACTGTTTTCATTAATGTGTTTGTATTGTCACCCATACTTGCACTAGGATTATTCTTAGACATCCCTAATAAACTACCTACCCATGAATCAGCAATTAAATCATGTACGGCATTAAATGCAGATGTAAATACACCTACAATCCTATCAGGTATACTAGAGATGTAATTTGTTAATGACTTAAATGCACTCGCTACTCTATCACCACCAATAGCATTAGCTATAGCACCTATAATAGCACCAGCTAAAGCACCAACTGGCCCACCAACAACGAAACCAGCGGCGCCACCTTTCAAAGCACCACCAAGTATAGTGAAGATATCACCCATTAAATCCTCACCTTGAACACCTCTTCCTGTACCAAAAATAGCACCAATTATACCACCTGTAATAGTTTGTAATAAACTATGGTCTTTACCGAACCACTCATCTGCCTTACCAATTCCATCAAAGAAATCTAGAATGACATCAAAGAAACCACCAACAATAGGTATAACCTTACCAAGTACCTTGAAAATACCACCACTAAATAGTTTAGATGCTAACTTACCAATTCCTGTGCTACCAATCTTATCAAATATCTTTCCAAAGAAACTAGAGAATACCCCACCTAATTTAGAACCAACTTTAGAAAATGCCTTTATCATCATATCAGGGGCGTTAGCATAAAATACCTTACCAATCCATGAGAATACACTCTTAAACTTACCTACGATAGTTGAAATGAAAGAACCCTTACCAGTGAATAATGTTCTTAATCCACTTTCAATTCCTTGACTTAAAGCACCTTTAGAACTGAATAATGTCTTGAATCCACCACCCTTTAAGAATTTACCAAAACTCTTAAACGGACTAGACACCATTTTTAACATATCCTTAACGTCACCCCACCTATCAGAAATAGTATAGGCGATGATGGCGTAGTTTGCCATATTGGCGGCTTTAATATCTAATTCACCAAAGAAATCTGATACCATCCTAACAGGGAAAGAATCTGAAAGCCAGTTACCTATCTTTTCTATCGGCCCACTAGCATACCCAGCCATACTTTCAGCATTAGAACCACTTAAATTAGAGTTCTTATTAATATTATCTGTAACTTTTTTCAAATCACCTGTCAAGGAATCTGCATCTGCGAACATCTGTGCTACAGCATCAGAACTGAAACCCATAGACTCCCTTAACTGATTTAGAGCATATGCATCGTCTTTATTAGCTATGAATAACTGTTGCATAGACTTCATTACTTCATCTGAATGACCTGTATCTATAGCTTTTCTAAATTCCTCAGCACTCATACCAGACCTTGCCATAAAGTTCAAAAAGTCATCATCTTTCTGTAACTCAGGAACAGACATTTTAGACCACTCTACAATCTTACCTCCAGCTTCTTCAACACCCTTATTGTATTGCTGTTGTTGAATACCTTCCATTATTGCAAGTGATTTTGTCATACCTTTAAATTTAACAGAATCTTTCTTAGAAAGACCATATAAATCTTCAATATGCTCATTCATTGAGGATAACATGGCATTACTATCTACAGTTAAGTCTTTATCAGAACCTAACCCAGTAGCAATATTTGACATCTCTTTGAGTATCTCACCTTTACCACCATTATTAATATCCATTTTAATAATGCTTGATAAATCACTAATGTTGGCGTCTATTGCAGTATGTAAACTAGCAACTTCTTTAAGATAAGGGTCTAACTGTTTAGCAGTTTTCATACCCATCTCATCCATAATACCATTGACTAACTCAGATGCCTCATTCCTACCCATAGAATAAGATGAGTCAACCACATTACCAATCATCCTCTGATAGTCACTCTTAGTGATATTGCCATTTAACTTAGCACTTCTTTCACGGAAATTATCGATAAATGAGTCAGTAATATCAGTTAAACTACTCTTAACACTATCAGCCATATCAGTTAATTCTAATGCCACAGCGGCGTCCCTAATACCCTTAGAGAAACGCTTAATCCTATCTGTGAAAGATGATGTCATACCAACCATCTCTTCATCAAACTCGTCTGATATCTCACCAAAACGCTTAGAAACAGTCTCTTTCATAGTTGTCAAACTCTCGTCTGCAACTGAAATCATCCCCTTATAGTACTTACGTGTAGTATTATCCATATACTTAGCATATAAATTAAACTCACGTTTCATATCAGCTAAACTATCCTCTAAGATAGCCTGTTGACCATCCATACTATCTTTAAGCATGCCTTTAGCAACTTTATTAGACGTACTATAGAATGATTCTAACATTGTCATCTGAGAATCTAACATCTTAGCAAAACGCTTCTCACGTTTAGCTATGTTCTTCTCAACACGTTTAGCTTCTTTCTCTTCTATCTGTTGTATACGCTTATTTAGTTGTTTTTTATCCTGTAACTCACTCATTATATACAACCTTACCTAACATATAAAGAGAAGAGGCTACCTTCTCCTACCCCTAGAAGCTTTTTTCTCTTTGGCGGATTTGATAGCCTCATCTTGTGCTTTTTTCTCTTCTTTTTTCTGCTCAACTAGTATTTGATACATCGTTCTTCTCTCTAAAGAACTCATATTCTCAACAGATTCATATGATATCTTACCAAAATACGCTAGTTGAAACTCTTCTCTCATCAAAGAACGAAAAGCAGTAAATCGTATCTCCCTAGCTTTATTGTTATATTCGTCTGAATTAAACTCACTTAATTGTGGGACGAAAGAACTCACTAGTAATCGGCATAGCGAAATCATACAACTCACCACAAGATGTACACTCATGGTCTACGATTGTATCTACACCAACAATAATGCTATTAATTACTGTTTGCATTTTAGCACTGTCCATAGATACCATATTTTCTACATAACTACGTGCATCCACAAAATCAACAGGTTTACCATTAATAGCTGTAATATATTTTGCCATCCTACAAATATACATTACCTCTTTGTAATTTTGATTAAACTGTTTAGCGAACCTACGTGCATATTTCTCTACATATTCAGTATCAGAATTCCTCAACAAACGTAAAGATAATGTATCACCACTCACCGGTAACTCAACATTAATAGGTTCTGTAAAATTATCATCTAGGTACATAATATCGAAATCAGATAAACTAATTTCATGTTCATCAACACTACCACAATGAGGACATGTAGAACGAACTTTATATTTATCTCCAAATGTAACCATACGTAATTGCAAGATTAGGAACATCTCATCTGCACTAATCAAACGATTAATATCAATATTCTCAGGAGAAACAATGCAGTTCCTTAAAATCTTCTTGAATACATCCGCACCCTGACTAGCATACATGATTTTCTCGTCTTTTGTAGTCATACCACGTAATGTAATATTAGCAGGGATATTATCCTCTTTATATAAAATGCCTTTAGATGGCAACAATACAGTAGATTCATAAGCTAACTTAGTTTTCTTAGAACCAGCCTCTGTATTTTCCCTATCTAATTCTTTAGCAATCAAATCTTCTTTCTTTGTATCTTCCACTTTAACCTCTTCTTTTGTAGGAATACTTTCAACAGAATACGAAGTAATATCTTTTTCTACAACTGTAGATGTAACGTCAGATGCAGTATCACCAAAAACATCTGCACCTAAATTAAATTTATTATCTTCCACTTTAAAACCTCTTCTTTTGTACAATAAATACATTATCTAAAAAGTAATGAAACTACCTAACCATATATATACTATATAACCATTTAACAATTAACATGAAAATAGAGATAGTAAAAAGTATTACTATCTCTACTATATTCAATATAACCATTAATCTATTTTAAGAAATCATTCCTTGACAATCGCTTACGATATACGTCCTCTATATTTTTAATAGCCATATCAGAAACATGATTATGAAAATCAGCATGTCTTCTACAGAAATGCTCATAATACGTAATGTCTGCCATTATATGGTCAAAACTTTCCTTAGACTTAGCTACATTATGTAACAAGTCATCATTAAATTCCAATAATCTAGACCTTGCGTTAATTGCCCTAGTCTCAGAAATCTCATAAGATAGTTTATCTAAACCCCTACTATTAGACTCCCCTACCTTTTCTAATTTCTCAACCCTATCAATTACTTCTTTATTCAATTCCCTACCTATAATAGACAATATAACAGATATAGGATTAAACTCAATAGGAGAAATTTGTATGATTGTTAGTAAAAGTAATGTTGCTATTGAAACATCACCTAAACTTATGTTCATACCTAACACAGATAATATCTCAATTAAATTCATAAAACACCACCTCTACTATTTGAAAATATGATTATCTGCAACTAGCTTTAGTATTTCTATCAAAAGTACCGTGAAATATACACATAACCATCTAATGTAAAAGTAGAATATGATGTCAATGTATCTACTATGAACCCCTCACAAAAATGTATATAAGATGAAATTTAAATATAAACAACAAACCCAACACATGAACACCATGAGTTTTATATATAAAACTCTATCACCAAAAACACTACAACTTAATATAAACAATTAAATTTTTATTAAACTGACATATAAAAGAAAAAGAGTGTTATACTGATAAGAGCCGAAGTAATCAGTATAACACTCTAGCGGAGAAAAATATATGCAACACAATGAAATTGCATACTTACCATGAAAAACTACCATGAATTTTTCCAATAAGAAAAACAATATGTAAATATATAACTAGTACGCTACGAAAGGAAAAGAAACAAACGTACTAGTACAGGGAGGTACATGTGAATGTAACGCAATCATTCACATGTAGTAGATGAGTAACCACTCTCATCTACTACATACAATATACCACATGAAAGACAATAAGTAAACCCCAAAAACAGAAAAACCATCCCCAATTTTGTATATAAAATAATAGAGCGACACTCTTATAAAATGTCGCTCTACTAAAAACCATGACTGAGTAATCATCTAACACATATATCTTACTACAGATACTTAGATAAGTCAACACCTTCTATCTCTGCTCGAACTTCTAAAATATAAAGATAATTATCCATATACTCTAACTGTTGCCCTAAAATATCTGCATTACACTTAGGAGTGAAATCTAAAACACCAGCGTCATACTTAGTTAAAAGCTTACGCAACTTAATGTATCTATCCTTTAACTGACGATACTCATCAACAAACCTTAATTGATAGTCCTCTAATTTATTTTCCAACTTATAAACCCCCAATAAATAACACCGAGAAAAGATTATTACCACACATCTATATTATAACACAAAAATAGGACGTAACAAAGTTACGTCCTATAAAACTAACTAAATTAGTCTGTACCATAAATATGAGTATTTTGACCATCACGTACAAGATACGCAGTATCTACGGATAAGTTCATACTAATTTGTTTTTTATCACCACTAGAGTAGTCCAATTCACCCAAGTCTAAGCTAGTCGGCCAACAACCATCACACTGCCATTTCCTCAATACTTCACCATTCGGACCATATTGAACAATCATGCATGTACGTTTATAGTTATTCGCCCAACCAACTTTACCAGTCTTAGGGTTATAAACTTTCATCCTCCATTGCCATAGAATATTCTCTACGTCAGGTTCGATAAAGTCTTTTACAGCAACTGTAATATCATCAGTAGTTGCTTTACCAGCTACCTTGATTTGTGAGTTGCCATAATCCAATTCAATAGGGTCATTAGATACAGTAGGCAGACCTGTGCTATCACAAGCCAACTCAATAATATCACCACTAGAAGATGATGTATTATTAGAGAACTCACTTAAATCTACAATAAACCTAAAGTTATTGGTACGTTGAACCTCATACGTTGAGTCCATAGACATAAAGGCGGCATTTAACTGACTCATATCATATCCCCCTTATTAGTTGAAACTAGCACTATAATTCATTATGTTGAAAGTCAAACTAATGAACTCAGCGGCTTTAATTGGTTTAACGTAAATACTGATAGGCATACGATTGTTTTCATAATCTTGTGCAGTAGCTTCTAACACAATTTTATAATCATATAGACCACCATTATTTTTAGCATTAATCAACACAGGTTCTACAAGTGTTTTCCAACGCTCCCAAGTAGCATCATAGTTTTGCTCGAATACAAAGTACCTAGACTTAGATGCAATACTACGTTCTAAGAAACTCATTAACCTACGAACATTAACCCTATCTAATGCAGTTGGTTGACGTTGCAACGTCTTATTACCCCAGATAACAATACCTTGACCGATAAAGTTTGTGATACAGTTTACTACGTTCCTATGACCATACAAAGCATCACGCTCACCTTGTGTAGGTGAGTACTCTGTATTAATAGCTTTAGTAATCCTACCCCTATTCAAACCAGCAGGTGCTAACCAAGGGAAACCTACCTTATCATTATATGCATACTGACCAGCTACGAAACCACTAGGTGGCAACCAAATATTTTTATTAGTGAAATTATCACTAATTTGTAACCACGGCCAATATAATGCACCATAAGATGTGTCAAGACCATTTTGATTAGTATAAGAACCTTTACCATTAGACCAATTAACCATCTCTTGTACACTCATACCAAATGGTGGGTCTACCAAGAAAATGGAATCAGCACGATTCTCAACAATACTCAATCCAGACTTGATTACACTAGCATCACTCCAACCACTAGCAGTTAATACGTCAATAGTAACTGTCTCTGGATTAGAGAAACTTTGTAAACCACCACCAGACACATCACCAATAATATCACTAGCAGTAATGCCCAAGATACCATCATCACCACCACTAAAGATTAAAGTATCTTCAGCGTAGTTAACAGACGTATCAGTATCTACTTTAGCATTTACACGAATAGAACCATTATTAATAATAGTCTCAACAAAACGTGGAGATTTAGGGTCTAAAGATAATGTACTGAATTGCTCAACAACATTACCATTCTCATCAACAATGCTAACATTGAATGTTTGAGTAAACTCATCAATAGCACTGAAAATAGCGGAACACCCATTTAATTTAGAATCAAAGTATTTTGACTCTAAGAGTACTTTATTTGTACCCTTTTTACCTGCATGTGCATTAGAACCTGTGTTGCCACCTTTTACAGCGTCACCCAACACAAATTCTTTTGCAGTTACATCACCTGTAGATTGTAATTCAACACGAATCAATTTAGACTTAGCATTAATTACAGCTTCTACAAAGTTTTCTTCTGAGGAAGTTAAAGTTAAATCTTCAAACTTTTCTTTCTCTACATCCTGTGCATCTTTAATAGTCACACTGAATTTACCACCAGTCAATGCAGATTGACTAATTTTAAGACCATTACTAGCCTCACCAATTACAGCAGAACGATAAAGAACCTTATCAGTACCGATTTTACCTGAAGTAGCTTTAGTACCACCACGTACTACACGTGTATAGATAACTTGACTAGCATGTGTTAATGCCATTAAGGCACTATACAAACCATACTCACCCTCAACAGGCTCACCAAAAGTTTTAATCAACTCTTGTTGTGAGGAGATAAGTGTAGGAACACCCACGGGACCGAACCTAGCACCACCTACCATACCAATAATACAAGTAGAGGAGTCTGTAGTATATTGACTTTTGTCAACCTCATTCATATACACGCCAGGGCTTAACATTGTTAGTGTAGCCATTATATCCCCCTCGAAAACGGATAATTTATATTATAATATAAGTTATTCACTTTACCCATCTTTTGTACATATAAATCTTTTCCTTAGTATACACAGATATTTATTGTTTTTAATGTTTTCAAAAACTATATATAAAAGAACGTATCCAAATACTTGAATACGTCCTAACTATATCTATTTAATTTTATGATACCCCTCTGATGTCTCTTCATTAGCTAGATTTAGTTCATCTCTAGTCCGTACACCAGGACTTATTCCATCTGTATTGAAATCAAACCCACTAGAATTAGAATTATTACCATTCTTAGGTTTAATTTTATTCAAGTCTTTATCATCTAATGGTAAATCATGAATATCTATAATGATTTTATCAACCTCTAATGCTTTATCTACACGATAGATATACGCATGGTCAATATTTATTGTTATAGATTTACGATAAAATCTATTAGTCTCGGCAAAACCACTCACATCTGTGTTATCGCTAACACCATATTCCAATGCTAATTGAAATTCTTGTACATGGTCACCAATGTCCATAAACTGAACCCTAAGATATGGTCTTTCAGAAAACTCCATCAATAACTCAGAAATAATACCATCACACACATCACGTTTAGTAGCGTACACATCTATTTGATACTGCAACATTACTGGTAATGAATGTACCATAACTCGCTTATCCCTAAACTCTACACCATCTTCATTCCTAGCTTTCTGATTAGTCCAACCTCTTCTAACTTGACTATCATTATAGAATTCATAATTAATAGAGAAATCAGGTAATCGACTTATACCAATAAATGGCATAACTACTTTACCTTGATGTTCTCTTGCATTAGTAATGAATTGCTCATCTACATCAGCAAAAAATACCTCATCATATAGACTATGTACCCTATCGTACATAGCTAAATCATATTGATATAAAGGACTATGCATATATTACCCCTTACTACAAAAATAAGTAATCAACCATATCACCTAAATAGTCCTCATCAAAGCATAATAAACAATAAAATGCATCATCAGACAACCCTAAGAAGTCTTTATCGTTATTAGGCTCAAAGAATATATCATTCTTAACTAACTTATCAATCTTAGCTTTATTCTTTTTGTACAAATAAGAGAACAGTTTACTACCACTAAAATATGAAAGAACTTGACTTTTTAACTCCTCATACTCAGTATCATCTAAAGATTTAGTGTTGAATTCAATGCGTAGGAACATATCCTCAATACCTACAACATCAAACTCACTACCATCCTCATCTGTTCCGTAAATAGTATCACAACCCTCTAATATGTCATTCTTAATAAGTAATTTAATATATTTATTATCAATAAACTTAGACATATCTTTTGTTATAACTTTGTATACCCTATCATCATTGATGTCTTTATCTTTAGCATAAAAGTACCCTGAACTCTCTAATGCTGAAATGAAATCATCCTCATTATTGAAGTAATCACCAAAATTACGTAAACCCTCAATAATCATATCTTTATTATCTACCATACAATCACTTCCTTTTCTTACTCCTAGAAGATTTAATAACAGACTTATTTCTAAGATACAAATAAGGAACTCTACTATTTTTAATCTTATCTAACTCTTTTAAATACATCTTATAATACCTAGATATATGTTTTGAAACATAACTTGCTATAGGTCTAAATAGAGGGCGAGGCGGCATTGTCTTTTTACCATTTATAGTATTCCTATTTGTACCATACTCAACATACCTAGCAATAATATTAACTTGTACACCACTATTAGGATATACTTGTTTCTGTTGAAATCCAACCGCTATAAAGTTATTAAACTTCTTAAATATTGTAATATTATTTTTAAGATATCCAGTTGCCTCCCACGTATTTAAAGAGAAACCCATACGCTTTTTATATGTCAAATATGACACAGACAATGGTGCCCACTTAGCCCCTTTATACCTCTGTGTATCAATAGCACGTTCAAACTCTTTAGCTAGTGTTACAGCCATAAAGATTAGGAAGTCTTTGTAATAAAGACTTCCTAACTCCTTTTGTATACGCTTAGAACCTAACTTAAACATATGCTGTGAAACAGTAATATAAATCCCATCTATATGCTCCATCTCAACAACACTACGTAGTATCTTCATTTGATTCCTCTACTAGAATTTCTGTTTCCTTACTGTCATAGAGCCACCCCGAACAGCATCTACTTTCTTATCAAAGTCTTTCCTAAAATCACCTTGACTTAAATAGTTTTTAGGTGCTTTAGGGTCTATCTCATTCCTACCAGTAACAACCATAACTTTACGATATACTTTATCAGGTACAACAAATGTAGAACCTTTCTTCTCTAATGCAATAACCCTATTTTGCTCTAATGCTTTCTTTTCTTCAGCAGATAGTTCTTTAGCATCTGCACCAGAGCTAAATACAATCCAAGCATAATCACAGAACTTAGCACCTTGACCTTCTAAGAAACCAAATACAGATGCCTTAACATTATTATGTGTTGAATGGAATACTTCATCAGGAACTGTTCTATCACGTTTCATATTCCTAATAAATGCCTCTTCCCTATTAGCAACTACCCACACCAATGACACTTTATAGCCAATAGTTTTACACATTTTAGCAATATTTGTAATCTTAGACTCTTCATCACCAGTAATATCAAAAATAATATTTGGTAACTTATCAGCCATAATAGATTTAAAGAAAGCTTCCTCACGTTTATCTTTAAGTTTTAAGTCTTTTACTTTTTGATGTAACAAAGAAACGTCATCTGGGTTTTTAAAGTTATAATCACCATTACGTTCATCGTCAAAGACACCACTCTTAGCACCTTTAACATATAACTTCTTTAACTCATCAACATCAAAGATTTTACCCTGTAACATAATAACACTCTTTAATGCTGTTCCCTTGCCACTACCTGCTCCGCCAGCCATAATAACTGCATGACCAAAGTTAGGATTTACCTTACCATCAAATGTAACTACCTTAGCCTCATTGATAGCACTCTCATTTAGCTGACCTCGTAAAGACTCTACGATTAAATCACTACTATATCTCATACTAATTTACTAACCTCAATTTATATTAAATCTACCACCACGAATATTTTTATCCTTTTTATCTTTCTTTGGTATTTTATAGTCATCAATAACGTCAAAATTATCTATATACTTTTTACCATCTACAGACTCAAAAGTTGTAGACATATTATCCTCTGACTCTTCATAGCCAACATTATTACTTTCTGTATCTGAATAATTTAAACTATCAGCAGAACCATCATTGTCATCATTATCTACAATCTGATTAACATAAGAATCATGCTCATACGTCCTATAATCTGAAGTATTTTCATAATCAGAACTATACCCGTCTTCTAATTGCTTACCCATATACTCAGTATGTCTAGGTCTAACCTCACTACGTTTCAAGAAATGCTCACCATTTAACTCTATCATAGTGAAATCATTCATGCGTTCTGGTGCTAATTTACAAATCCAATATACACCATACACACTATCCAACTTTTTATCAGTAACCCTAAAGTCAGCTGTAGTTATGCCACCAAAATAGTATAAACGTATAATAGAATTCTCTTTAACATCTAAAAGTTCTTTAGTCATCCAATCCTTATACATTGGTAAATATACCAATTCAGGACGTTCATCATCCTCTGTATACCAACCTAAATTTTTAAGAACTTTAACTTTAGGTGCATCGTCAAAGATAACAGGCAATCGTATAGCATCATCCCACGTCAGATTTAGGTCTTGATTGAAATCTTGCTTTTCATACCTACAGTTATAAAAATCCACTGTAATTCCTGTATGTAATGCAGACTCCCAAAACATTCTCCTCTGTAACTCAATATCTTCATTTACAATAATAGGATTATTTACACTATGCTGTCTCTCTAACTGATATCGCCAATCTTTACCATATTCATCAGCCATATATTCCCTACCTAGATGATACTAACATAAATTCATTTACAGAACTAAACCCCTCAGCATTACCAGTACTCTTAGCAATTTTATTATCTAATTCTTTATTTTTTAATAACTCATCAAATAAAGTAGTAATAACTTTTTCTGCCACAGACTTAAAATCAGTAGAAATGAATTGTAAATCTTCTACCACATCTATACTACATTTAACTTTAAAAGGTTTAAATGTATTTAGTGTAGTTACAGGTGCGTCTAGTTCTTGTACTATAATCTGTTTAGCAGTAACAGTTGTCGTACCATTTGTCTTATCTTCAGATGTATAAGTACCATCACACCTTACAATAAGATTAAGCCTAGCATCTAAATCATGATTTTCAACATAATACTCAACATCTAAAGTATATGTACTGTCTTTAATCTTATGAACCCTAAACCCTGTTTCTACATTATAGAATTTACCACCTAATACTCTCTTTAAAGGAGTGAATGTCTTGCTATTACCAATCTTACGTAAATCACCCATTACTGTCTCATTGATTGTAGATTTTACACCCTCTAAGATAGAGTCATATTTTGTTTTATTAGTCAAAATTACCATATATTACCACCAATAAATGCACAAATAGTCTATCAAAATCATATATTATATATAACTCTTTATGATATAAGAAAAAGAGATACCAACAAAAGTATCTCTTATATAAATATCTTTTCTATTTTTTAAAATAAAACTCTTTACCCAACACTTCCATATCTTTCTTAGGAAATTTACCTACAACTCTATATAATGTAGTCCCATCCTCATCTGAGAAAAACTTCCCAAATTCAAAATATAATACATCCGTACTTACTTTATCAGTAATGTACTCCCTCTCTTCCTTAGCACATACTAAATCAATGCATACATCCTTGAAGAACTCAGAAAAACTATCGTGAGAAAGAAAACCCACTGATTGACCATTCTGATAAATGCCATACACAGTCTCAACTGATTCCATATTTAATCCCTCCAATTAGTATACCCATTGACTCTCGTACAAGCCATTATCACGATTGTAATGTTTTAACACTACTTCTTTATATCCTAACTTTTTAGCTACATTAAGCACAGACACTGTAGCAACAGTTAAACCTGTAACGTATAACACCAATAAATCAGATGTCTTTTCAATAGAGGATAGTGCTTTGACTTCTAAATCAAAGAATCTAAACATATCTTCAATTTCATCAAAAACGTATTCATCAACTGGCATTGCATGTCTACCACTGATTAAGCCGTAGACATCTGCTTCTACCTTAACAGGTTCGCAATCCCAATACCCATTATCATGAATATTTACAAAATCTTCAACTTCTGCCATATTTAAAGCTAAGAAATTATGATAGTTATATACGCTCTTTTTCATTTTAAAATCTCCTTTTACTGTAACACACTATTTTAAATCTACTAGGTAATGTTGAATCCCATCACCATCCATAGCATGAATGGAATTCTTATGTACTAACTTCCATCTGAAAGTTTTGTACTTAGTTGTTTCAATGTAATCTAACAACTTACAAACCTCTTCATCAGAGTAATTACCTTTAGTAACTAACTCATTCAAAGAGATTTCATATTTGGAATTATCTTCACCACTAACAGCATAAATTTTGAAATTTTTCATTTTTCTTTCTCCTTTTTATTACCACCCTTACCACACTTATAGTATACCATATCTATATTAAATTGTAAAGTTTTGTTAAGTTATTTTTCAAAAAATAAGAGGTATGATGTCAACGCATCATACCTCTAAACTATCTAAAGTACCTACTCTTATTCAGTTGTAATTAAAATACTAGTATTGTAAATCCATGTAGCGTCTACCATGTTGAATAGCATCTTCGTAACTATTCATTACGATATCAACATGATTATAGTCGCCATCACCAATCCTATCACCAACAATGTATGGAACACCATCCAACCACACTTGTGTACCCAAAGGTAAAAAGTCAAGTGCAACATACCCCTCTTGAATCCACAAACCATTAGCCATATAACCAGCTTGCTCATTTGGAGTGTACGCAGTAGTCATTACCTGACGTGCGTCTGAACTCCCACAAAATCCAAAAAGAATACCACAAAATGTTAGAATTGATAATACAGCCTTAATCTTATTAGACATAGATTAGAACGGCCTCCTTTCGTTTCGTTATGCTTTTGTTATCTATCATCATTATAATCGGCTAAAACATGCTCCAAATAACTAAGATAATAAACATACGCTCACTACTTCTACTTGTACAGTCGTTATTCTCACTTCTTCACAAGAATAATACTATAAGATTATTATACAACTTTCTAGAAAGAATGTACAACTACTATATATAAAATGTATAACACTAAAAACCTAAAATAACACTCATCTCTTCTATCATAGATAAATATTCAAGATAAGCCTTATACAATTCTGAGTCCTTTGGAATATTATTAGAACCAAAGTATTGAGATAATATATCCTTAATAATATTTCTTTCCTCTGTTACATATCTAATATAACATTTTGACACACTTGTAGTACACCCATTAAGACCTTTATGAACTCGAATCTTAACAAATCTATGTTCCCCTAAAGAAATATCTAATGTGCCACTATTAAATAAAAATTTATCACTCTGTCTAATAGGTAAAAGCTTAGTACCAATCTTAATAATACCTTTACCACCTATGTATGTAAATTCTCTGTTATACTGAAAATCACCATTACCACTGACATAATCCAATATGTTATCACAGTTATCAATCTCATATAACATAATAGATGATGCAATTCTAGATAGTAGTTCATTACTATCCTTATGTAATTCATTAAATCTATTAGCATTAAGTTCTCTATAGCTATACATCTTCTTTATTACCTCTCTCAATAATATCTGCCAACGTAGACCAACAACCACCAACAAAAGTTTTAACTTTAGAAGTATCTAACTTCTCTGTAGAGATTGGGTGATATTTAAATTCTTCATATTCCCAACACTCCATACCATCACATATCTCTTGACGATAGAAATACCCTTTTGTAGTGAAAATCTTTAAATCTGTAGCTACCTCAGGGGCTCCATACCCACTATCATAATAATCATGTCTTGCAATTTTACAGAACTCTTCCCAAGACATATAACCACAACCTGTGATGATAAACAACACATCTTTGGTACGCATGTTATATTCATGTAAACTACGAATGAAACCTGTAATTAAATGTGTATTGCAACGTTTTTTAATCTTACTAAGAACCTTACTCATAACATAATCTCCTTTAATAATTAAAGTATTATATTTACAATATGATTATACAACAAATGTAAAGTACTGTAAAGTAAAAAGAGCGTATGAACCAATCATACACTCAATTAATCAACTTTATTTAGTAACATACCATGCTAAACACGATAAAAGCGTTATAATAGTAAAAGATACTAAAATATAAACTATACACTCTCTATTACTATTAAACTTTTCAGTATCACAAAATGTAAAAAATGTATACAAAAATGATACTATAAGAAACATAAAAACAATGATAAAAATCATAACCTAACCTCTAAACAATATCTGTATACCAACCATAGATAAAATCATAAATAATAAAATTGTAAATACAGAAAGAAGATAATACCATATATTTTTATCCACAAAATAATCTTGTACAACTGCTAATACTAACACAGTCAATGTCAATACTAATACAAAAGAAACTAATCCCATAGACCACCTATATACACAAAAATCTATTAGCGTACATAATTGCACGTTTTACATTCTCAAATTTAGTAATATGATTAACACACTCTTGAACATGAACTTGATTATCGGAGAAGAATATAAAATTAATTGCCCACTCTTTAACTATATAGCTAATTGTAATTGTGCTATCTTCATGTACAGACACATCAACATCAGTACATGACATAGGTCTTTCTAACTTAGTACCCTTGACAAAATCTACTACATTTTTACATTGATTATTTAAATCTAATGTGTTGTATTCCTTCTTAAAGAACTTAACTAACTCAATAATATCTTCCTCAGAATGTACTACCATAATATAATCTCCATTTAAAAATTAAATACCACTATCCTCTAATATAGTAGTGAACTCCTTGACAGCATCCTCAACTGTCATAGAATCTAGATACATCAAATCTACCACATTATGCTCATCACTCAATGTATCATAATGATACATACTAATAATATCTGTAGGTAAAAATTCAATATCTAAATGTGTACCATTCACAGCTTCAATAGAGATAAGAATACTACCAATAGTCGAAGATACAATTCTAACACCACACCTACGATACCACGGATTTGTCTTATCTAAATCGTATACTGACTTAATAAACTCCTTAGCACTAGTGATTACATTAGATGCTACTGCATGTCCATCTTCTAACTCAATAAAACTATCAATCGTATCAACCCAATCATCTAACTTAGACTTCTCTTTGAACACCCTTTATCTCCTTTATATCTACATCTCTATACATACTAAAAATAGAATCTATAACAACTGACACATCTCTATAAACAAAACTAGCCATACACTTTGTCATGAAAACCTTTAAAGGTATTGCGATATGAATCTCATACCCATAATAAGAACTTAAAGACTTAACCTTAATATTAAACCCACCATAAGGTAAAATATAGGTATAATTATCATCTAAGCATGCATACATAAACATATATGCCAAGTCTCTAAGAGAAATATTGTTATAAATATACGAATTCTCAAACTGTTTGTCAAACCCGACGGAATCTAACCCTAAATAATATAAATTAGGTTCAGACGGATATTCACCACACTCACCCTCTCTACCAATACTAAGACTAGCTACTATATTGTACTCTCTCAATGAAGTGTTAGATTGATAACACTTCAAGAATTCATCTACCATAAATCATCACCTAAAACTCATACCCATTTTTAATTAAATTTCTAAAATCACTATCAAAATAAGGTGTAGCAATTCGATTATGCTTATTACCACTCATCTCACATAAGTAATAACCACTGACACTAGGTTTATAGCCGGCACTCTTAGCATAATCTGGGAATACTTGAAAACTAGATTGATAAATATCCCACACTTGACGTGCTACAGGTTTTTTAACAAACTTATTATGCTCAATCTTAACCCTTGCTCTAGTCATAGGTTTATGCTTATGCTCAAACCAATTTACATCAGCATTAAAGAAATCATAAGCACCCTCAGTAGACCTATGCTTATGTAAAATTTGATGTACGTATAAATTATCATTTACATTAAAGTAAACAATACCCATACAACCTTTATATAGTGATTTATCACCTAATAAACTAGCAATCATCTCTTCAATAGTAATATACGCATCATTATAAGCACGTTTAGGGTGATTACCCTCTACGATACCAATCAACTGACCACTCTCATATAAAGGTCTAATATCTTCTACTAATGTATAAATCTGCTCACTACCACTACACCACTCTTCAAGTACATTACCTTTAGAGTTCTTAGTTGTTGTATTAGTGCAATCACCACCAAGAATAACTTTACACCTATCACCCAACGATAATAAGAATTTAACAGTATCTTGTAAATACTTTCTATCATTTAAACCTTGATGTACATCTGATAATACGGCAAGAATTGCCCTATCACCCTCTACTCTACATTTAATAATATGTTGCTCGTAGCTTTTAGTTAATTTATCTAATTGTCCCATCTATGTATATCCTTTTTAATGTTATAAAAATAGTAGTGTTACTAGCTTTATCCAATAACACTACTACTATATATAGATAAATAGCTATCTATGAAGATTATAACATATTATACTATATTACGATATACTAATTAATTTCTGTGATAGACACTAACACACCATCAACAAATGTTAATTCACAAGTTGTATTATTCTCATCTGTCAATGTAGCTACACATTTACCATTAGAATTAATATATACATCTTGTGCAAAATTATATGTTTTACCATTATACGTAAAAGAACTCATATTTCCACCCCTCTATAAGAAATCAAACGAATCATCCATACTAGCGAATGCACTTTCAACACTAGCAAGACCATCTCCACCAAAACTACTATTCATACCATCCTCAGACATGAACACATAAGCCTCACCATCTGCATACACAGTTACTGGGTCATACATTGTTTGACCAGCACGATTTTTTAATATCTGTACTTGTGCAGATTTTCTAGCTTTCAAATCCTCTGACGTATATGTAGTAAATACCCTTGCACTGCCACGTTCTAACTCATTCGCATCAGCTAAACATGTAATATCATATCTACCGTCATTTCGACTTGCTTTTTGCCAAGAACTACGATTAATCTGTGCTAACAGTATCATCGTTAACTGACGTACTTCCTCAGTACCATCTTCCTTAATCTCTTTCTTGAAATTCTGTGCTAAACGTCTAAAGAATGTTACGTAGCTATTAATCTGTGAGTTAGCATCATAAGTTACACCTTGACCACTAAACTTACACAACTGAATATAGTCCACAATAACACAATCAAGCTTACCACCTAATTTATCGTCTACCTTTTCAATAACACTAGAAATCTCGCCAAAAGAGAAAGTCTTGAAATCAGATTCGTCTAGAATAATAACCTTGCCACGCTTACGTGTATTCCCCTCATCATCTATGTAATCATTCTTCAAATCAGGTTCTACCTCATTAAAGATAAAATCCTCTTCATCTGCTGTCATAGTACCCCAACGCATCTTTGCATGTGATACAAAGTTATATCGTTGGAATTTAGTACTATAACTATGACAAGATAATAAGTTCCAATTAATATCTTCTTTAGGTGTTTCTAGTGATAAGTAACAGATATTATACCCTAACTCATAAGCGTTAAGATGTGCCACATTTAGTGAAAAGGTGGTTTTGTATTGGGACGTAAAACCAGCAATCGTTGTTACAGTTCCAAGACTCATACCACCGATTTTATCATCAATCTCTGGTATTCCTGTAACTAACCCTACAGGACGTAACTTCTTATTATCATACTCTTGCTTAGAATCTATTTCAATATTAATGTCTTTAGCTTTATTTCTATTAGACAATGAAGTTAACTTAGTAAACTCTTGTGCAATATCATCTGTAATACCATCACTCTTTACTTTAGCATTTAACTCATCTAACCGATTAGCAATATATTTATTAACCCTCTTATCAATCAGATTAAAAATATATACCCTAAAATCATTGATACCAATCTCTTCTGCTACACGTAAATCATCCTCTACTGGATATTCACTAAACATCTTAACAAACAAATCAAGACTAGGTGTCTCACCACTCACTTCATAGGACTTGATGATGAAATCCATAAACTTACGTTCTACATCGCTAAGAACACCATCAATCTTAAATTGTTTCTTATAATTATCAGCTTCCTCTTCAAAGATTCTAAGATAATCCACATAATAAGGGTCTGACTTAGATAGACATGAATATATTACGTTTCTCATTAAACCACTCCCTTATCAATATAAATCAGAAACATTGTTAGAAGTCTCTGCAACCTCTTCTGTCTTAACACTTTTACGCTTTTTAGTAGTCGACTTAACAGTCTTTGTTTCACTACTAAACAAGTTTGGCATGTCTTTATTTAAATCAATAATAGTAAAACTATCACCTGACTTAAACAAATCATAGATAGATTTATAACCATCCCTATCTAACATATCAGATGTGAAACCATGAAAGTACAACCAATTGACTTTATTAGGTAACATACACCTATTAGTAATCACTGTACCAACTACACTAGCATTACGTGTAGGAATCATCTCACGATTGATATATACACACAATACACGTTCGGTAATATCCTGTAGTGAATACATCTTATCCTCATCCATTAAATGAGTATTTTCACTACCCCTATTACCCCAAAAGATATCATGTAGTTGCATCATACTACAATAGTAATATGATTGTAATGTTTCAAACCGACTTAACATAGCTAAGAATAACTCACGATGAATATCATGACTACCAATAAATAAAATATTCTTACCCATATCAATCTCTGATAACTGCTTAGATAATGTATCTATACGCTTACCATACGCTACCCTATCTGCTTTAAACTTATCCACATCTATTAGATTTTTGTAATGCAGAATAAAATTCTTAGTATGAAAGTTTTTATCGTAAATTACACGTCCATATCTATCCACTTTATTAATCTCCTCTTAAAATAAAAAGTATTTGTATATTATTATAACACAAAATTGAATGTTACACATATACAAATACTTAATTATCTAATCAATCCATCGAATTGTTGGCTCGCCTATGTAACCTTTTTCCCATACATACCAACAATAGCACACAGCACTACCACCTAATGACCTATCATCATTACGATAAGAATTGGTACGTTTTCTGAACACATACATATACTTTAAAGGATATGCATCAAACAAAGGTTTACGTTTTTGACTCTCTAAAAACTGTACTTTAAGAAAAGCACATAACTTCCCACCCTCTTTTAAAATACTCATACCATGTGATACATGCTCCATAGCGTATTTATATGGTGGGTTCATTACGATATCACCATCAATTTGAGTATTATCAGATAAGAAGTCTTTTGTATAACCAAAACCCCTATCGATTAAATCATACGCATCAACCTCATGTCCATGAGAAAGCAATACATTAGCAATATTACCATTGCCACAACTAGGCTCAGTAACTTTATGCTGTAAATCTACATAACGCAACAAGTCCTCAACAGCACTAGGCTCTGTTGAATAGAAATCATGTTCTTCCCTAGCATCCTTACTATGAGAACTAGCGGCTAACATTTTAAAAATATAATCTTTACTTGCCATTACATCACCTCTCAATTACATATGTACACAACATATGCACCAACAAAACAAATACTAAATATGATACCATACACAACTAAAAGTCGTATAAACCCTTTTGATAAGATTGTATCATCCCTTAGTACCCTAAACAATAATTGAATCATAACGTATAGAAACAATACTGTTGGTATGATTAAGACAAAACCACCTATAACACTTAATGCTAAACTACTCAACAATATCACCATCTAACCCAACAGTCTGTGTAGGAACTTCTACATCCTCTACTGTATTTAGTACGGAATTAAGTTCTTCCTCTTTTGTTTCAATCACTTGACGCTCCATTAACAAGAAATTCAAAACCTCAAAACTTACAATGCAATCATTAATTTGTTTCTTCATTGCATTTGTATCTGTATCACTTAGATTATCAATCTTAGACAACAATTCTTTAGAAACCTTAATTCTCTCTTCCAAAGTACCAATTTGTGATGTAATCAAATCAACTGACATATTTAACCCTCCACATATACAATATCTGTATTAATATTATCTTTATACTTATTACACATTAAAGGAATCTTTGTTTTATCTTTGTTATCTATATCCATATAACAAAAACCATTGCAACCCTTAACAATAATATATTTAACATCATCCCTGTTAACAAAAGAAATGATATCACCAACAAACAGTAACCTACCATTATTATCTAACACACCAGTAGACTGTCTAATCGTATTATAATCAATCTCTACCCTAGACACACTAGCATCTTTCTGTAATGTGGCTTCATCAATAAGCAACAGATAATCCTTACGCTCATCAGTAAAATGACTATGCTTAATGACATACCCATAATAGAAACCCATGTATTCTTTTGTAGCATCATCTATATCTAATGCCTTAACAAGATACGGTCTTGTTATCTCACTATTAACAATATGATGCCTAGTATTTACTTCATCTGTATAAGAGAACCCCATTGCCTACCTCTAAGTATTTACCACTAGTAATATACTCAATATCTTCAAAAGAAAAAACAGTATATACAATTCCATATTCTGTTTTAACTTTATACACATTAAAGATTAACGCATACAAGAAATTCATATCTACCCTAATAGAGTAGAATCCAAAGATAACAAAAACAAACAAAAGAATAGCACACCATGTATAGCTTTCTACTGTTAGAATAGACATTGGTAATACTATCTTACCAATAAAATCTACAATGAAAGGAATTAAATTCGTATCCCTTTCTACAGTTACTACCTCAAAATGACTAGCATCCTTAAAGTGATAATTCTTTCTAGTCTTAAACAATGTTACTGCTACATAAATAAGTAACAACAACACACACAAACCAATTACAGGTAAAAACATAATTAACCCCCAATCTTTTTAAGAAACTCTTTATCATTTTTAAGAGTGTTATATGTCTTAATAGAATCATATCTATCGCACTCTTCATGAATTTTACTACCAATCATAGTTATGTAAACCATAACTACAACAATAATGAAAGCTACTATAATCATTTTATATCTCCTTTCAATATATCCTAAGTAAATTAATACTTAGGATATAAATCTGCATTAACAATGAAAACATCTAGTATAGATAATACCACTAAAATGATACCAATTAATTTATACCACTTAGTAGGTGTATATCCTTTTGAAATAAACCATACATATGCTAAACCCCATACAATAACTAAGATACAAGGTAATCCACTTAACATTGCTAACATTTCCATTTTTGTTTCTCCTTTTGAAAGACAATATATTTACCACCTATCTGGTACATATATAGTATAACATATGTGTAAAGTATTGTAAAGTGTTAAATAAAAAAGAGGTAGATTTTAACTACCTCTTTAAACTATTTCTTATCTACATACATCTCATTACTATCCTGTAACACATGCATACAAACAACCCTAAAGAATTCATCACATGAAATCTTTTCACCTTCATCTGTTACCATATAGTAATTATTATGTTCATCACGTCTAATGTACTCAATACCTAAGTGCTGTAATACATCTGACACACTTGTAGAAATACTATCCATACACTCCCCCTAATGCTACTCTAATATAAATGATATGGTATTAATAATAGATACGATAACAACAAATGCTAATGATAACAGTATAGACACCCTAGCATATACTTTACAAAACTCATCTAACTGATATGACTTACTAATACCACACACAACACTGATTAACAATACAACAAACACATATAATGAAATCCCTAGTATAGAATATACACCATATGCATAATTTAATATAGCATTAACACCATCCATAGTACACCTAATCAATCAAATAATACAACAATGGTAATTTATCAATCGTATCAGCATTATAGAAGAAACGATGTAATGGTTTAGCAATGACCTGACACTTACTCCCATCTGTAGAGTATACTTTCATCTTATCATCTTTTACAACAATATAATCATAGCCATTAAGCATGAACTCATTAGATAATACCCTTGCTATATATTTAACATCAACTTCATTACTATATTTAGTTAATACCTCAACAACAGGGTCAATAGTATTAACACCCAAAGAATCCTTCAACTCTTTCATAATACTACCATCATTACCATTACTCTTTTTATACCCCTTAGCATGACTCATAACTGATTCCAAGATATTATACACATCACTATCAATAAAATCTTCACTATATGTATAGAATTCTTTAGCAACAGCATTAATTCGATAAGCCATGTCTTTAATCATTGTTTTTAAAGAATAGATATCCATCTTATAATTAAATAAAGAAGATGTCCACTCTTCACTTTCACAGTACAATAATAACCCATACAGATAATAGAAATCAGCTAGATTAAACTCAGTATGTCTAACTACTGTTTCACCATCTGTAAATGTAATATAGAACTCCATATTATAATTAAAGTCAGACATATTATATCGTAACTCTATGCTATCAACCTCTTTAGTGATACCATGTAGTGTATCATCAACCACTTTCAACAAAGTGATTAAACCCATTCTAGCCTCAGTGAGATAACCACTATTAACAAACACAGTATCTTTTAAGATATTATTTATATCATATGTACCATACGTAGGTAATACTGTATTCCCATAATGATACCAATTAATACGTATATCGTCATCACTATTAGTACAATATGTATCTGGCTTTAATTTAAATGTATCACTACTTGTATAATACTCACAGAATAAATTATCATACTTCTCATACTTTAATTCATACATAAGTTGAACCATATGCATTGGTGTAGTAAATCTTGCGTGATAATACCATGTAGAACCGATAACCTTTAGCGTATCCAACATCATAACTAATACACTAGGAATAATCTTGTTGTAGTCAGATGATTTAATCGGTAATGTATCAAAATTAATAATACTCCCTATTAATACATCTCTCTCAACGTATCTACGATTAAGAGTTAATGTATGACCAGCCTTACATTCTACATCTGTATCTACTGTCCCATTCTCAAACTCTAATGCATGTTTCAATCGTTCTAATCTAAGACATATATCATTCTTGATTTTATATCTATAGTAATAAATGATATATAACATCATAGCCTGTGAGATATGTTTATTGAGATTAGTACAACCCATCCTATCTAAGAATACTTTAGTAGTTGCATCATAATTTGTATACCCATCACCATATGTATCACGTAATAATATATCTGAATGACATACCATAGCACTTACGATATCAAACACAGTTATCTTATCTTTCTCACATGAATAATTACAACTTACACCTATAGTAATTGCATCAACTACATCTTTAACCAATCTAACAGTATCGATATGTTCTACATCTTCACTCTTAATCTCTTTAGGCAGATTGATATACATTGTATTAATCAACCCTACATGTTCTTTGTCATTATATTTAACACGAGTATGAAACCCCCCACCATTAAGTTCTAATACGTCTTGATATGTCTTACGTAATGTTTTTAGTTTATCAAGATGTAGCTTAGATAACATAAACATAACCGCATGTAGGTTCTCCATAACCTCATGTACAGCTATTTCTTTGTTAGTTGTAAATGCTACGTGTTGAATCACAGGTGATAACAACGGTACGTCCTCACCCTTATTATTGTACATATGAAATGGATTTTTAACATCCTCATGTACATATCGAATACAACAGTTAAAATAATCACCATCTACAAAGTAATTATACAATCTATGACATTCTAATAGATAGTTAAGAACATTCTTAAACACATTCTCATATAAATATGCATTAAGAGTAAAATTAGGGCACAATCGATATGCTGTTTTATTCTGTTTCAATAACTCCTGTACCTCATATAAACTATAAATAGCATGAGTCATGATAAAACGTAACTTATCTAACACAGTCTTAATCGTCATAACAGATAACATTTCAAACTGCTCAACGATACCCTCACTTAAATCAAAATTAAAGAAATCCCCTTCAAAATCTATTCCCACCTTATCAATAGAAGTAATCTTAGAATCATAACCATAACTATTTCCCTTATGTTTAAACACATAGAATAATTCTATACATCTTACATACTCTTCTGCTGTTAATCGTATCTCTTCTGTATTGTATATCATAATCTAATCCCCTCTCAATTATTTACACATATACACGTAATATGTCAATGGTAATAAGTCTAACTTATCTACGTCATAGAAAATGTTTTGTAAAGACTTAGGTACATATTCTTGCAAACTATTATCTATACTAGAATACACTACTAAATCCTCACCATCACGCATAATCACATCATAACCACTATCAATAAACTCCATAGCTAGGTCTTTAGCTAACATAAGATTTTTAGCATCACTAGAACGCACTAATTTTGTTTCTTTAGAATGTACTACTTTCATTTTTTCTGCCTCTTTTTTTATCACATGAATTGTCTACTATTACAGATAATGTACGTAAACTATCAACTACTACAAAAATATCTTCATCAAAATCAATGAAATTAAAACTAGTTACCATCATATCCTTGACTTCAGATAGAATATCATATACTTCCTTTAATGTAGCATCATATACCTGATACCCACTATCCTCATGAAATAGACTATACACAGCATAGCTAAACATATCAGTAACATGTAATGGATATGTTTCAACCCTACCATCATATGTTTTAACAATGAATGATAAGTTACTATAATCTTTGAAATCCTCTACGCCAATAGATACTGTTTTAATGTCCCTAGCCTTAATCTCACTAAAGATACCATACAATTTATCAAGTATAAGACGTAATACAACTCTCATCCCTTTATATCGTTTTTCAACAATAGATACTAAAGGTTTATAGTTACTTACATCCTTAGTATAATAACGTACACCATCTAAAGGAAACACCATATCAGAACATGTTAATAAAGAGTCACTATTAATAGTCCCCATATAATTAGTATTGCAATTAAGATATTTATCAATCTCATAATCCAATGTAATGTATGTATCGTCTCTAGATTTAGCAATATCTGAAATCATTCTAAACCCATTCAAAGCATCAATAAATACAACATCTTTATCTGCATTTAATGTATTATAGAAACTCTTTACTAAACCTCTAGATAGTTTTAGTAAATCTAATACATCATCTACATCTAAATTAAAACCAATAGAGTGGTCATCAATATATTTATGCAATGAAAGAACTTCATCTCCTTTATGCTTGTGATGAACTACCATAACATGTCTATCGTTGTGCCACGTAAAATCAGAATTATAGTTATCTTTACAAAAATCAATATAAGACAACAACATATCTAACCTATCACTATTACCTGTATCAACCATAAAACTATGATAATGAATTAAATGCATATTAACACTCTGATGAATATGTGCATAACCAACAGAACTCACACTAGTAGCGGATAACAACAAACACACATACGGCATGTATTTAGTATATCCACTATAACCCACAACACTTTCATATTGATATTGTAAATAAGACTGTATAGCACTAGCAACTGTCACATAGTTATCAATAATAGGTGTATTTAATAGGTACTGATGACCTTCAATAGCCTTAATAAAACAATCGACTTTATGCACATAATTTAATTGATTGACTAAATGTTTAACTCTATCACTATCAACATGCACAGAAAATACATTATCACCAAATACTACAAAACCATTACCCTCTGTAACATAATTAATCTGTTTCAACCCTACCTTATCAAAAGACTTAGAATCTGTGCGACTTAAACCATCATAAGCAACTTTAAATGAATCAGAATGTAATCTAATCAAGTATCGAATAACTGTATCGACATTATTCAACACATCCCTAACTTTAATTTTATGAAAACCACTAAACACAACTGTAGGTAACAATCGAATAGCTATATTATCTCTAACAATAGTACACGGAGTGACTGCATCTATACTAGTATGTTCTATGACAAAATTAACACAATCCCTATGTACATCATACTGTGTCTTAATAATATCATCCATACCTCTATTAGTATTCATATTACAAAGATTATTAATATAATCATACAAATATTGATACTCATACAACAGTTTAACTTTATCAGATTCATCCTGATTATCGAACTCACGTAAATACACGAAACTAGGTACTAAATTTTTATCTTCATTGGCACGATAGTATCTAGCTATATTACCATAATCACTAACAACAGTATGACATACCTTATCATACAATTCCTTTACAGTTGTTTCTAAGTGTACAACACAATCAGAAATAGCATTATTATGTTTAAGTAGAAGATTAGTATTCACACCCAACTTTTTCAAATCTTTATATTCAGGTGTGATATCTTCATCTTCTGCATTATAGAAACGTAATCTATTATTAACAACTTGAATACCACCATCTAAACCCACCATATTAATAGCAGATTGTAATTGAAAGATAGTACGTACATATCCAACATACTCTTCAGATGTAATAACATCAGCGTTAAAATATTGTGTTACCATTATTAACCTCCTATAAATGCATTCCACTTATCTTGATAACTATCTTCAAACATATTACATGTAGTATTCTTCTTAGCCATACGTACTTTATATGTCATCTCTAAATTCCTATCCCCTAACAATTCATACATCTCTCTATTTAAGTGATTAGGATATAAGAAATACATTGTACCTACATTATTAAGAGAAATACTATGTAAATAATAAGGTTTATCGCCCATGTAGACAATATCACCTGCACAAGGTAAATTAAGTATACCTCTAATGGAATATACACCCCTACGCAATGGTCTATATAAATCTAACAAATCAAACGTAGAAGTGATATTTAAGTATGTCTTACGTTTAATTGCATGATTGTCTAAATCTGCTTGTGTATACCCCTGTACTACAGCAATAATATTATCACCAACTTCAAGAGTATTATAACCCTTAATATGTAATCTAAGTAATGTTTCATATAAATAAGAGAAGTTCTTATCTAAATCTTCTTTAGCTAGCATTGTAGTGTTTTTATTATTAACCATAGTATCACCTAAAATATCCTCGACTTCTGACCTCTTATTTAATACAGTATTAACCAACTTCAAGGCAACACCCTTGTCATAATCACTCTCAGCATACATACGTACACACTCAATATCTTCCAACCCAATAGGTACAATATAGCTATTAGCTTGTAGATAATCCATTAAAAAACTAATAGTATAATAATCATCCCTATAAAATGTATGTACTCTTCGAAGAACACGTTTAAATACCTTACCCATAAATGTATCAAATGCTACCACATATCTCTTAGGTATATTCTTCATAATGTCGCTAACCAAATCAAGTTTAAGAAAATAACCATCTATTCTAACTCTGTAATACACCTTGCTACAATTTACATATCTTACAATATCCTTAACCCCAAGGCTTTCAAAATAGGTTAACATACTCATGACCATACGATATGTTTGTGAATCAAACTTTTTATACGTTTTATTCTTTTTCATATTAATTCTCCTTTACTAGCAATTTTTCTAATTCTTTCTCTAACACATAAAACTCATCTGAATAATATGTTACGTTATCTACTTGATACGTATACTTCATTTTATTCTTTTCATATAGCTTTAACAAGATATCTAGCATATACTTATTAAAGTTTACCTCTCTTTTTACTTTGTAATATTCTTTTGATTCTTTAGTGTACAATGGAACATCTAATGCCCCATCACATACCTCTTCCATTAAGTTTGAATAAATTTCAGTATATGTACAACTCTCACACTCATCATTACCCCATACACTTTGTAAATATGAAATACATTCTTTATTCACTTCGTACATCAATTTGTAACTCGGAATCATTTTATCATCTCCTCACAAGAAATACTATTACACATATAGTATACTAAATATAATAAAAAAGAGATAATACAAACTTTTTTAGTTGTTTGTATTATCCCCATAAAAAACTTTTATACCCATATTCTATTTTAAGTTAACATATATTAGTACCATGTTTAATGTTATAAACAGATAAACCATTACATATAATAACAATTTAACAATATATGTTAAAACATCTTTTATACCTACACTACGTCTTAATAATGTAACAGTATACCAAAGATATATCCCTACTAACACATCTAATAACATTAAAAATATAAGAACTAGCATAGCTATAATTGGCGGCTGAATACTAATACTATACATTTTTACTCATACCACAGTCATAAGGAATAGCTACATTCAATTTCTTATCATATACATCTACATATGCTTCTTTCTTATCGCCATTATATGTTACCTCAATTAATTCTTTAATTTCAGTACCACTTACAATAGCTTTCCAATTCTGTAATGTTTTACAAAACCAAACAATAAACATCTTATCTGTAGTGATTTTGTCAGCACTATACCCACAATTACTGAATAAAACTCCTCTTGCTGAGTTAATTGCTTTTTCTTGTAAATCTTTCATCATTGTCTACTCCCATTCATAAGTTAAAACTGGTTGTCTCGTAACCTCTCTAAAATTATGACATGTCTGCTCACCAAAATAATCTTCCCAATAGGAATACTCATAATACTTACCATCTACACATTGATATATGTATCTCTTATGAGTATTAGTGGAATCACCCACAGCATCTTCAAATATAGTATCTACACGCTTAATAAATAAACCATCTGGCTTATCCCACCATAAATCATGTACTCTATCACAACTCTCAGCGTTTAATAGCTTTTGTATGTATTCCCTATTCTTTAGATTTTGTAACATAGTACCTACCTACTTAACACCAAATAATAAGTTTTTAAGATATTCTAAATTATTAGTAATCCAATAACTAATACTAAATACCTCTTCTGTATCTCCACCATCCGTATTTTCTTGTGTAGCATTATCAGTATTAACATTAGAACTACTATCACTATTATTACTATTATTACCAAATAACGTATGATAGAACCACGTTCCAGCAAAAGCACCAGTGAAACTATCAAAGAAACCACCACTCTTGTTAGTAGTGTAATAGCTATTTGTTACATTAGTTGTCTTATTCTCAGTAGAAGATTTAGTAGCACCACTCGTACCACTCTTATTAGTAGAACTCTTTGGTGTATTAGACTTAGTTACTGGTTTTGTAACAGGTGTAGACCTAACAACAGGTGGTCTACTAATAACAACAGGTCTAGCAGTACTAATAGCACCTACGTATGTAGTACCCAACAAAGTCAACACTGAAAACACAACTACACCACGTTTAAATAATATATTCATTACACTTTAACTCCTCTGTTTGTTTCTTTAGTTCATTAGTAGCTATAACACGCATATTTCTTTCTACATTATAATGTGCTTTAAACCCATTTAGGTATACCTCAGAATAATCCTTAAAGCTTTTATCATCTGAATCCTCAACTGATTTTTCAACAGACTTTAAAAACTTTTCATAGTTACCCTCATTCGCTCGCTCATATGCATCTAGAAACTTTAATACACCCTTATTAATACATTGTTGATATAATCCTGTAGAACTACCAATCAAACGATTTAGTAGGAATACTTCTATCTTCAACTGTAGTACAAAGTACGTGTATTTAAATATATCTAACCAACTGCTATCTTTATCTTTCATATATCACTATACCTATCTGCTACAGTATCCCTAAATGTTTGATACTTACTATCCTCTAAATAGAATGGGTCAGATGTACCCAATACTTCAGATGCAATATAACACAGTAATTGCCCTAAACGTAACTCAGGATAACAACCCCATATATACTCTAAATCTTTTAGCACTTCTTTATGTGTACTAATCACTTCATTATTATCTGTATATGAACGTGTCCTATGCTCTACATCCCTATGAATACACACTATATTATAAACCCCTTCTACATACAACAATCAACTATAACTTATGACATACCTCATAATAGTTAACAACTTCTTTACCATATCTACGATACCTATATGCTATGATGTAAAATACAAAATCTAGTATACCATCATATCTACGCTGATAATCATCTTCATACATATCTTCTTCATACAAATTTCTCTTATGAATAGCCATTACTGAATGCCCATCATCTGCATCTGTGATACCGAACACTACATAATCCTCACCCACACTTACATATGTCGTATTATCTGCACTCCAATATACATCAAAATTAGATGTGTTAAACAACTCCCCACTATGATACATGTTATCAAACTTTAAATATGTTTTAAGCTTTACACTAGGTAGTATTAGTTGATATAAACCATAACATAAACAAATTACACATATAATAAGTGCAAACTGTATTAAATATATCTCTACTGAAACATCATACACACCAACACCCTCATGTTAATAATACGCAATCTCTGTATCTTTAGCACTATACACAATATCAGTATAATGTTTGATAAGTTTAAAATTCTTAATAGTATCACTTCTAAGATACTCATAATCCACTAAATTCTCTACAAAGAACTTATTAATCCTATAAGCACCCTTGTTAACAAAGTCTGTTGTATAGATAACAACAAAATCGCTACCACTATAATGATATACGATAGTATCCTTACTAGAAAACTCTTCAGTAATAAAATTGTCTGTTGAAGCTAAGTAAGAATTCATGAAGTCATTAGCACTTTCCTTGTCTTTAAAAGCTACTGTTATACAATCAATACATCCACTTATATGATTGACAACCTCACCAATAATCGCATTACACACTAACTCACAATCATCTGTAAGATTATATGTATCTAATAGTCTAACATTCCCTACATAGTATTCAATACTGAAATAACTACCAATCTTATATCTAACCTCATGTAAGATAATATCACCATAATTAGTTGTAGGCAAAACTACGCCATTATAACTGTACTTAAATACAAAATCTTCTGAATTATAGCTTGTATGAGATGCTAGTAATTCTAACTGTAATCTAAATTTAGTAAATCGTTTGTTTTCTATTGTTGCCATAATGTAATCTCCACTTATTTAATTATCCACTTCATACATCCTATACGCATGTAGTACATTGCCCTATCGATTGATAACTTAGAAACACCCTTACGCTTTTTAGCACGCTTCTTATAACAATCAAATTCGTAGAACGTACCATCTTCTGTATCTGTATCTACACCATTAATCAATATTAGACCTGCGTCACCTAACTTAGAATCAATCAACTCTTGATTATCATAATACATCTCACTAGGCATACAATAATACAAATACATGACTTCCTTACTATCATGATATCGTTTCTTTTTGAAATCATTTAAGAAATCTCGTATAGATAACTTAATCTCAACCTCTGTTAGATGTAGTGTCTTTAAATTAAAATACAGAAAGTCGGCTTCATATTCACCCTTTCTGTATTCATACATCGATACATTAGGAACACATATATACTTCTTAAATAAATGTCTACCTAATATCTGTTGAAAATTAAATTCACATAGAAATCTACTCATCATCCAACACCAATGTCACAATACCATCTTTATTAACTACTTTAGCAATTTGGTATGGTGTACCTACAGCATTGACAACTTCTACTGTATCATCAACATAACACGATATCTCTAATAATTCATTTATTAAGTCTTTTACAGAACATACTACCATATATTTAATCCCCTTTTATTCCATTGATGAGATAATCTAAATTATTTTGTAAATTAGTATTCAAAATAATTCCAGTTTATATTTCCATCAGATAAACTACCTACATGACCATTATCTCTATATCTACCCTTTTTAAACCATTTAATACGTTTTAATTTCTTTTTCTTTTTACCCATTTGTGTATAATTCCCTATATAACTGAATAAATAATGCATACTATGGAATATACAAAAGTTTTATACCTGTATCAGTATTTACTACCATACATTTAATCCCCTTTTAAATGACTATCGTCTACTCCCTACAAAATAGTAAACAGCAAAAAATAATATAAACGCTATAGATTTAATGATAACCTTTTTATCCATATAACTACTTCCTATAAATAATATGTGTTACTGTATACTCTCGTACATAAGCCACTTACATATTTTCTTTAATATTTTCTGTATCATTTCTTCCTATACGTCACAGTAACACCTTTGTTAGCATTGCTAATAAAATACATTGTCTTAGAAACAAAATATAATGCAGTATTATCGTCATATCTAATGGAATCTACTTTATACCCTTTACTATCCATATATTCAAAAGTCTTAGGCAAATAATCAGCAGTACCAAGTTCATTAGCAGTATATCTATGACTAAACACATCTGAATCTTTATTCTGTTCAATTAAACTATCACTTTGACTAGTAATATAATAGTTTAATTTCTCTTCCCTACTAGCAGATAATGATGGCTGATTTTTGACTGTAGTATCACCACACCCAACAAAGCAATCACCACAACCACCTATAAAAAGAGAAGTCAATAGAATAAATCCCAATAAAACATAACGCATATATCTCAAGCCTCTCACAGTAAATCTCTATGTCCACATAGAGAACCAATACTCTCTCAACTCAGATAAAGCTTCTAATACTAATTCCCTATCTTCCTCATTTAAGTTATCTTCACTAGTAGATTTATCAAAAAAATATTCTAATGATGTAACAGCATGCACTAAGGTGTTGTATCTCAACCTAGTATTCTCATCATAATCAAATGCCTCAGGACTACCCTCTAAGTACTTTCTAACAAAGAAAGCTATAACACCACATAATGTAATATCTAAATTCCATATAGCAGAACCCCGATACTTAGTATACAATACTTCTAACTCATTGTATAAGTTTTCATGTAAACGCTCATAGCACACTTCATGCTCTTCTACAAAAATAGAATCTGTTTTATATGCTAATATATCTTTCCTAAGACCTACACACTCTTTCTCTACTTCTTTAAGCCTTAGATATTCATCCATATCAATCGACACCTTAACAATGTTTTCTGGAAGATACCTAATCTCATCTTTAGTATTTTTATTACTACAACTCTTACTATTACCCATAACCTTTATATTATATCTACTATAGATATCCTATCTATTTAAACTACCCCTATCAGCAAAAACAACTCTCCCATCTACTGTATTCCTCACACTCTCAAATTTAACTGTAGTACTGTTACAATTACCACACCCATTAGCACATACACTAGTCGTACTCATATCAGTATGTGTAGTATCTGTATACCTCATATACTGATAATATTCTACATCAGCCATATCTCGTACTGTATCTTTTGTACGTCCACCACCATATACACAATACTTAGTAGACAAGTTAGGCTCAATCGATTTAAAATAACGCTTAAACCATGTCACTCCATTATTAGATACTTCTACTACAGCACCATCTGTTAATTTTTTACTAGTTACATCATCTTCAATAGCTTGTGTAGTTAACTCAATAGCCATACCCTCAGACAACTCAAATGCACTAGAAATCAACGAATGTAAATAGAAAGACATGTCTTTAGGTACATTCCCTTTGTCAGTATACTCTACTACCTCATGTATATTAGCACCTAAAATAACAGGTTGTACACCACCATCACTAGAAATGCTATGAGTATCCGCATTAACCACTTCTCTGTCATTACTATGAGTGTTAACCCCAACCCCATCAGAATGATTGTTACTACCATGTCCACTGTCATTTGTATTACCTCTCTCTAAATCTTCGCCATTATGATTATCCATAGGAAGAATATCACTATGAACTTCATTAGTGATGTTTCCTCTTTCAACTTCATTAGTCCCATTATGAATACCAGAACTAACAGTGCCTTCTCCATGAATACCACCCTCACCTGTATTATTCACTTCACCATTCGTACTATCTGTAGTATTACTTTCTACAGTCTCTGTTTTTACTACTTTAGTACCATACCATCTTTTAGTATTTACATCATACACAGGTCTACCATGAAATAATTGTAACCCCTTAACTGTATCATATGTTAAATACTTAATACCCCAGTGATAGAAAGTCCATAACAACCACTGAACACCATCAACAGTTGTTATACTTTTAAAACTATCCTTTCTAACACTATCCTGTAACACATATTGTGTCTTGATATCTAAACTATAAAATCTTTCCATCTATTTAACTTCTTCTGTAGCTGTATCACTAGCTACCTCAAACAATGTATCTACATCAACTTTAAGTGCTTCTGCTACTTTCCTACAAGTACTAATACGAACATAATTTACATTTTCATTAATTAAGCTATACAAAGCTGGACGACTCACACCACTCAATCTAGATAACTCACTGATAGAAATCATACGTTTCTGTATTACCTTTTGTAAAGCACCACTCCGCAACTTGAATTGAATCAAACCCATAAATAAATCACCTTATCTCACATAATTATCTTTTGTATAGTATCACCTATATTAAATAAGTGTTACATTAACCTCAATATCACTCTCACGTTGTAACACTTCTTCATAATGACAAATACCTTGAATGATAGTATCTAATGTAGAAGTATTATATCCATCTGTATAATTCCTAATATACAAGTTACATACTCTATCATTATAGTATAGAGTAGCATCCATCGTCATAGTTCCATCCGTTATTGTACACTTAGCACTCTCTAAAGAGTAATCAACAGACATAACATAATTACTACCACTTGTATCAGCACTTACACCATCAATTAGATTATCTTTATAGTAATAATCTAACATATTAACTAGCATCTTAATTGTATTCTCTAACATACCACACTCACCTACCTATATTAACTAATATTACCTATATTATTTAAAGCTTTTCTTTAATGCCTCACGAATAGCCTCACCTAAACTAGTTGCATTAATATCAAAGTCTTTTTTAACCCCATTATGTAATGTATAGCCTTTATACTTGCCACTATCAATGCTATCTTTATCAATAGACAATGCCATACCACTTACACCATCTTTAAGCTTTTTATTTAACAATGTAGCTGTATCACCTAAGCCTTTAACTTTATCAGACAACACATTCACATTATCATTTAACACTTCAGTAATATCTTTCTTAGTTACTACCTTAGTATCTTTAGTGTTAATCTCTCTACACTTATTAAGAATTTCTTCTTTATGATTCTCAGCCTCAAATCGTGCATTGAATACATTACCCATACTCAATAAAGCATAATCATAAATGTTATCTCCCCATGTAGCTGACTTAACATTGTATGCATCAGATACAAAATAATAAGTATCACCACAATTATACTTAGTGTTAGCTAACTCTACATGATAAGCACCACTTAGAATACTAAATACATCCCCTAATACTAATACCTCACCACTATCTTCATACTTAAAAGAACCATCCTCATCAACTACCACTAAACGTCTAAGTTCCTTAACCTTAAATGGTACACCTACTTCAAGCTTATTAGTCTTTAAAAACTCTTTAATATAATAATCCATATGTTTATACCCCTCTATAAAAAATACTTTGTTTTGTATCACTTTGTATTGTTTAGTAATACTATGTAAAGTAATATTTGAAAACTAAATTAATAATATTCGATATAGTGAATGTATCGATTGATGTATTCTAATAGTGTTAGCTTTCTATAAAATAAAAAGACATAAATAAGTACGATGTAAAACATTACACAACCTTACACTAGGATATGAGCCATCACCATCAAAATAAGTTATATAAAACAAAGTTTGTAAAAAGTATAATGTACCGCTCTTATGCCTAATATAACAAACCCATTCCCACTATAAAGCTGTATACTATAATACACTCATACAGTGTTTTAGATACAATCACTATATCTTACTTAAATAATACCATATATGTATTGAATTGTAAAGTTTAATATTGTTATGTAATATTATTAAGATATGCCACACATATAAACCACAAATACTATAAACAATATAAGAAGTAATGCGAACATCTTGCCAACAAAACAAGAATCCCTACCTTCAATCCCATTCTTGTAATACTTAATACGTGTATTAACATTATGTACTAATGTATCATAAAACGCTCTATTCTCTTTATAGTCGTCTAGATAAAAACTTCTAACACTAACATCATCCATACTATATCTGCCATACACAAAAATAGATAATATAGTCCCATATGTGTTAGTTCCTAAACTTAGATGTGACATATCTGTAACTTGATAAACACCCTTAAAAGAACGTAACTCAGGTGAATCAAATCTACCACCAATATAACTAGCTTGATAATAGAAATAATCATCTCTAAAGCCAAAGCTATCTTTAGTAAAACTCATATCACTACTCCCCTATTTAGTTAAGAAAAACAAAAAACTAAATAAAATGACTAGTACTAGAAACACATAGAAAGCATAATGACGAAATGAACGCTCATACATACACTCTTTAGACTTTTTACTCATTGTTTTAGCAACTTTAAACTCTTTAATGAAATCAAGTAAAATAGGAATGTTAACTACATTAACAACAATATCAAAATATTCCTTAGTCCCATCAGACATCTCAATATACATAGCCTCACCACGTAGATATATGTCCTTGACTTCATCTATACTAAAAACTTTATCCCCAAAAACAATGAAGTAACCATAATCATTATCAACATAAAAATCATCTCTGTTATACATAATAAATCTCCTCTTAATACCCATCATCATAAAAATACATATATCTAGCTATCTCATCATCACTCATGTCATAATACAATTTTAATAAAAACATATGATTATAACTGATATAATCTATTGAATAACTCTTAATTTTATCTTTGTAGAACAAGCTACTCGAATCAAAACTATCCACATCAATGTTCATATTCATATATGTAATCCACAACTAACACCAATAACCATACCAACAAAGCAAGAAACAACAACTACAAACAACATAATAAAGAAAAATATTCCCCATTCAATAATTAAATAATCCTTAGACTTAGCATCTTTGATAAGATTATTAGTGCTATCAACAAATCTAATTAAATCAGATATATCACCATCAAAATCAATCAAACTAAACCATTCGCCTACACATGACTCTTTATCTAATTTTAAGTAGCTATCATCTAAACGAATTCCTCGTAAAGAACCTAAATAAAAATAAATTGTATCATTAACAACAAGATAGCCATCTAAAACCTTATAGTTTTTCAATTTCATATTAACCTACCTCACACAAAATACAATGGAATATCTACAACTAAATGATAACACATATGTAAAGAAGTGTAAAGTAAAATAAAAAGAGGTAGTGATAATACTACCTCTTTAAATATACCTATTCTTTAATTGGAACAGAAACTGTTGTATCGTATTCAACATCATAACCCCATACCCTATCAATCAGATTATGCTTGAATACCCAACCCCTAATAGCTTCGTTGACAATTAATCCTAAATCTTTTTCTTCCTCAGCTGTTGTATAATCAGCAATACAACAGCACTCCCTATTATCATCTACATCAACCTGTAAATGATTTAAGATATCTTCATCCCATACATAAGGAATATATTCTTTACACTTAGAAACATAAAAAGTTGTCATTGTATCATCTACTAAATGATTAAAACTTTGATATAAGAAAATCTCACAATCATTGATGTCCTTATATTTTTCAAAGATTGCTCTTCCCCAAGAAACAGCATCTTCAAAAGTATCAAAAAACATAGGTGAGAATACATCATGCTTTTCTAAGTGTACAACATACTTAATTACAATATCATCAGCATAATACGTCTTATGGAAAATATCCTTACGACATGAGTAGAACTCACCTTTAACACCCTTGATAATGTAATCACCATCTCTAACAAACATAGCACCCTCTAAAGTACGTAGATAGAGTTTACCATCACAATCATAGAAACAGTTATCAATACCAACTTCAGTTTTTAATATCTCAGTTGATGCATCATCATTATAAAAGAATTGAAATGCCTCTACAGTTACTGGTTTTTTAATGTACTTCCTCATCTATTTACCTCTTGTAACTAAATATGCTGTTGTGAAATTAACAGCATCCTCCAAAGTCTGAACTTTAGTACCATTATCTTTAGTCTTAATAACAGTATATACAGCACTTAATCTATCAGAATTATTTTCATAAAAATGTTTAACAAGGACATAATGTTTGACATCTGTAACACCTTTAGCCAAAGACTCATCTACATCTGCAACGTACACTTTCAAATCTACATCAGACTGAGATAACTTAGATTTAACTTCTTTAGGTAAATCATTAACATCAATCTTCTTCCAATCCAAATCTACATCTTTAATTTTCTTAACACCATCAATAGTCGCACCACTAGTAAAACCATAACTAGCATAGTGTAAACTATCATCTAATGTTAAATTCCTACCCAAAACAGTTGTATACTGTTTAGATAAGATTTTATCAGACGGAGGATTATCTGCTAATATGAAATGATAACCACCAATAACAACAAACAAAAATGCGATAGAAAGAACAATATAAACCCACTCTCTAACAGAGCCATCAGCATTGTAAAATGAACACTTAAACATAATAAAATCTCCTTTTAAATATCTACCATTTTAAAAACTATACCATTACTATTTAATAAAATTCTTTATAGTTGTTGTATTAACCCTAGCATCTTTAACGATGGCACCCAATGCATAAATAGAATCTTTTTCAAAGTATTCAAAACCATACCCAGAGTTAATATACCCCTCAAACTCAACAACTTCACCTTTATCATCAATCATAACTTCAATATAACGATAAGAATTATTGTTGTTAATAAAATTACCACCAGGAGACGACATACCAGCATATAAACCTTCATCTCGTATTACAACTTTTAAATAGTCACCTACGATATGACAATCTAAAGAAGAAGTTGGCAAGGCAAAATAATTAACCATAGAAACTACTCTTATATCACAAAATTTATCCATAATAAAATCTCCTTTTAATCTACCTTTTAATAAAATTAACTAACTTACGTAAACCTTTGAAAAATACACCATCACCAATATGACCTACCAAAAAATGACTTAAATCATCTGGCTTAAAAATATCCTTAAATGTAATATACCACTTAAACCATTGAACATACACTACATGAATACTATAACCAACATCACAAACATTTGAACTAGTATCATCAGACAATTCATTATTATATGAAACCCTAATGTAATAATCTAATGAAAAGAGAAAATCCTCACTACCAACACAAACAGGGGTAATAGTATAAGGAAATTTACCTTTGTGATGATTATCTAAAACTTTATGAACTATATCATCTAACCCATCAACAGTAATAGAATTAAAATCATCTACTATAACAAAAACCCTAATATAATACTTTTCATTAAAAATATAAGAACTCTCAATCTTTATGTTTCTGTCTATCCCCATAATATACTATTGCTTTCTCCTTCATATCATCTGAAACAGTAAAAACATTATAGATACCATCAAACATAAAGTCTTTACCCATTAAAACTCCATTCTCAGAAATAAAAAACTTAGTTCGTGGATAATACCACCTCAATGCTTTTAATATAAAGTCATCACTGTAATCACACACTACTCATTGACACCATCCTCCATGAAACAAACACAAACAGTAAAACTATCATCAGAATAAAACTCAACACCCATATAGCTACAGTTATCACCCTTATCCAGCAATTTAATAGCTTTACGTATATTAACCCAACCTCTGTTAAAATGATACAAACGAAAATACAAATCAATCACCTCACAATCGAAACATATATTATTTGTTGACATCATATTAACACATGTGTAAAGTTTTGTAAAGAGGATTTTGAAAAATATACTATATTAAATCTTTTTTATCTTGATATTAATAGTGTCATCTTCAAAAGATATGATATCTACCACATATTTACGACTCATCAAAATTAACATCAATGCTCTTAACTTACTCTTATTTCTAGTATTCATTTAAGCCTCCAAAAGTAAAATAAGGGTATAGAGAAACCTATACCCTTATCATACACCATATTCTACTCAATAACCACTCTTTAACATAAAACAAAGATTATTTACAAAGCTTCAATACTTCTTTCTGTATCATCTTAGAAATCTCTATATTATTCCCTATTAGTAATATTCTACCTTTGTTTAATGCCCCATCTTTAAGAGATAAAAGCATCCTCTTACCCTCTTCTGTAGTAAAGTATTGATGATACTTTGTCTTAATAACAGCAAAAGGAATTTCTTTATCAGAAATATAAGAATACAACTTAGTACACGAATCTAAATCAAAACCAACAGTATCAGAAATACATGGCTCAACTAAAAAACGATAACTAGCAATCTCACCACTAGCATCTGCATATGTACAAGGAACTAATTGCTTTTCAACAACTTTATAATCAGTAGTCTTAGCTTTTCTAGTCCTCTTCTTAGAACCTTTATATGCCCAAAGCAACTCATCTTTAAGAACACGTAAATCATTAGCATCTGATAATAACATATCCTCTGATAATGGTATATCTTTACCAGCACCAACAGCACCCTTAACCATATTCAAGTTATTATTGAACATACGATACTTATATTCATCTATAGTACGTTTTGTTACCAAAAGAATAGCGTACTGAGTATCAAACTTAGAGTCTCGTCTACAAACCCTACCAACTGCTTGAATCATATTCTTAGTTGAAAATGAAATATCATAAAATATAATTGTGTTACATTTCTGTAGATTTACTGATTCAGTACCAGCAGATGTAATCAACACAACATCTCTAGAACCAATATTCTCTTCGACAGCTTCCCTAACCTTAATATTAATAGAACCTGTTACTTTATGTATCTTACCAAGATTTAATTTTTTCTTGTTTTTCTTTAAGATAGATTCTAACCTAGAAATTGTTTCTTTGTATTCCGCATAGATGATAACACTATAACCATTGCTAAATGCACCCTCTAACGAATTAAGCAATAATTCCTCTTTAGGGGAATACTCAGTATCACAGTAATTAGATACCAAATCCTCCATTGTTTCATCAGTATATACCCTATCAACAAATCGCTGTAAATCGTGCATCCTACGTGAGAAATTCCTAGCATCATCTTCAAAGTTTAGAATACCGCTAGAAACTCTTTTGTATATCTCGTAATCTTTATCAGACAAATCACACTCTAAAGCAGTGAATTTAAGATTATACTCTTTACCCCTAACAATAATAATATCATTAAGCTTTTCCCTTAGAATATCTAAGTTTTTATACCCATAGACATCTTTAACTTTAATCTTAGTAGCCTTACCACCACGCTTGATATATTGGTCACGTAAATTCCACAAAGTAAAATTATTATCAAAAGCATCTTTCTTACCAAGAAAACCGGGTGAAGAAAAGTTAACAATATTATACAAAGAATCTAAAGAATTAAGAATAGGTGTTGCAGTCATAAGCCATACAATAGAACACCTAGAACGAATATTAGACATAATCATTGAAAACTTACTCTTCTTATCTTGCAACTTATGTGCCTCGTCTACATTTAGAATCATTGGAATGTTTCTAGATTTTAACTCAGCAGTAATCCTATCCAACTTCTCTACCTGAGTATCCGTACATACAAAAATCCTATTTGTATCTAAATTATACCAAGTATAGTCAGCAGATATAATACCCACCTCATCTTCTTTAAGAAGTAGCTTTTCAAACAACTCTCTTCTAAAGGCTTTGAGTGCCTTAACAGGACAAACTATAATAGAAACAACTGTACTATATTTATCTAGCAATACTTTGTTAGCCACAGATGTAATAAGTGTTTTACCTAAACCACACTGACCACCCAATATACACCCCTTCCTAGCTAACATATACTCCGCACATTCTATTTGGTCAGTACCCAATGTAATACCATTGAAAGAGATGTACTTATCCTCTAATTTATAATCGCTCAAACCATACCTCCGATAAACTAAATAAAAAGCGACTCATATAATCACAATGAAATATATGAGTCGCTTTTAAGGAGAAATTTATGCAACAACGTGGCAAACGTCATCTACGAATGTTTGATAGCTTAATGAGTTTGAGTGATTACAGAAGAAAAACTTCCATTGAAATTACGGAGATTATTTCTTATGTGAGAGTGATTGAGAGAGAATTTATATAATCACTCAAACTCATTAAACTATCAAACCTTTAAATAAATTGTACCACAGATTATAAATAAAAACAATACTTTACCTTAAACCAATTCTATTACATTCTTCCTCGATAATGCTTTTCAAATCCAACACTAAATCCTTATACAAATCATCATGTAATATTTTATTGTCAATATCATTAAAATAAGCATCAGCATAGGTATAGATATACTTATCTATCCTACCATCTATCCTATCCCTAAGTTTAGATGCATCAGACACCTACTAATCACCACCATCTTCAAACAAACCATTTAAAACACGTGGAACATACCTTCGCCCATTAATATATAATTTGTTATATGACTTATTAATAGAATTAGATACCCTACCTAACTCATTAGTATATGACGTATCTAACTTCAAGATAGGGTCAACTAACTCTAAAATATCCTTAGCCTTACGTCTAGTAGTCGATATATCACGAATAAGACTTACAACTTTAGTTTTACCACTTCTTGTTGTAGGATAATGTAACTCACAATAATGATATAAATCCCCTAAGGCTTTATCACACTCATTAACGATAGAACTATAATATGTTTCATTATTCCTAAGATACTTAACCATATCTACGAAATCTTTTGTTATTCTATTGATATCCTCAGCAGAATAATCACTACTAAATTTAATATCATCAAAAGACATTTAATCACCCTCACTAGAATTCTAATTGAACTTTAAAGAAATCCCTTATAGAAGTTAAAGACACAGGAAAGTAATTATTAGCATCTACCCCTACATCGTATCTCAATATATTATCATGTCTATTTTTTAAATTATACACATATTGAGCATGAATATGACCATGTAAATGAATACTTTTATTTTTATAACTACCATTCCAACTCATTAACGGGTAATGCATCAACACATACTTAATCTTATTCTGATTGAACTCTTTATAGTCAAGAATATCTTCAAACAAATGACTATCATATTTTAAGTCATGATTTCCAAGAATTAAGACCTTGCGTCCCTTTAGCTGTTGTATTAACTTATTAGACTCATCAACAGAAATCTTATATGTTAAATCACCTAAAATATACACTAAATCATTTTTATGTACAATAGAGTTGTAGTTGTGTATTAACTTATTATTCATATCTTCTACACAAACAAAAGGTCTATTAGTAAGACGTATAATATTTTCATGACCTAAATGTAAATCACTTGTGAAATATATTTCCATAAGAATAAACCTCTATAAGTTATCTAATTCAGACAACTTAATATGAATATACATAAAGAACCCCTGTAAAAACCCTACACTAGCAGAATCTGTATCAAACCCAAAACTCTTTCTAAACTCAACAATCTTATTGACATTAGAACTCATGTCTAAAAATGAAACATTGAAATTATTTAGAAAAGCATAGAAGAAATCTAATATGCCATCAAACTTAGTGTCATAACTAAAGATATAATCATTATACCCCATATAAGATAATAAGAACTTATCTGTAATATGATGTACATCATTATTAATCATGATAGTAGCATTTTTAGTATAACTATCAAACGTAACAATAGAGTTACCTAATGTAAACATATCATCTAAGCAATCCTGAGCATAATCAATATGACTTGACAAAGAATCAATTATATCACGAATTTTATAAAAATTAGTATACAATGAAATCACCAACCTTTAAATATAATCACCCATTGTATATCCATAAATAACACCATTATCCATAAAGAATTTCATATAATTCTGTACATCATCATAAACACGATTAGCTACTGCAACTGTACCAATGTACATTTGAAAATCATATGGATGTAAAAACATCTCATCTAAAACATCTATCTGAATGTCTTTAGTTTTCTTGTTAATAGTGATATTAAAACTAATATCACTATTTTCACCACCAACTCTTCTACAAAAATACCATCTATCTTTTGCGTAGTCAGTAAACCCTAAGCTTCGCATCTCATCATCAGACAAGATATTAGCTTTAATATTAGCATTTTGCCCTTTAGAATTCAAAGGAACTTCATCATTAATATTATATCTACTCATCACTTGTTACCTAACCAATCATTATACATATCTCTAACATCTAAAATATTCTTATCTCTTAAATCACTAACAAAATGAGTACGCAAGAACCCATAGAAACTCTTTTCAAATTCGTTCAAAGAGTCTGTATTTACTTCATTATTACTAATATAATGACCTAACAAAGTCCTACAATATTTCCACTCTAAATAAGAATCAGACTTGATTTTAGTCATATAACCTCTAGAGTCAGTGAAAACATAACCCTCGAAATCACATGTTTTAGCTTTTTCAAGGTACACATTTAAAGAATCCCTATCAGAAACAGTTGTTGACCACACAACTTTAAACACATCATCAAAAGCAAGCATAGGATTTTCTTCATAAATCTTACTAAACTCTTTTCTACACATTTCAGAAAACTCATAGTCAATATGAATACCTTTATCTAAATGTAATTTATTAGGCACAAAGTCTAATAAGAATAGTTTATGAGATTTATTATAATTAATAATATGCACATCTTTAGGGTGAATCATCTCAAATACAGCAGAACAGTTGTACTTCATTAAAATTGTACGCAATGCATACTGAATATTGAAATCAACCATTCCAAAGTTTTCTTTAACATAACCAGCATGCTCAGTCATTGTAGAATTCTTACTAGCAAAAATATAATCACCTTTTTGCTTATCCCAAGAAATAATGCCTAAAGAACCATTCTCTTTTTTAGCAACCCTAACAGGGTAAACTAACTTATCTAGTTCTTCATTAGCATCTTCTCGTTGACCTAAGTTAAAGAATTTATCATAAGAACGTGCTTTTACATTACCATTAACTTTATCAACAAAAAGACCTCTAGCTTTAATAGTGATATCATCCCACAGATTATGTCTGAAAGCCTTTTCAGTAAAGTTAAGACTAACCATATCACCACAATCACGAATCCTAACCAATTTAGAATTAGCTATAACATTGACCTCTACAGAGTCTGTATTTAATACAACTTTACCGAATTCCTGTTGAAACTTAAATTCATCATCTAAATAATTTTTATTATAGATATCATTTTTATAGTCACTAACCTCTTGACCATTCTCATCAATATCAAGAACTTTTAGATAACCACCAAATTCAACTCTACCCTCTAATGAATAACTAAACCCTTTAGAAGATGAAACACCCCTATGCCCAAATACTTGAACTTCAGTACCACTACGTTGTTGTCTAGTATATTCTAAAGACACTTCAAAATCATAACCACCAACACCCTTAATGCATTGAGTAGATGACAAGAATAACGCATTTTCAGGGAACTTAGTCAAACCAGCATGTGTAACCATATATCTAATGTCACCACACTTAAAGAAATAACAAGAATGTAGTTTACGATATAAAATACGCAACTCTTTCTTTAAATCAGATTCATTATCACAATGCAATAACCAATCCTTTAATGTTGTCTCTTTAAAACGCTTGTACCCTAAATCATCACCTTTTTCACTATGTGCATACCGAATCCAATGTGATTCATGATTACCCTCTAATAATACAACATTCTTACGCTTAGATAAATCTAGAATTGTCTTTAGCGTATCATAATGCTCAATACCCCTATCAAAGTAATCGCCAACAAATACATATAATGTATTAATATCAAAATCAGATAAAGCATTTTTGAGAACAGTATTACATGAATGAATATCACCAATAACCTTAACATTAGTGTATGCATTAGCATCGCACAGATAGTCTGTATTATAAGAAGAAATAAAATCTTCTAATGAATCTATCTTAGTGATATCTCTATGAAGTTTAGGAGTACCTTCCATAACCTTATACATCTTATCAACAACATGATGTGGTACAAAAGAATACATACCCCTACGGTATTCATTCTGCCTAGCTATTTTCAATAAATCCATAGTCATATCATACTGATAAATCCTATAGTTATATCGTTTAGCTAATCTACGATACTCTTGAATCTGCTTCTGTACTGTTTTATGAGAAGAACAATGAGTCGCATCAATAACAGTAAACTCACCATTAGACATACGATATTCTAACATTTTATACAATGTATCAAATGCCAAACTATTGCAATCTTGATTAATCGTATAGTTGCCCTCTTCATTCAAAACAGGTGAACTATACATTAAACGCAATTTATCACTACTCAATGAGTAGATATCTAACCCTAAATCTCTTAAAAGAGTTGTCTTGCCACTACCAGGGCAACCTCTTAACAATAACAATGACTTCATATACTAATCTCCTATAGTTACAGTATCAACAACACAACCATTAAGATACTTTTTAATATCTTTAATCTTAGTTTCAAGATAATAGCCACTCAATACAGAATTAAATGTACTAATCTTATTTCTTATGTTAGAAAATTCATCTATAGAAATCTGGCTATAGTTATCAAATATAGATATATCTCTATCCTCTAGTCGTAATTTAAAGCTAAACGTACTATCATATTTAGTAAAATAGACTACATCAATTAATCTAACGTCATCTTTAAAATCATCAATCATATCAAAGATTCTAAATGTAGAACTAAACAAAGAATATACATCACCTATAGTATAATATCCACCAAAGTGTTTATTAAACCTACACAGTATTGTTGGAAATAATTTTACATCACTCTCAATAACCTCAGTAAGACCACTAAAGACACCATACAATGAATCAAAGAAAGTGAAATTATCATCAAATATCAAATAATTTTTATTGGATTTAATAATATCTATGCTGGCACCACTAAACTTGCTATTAATACCACCCATAGAATAATACTCATTGTGATATAACAATTTATTAACATCTAACCCATAATGTTTAAGAATAAACCCAAGATACTCCGAATCTACGTCTGTAACATCGAAAAATCTCATTGCCATAATACTACCCCTCAATCACTTTATAAATACCAATATTAAAAAGACGTATGGCTTTTAAAACTACATCAATATATGAAATATGAATTGTCTCTGTAGTATCCTTTGTAATATCAATATCTAATTTACGATATTTAATATTCACTTTACCTAAATCAAAGGTAAAGTAAACAGAATAGTTATGCCAAAATACATGTACAGTCTTACCTACAAAATCATAGAAACCCCTTTGATAATTATCTAACTGAATACCAATAGAAGTACCATTGCCAAATATATGTATGTTAAGATTTTTAGGAATTTCTTGATAAAACTCCATCTCAGTAATCTGTTCAGAACATACAGAATCAGCCAATACTAACTCCCAAAGTAACGAATCTTTATATGTATGAGTGTAGAAAAACCCATCTACTTCAAATGTACCTGTATTAGGAAATGCTGACTTAACAGCATCATCACAATATACTGGAATTCTTAGAAAAGCACGTCTATACAAATCTAACATTTTAATCTCCTTTAAATAAAAATGGTTATGTAATATCTACATAACCATTATAACACTATACCTATTAAGTTGTAAAGTTTTGTAATTAACGATAAAGAAATTCAATCTATTACTTACCCAACCACATAAGCTTATTAGCCTTGATATACTGAATATATCTTTCAAAAGGTAAACCACTCACCCTAATTTTATTATTGATTGTTGCATTACAATCTAAAGTAAAGCAACACCTACTTACCATTTTTCTTTTTAAGTATTTCATCAGTCAAACACCCACAATACCAATGTAATAATTAGAGAAAACACTGCAATACCAGAAAAAATTGTCGATAAAGTATCATAAACACGATAAACCCAAGAAAAACGCTCACATCCACCCATACTAAATACAAAAATAAAAGTCATAATAAAGGATGCTACAAAAATCTTAAAGAAAAAGAAATAATCCATTATAACACCACCATCAAATATCAAAAACCCACAACCATCCACATAAAGCCAAAAATACCAATGATATAAACAATGAAATATGACCTAAAACATCCATAACATACTCACCCTTACTAAAATAGGGAAAGAATAAACTAAGAAAAGCAAATAAAACGGTCATTAGAAATAACGCAAGCGATATCTTAAAGAAAATAAAGTAATACACAATACTTACCTCCCACATGCTACAAGTCCAGTTAAAGATAAATTATATGCAGATACCTCATCAATTACATCCTTAAAGACTTTAAAATCAGAAATCTTATCTAATTTTATTTTAGCTATATCACCATTGAAACAGTGAACATATAACATATTATCAAAGACGTATATTTCAGAAATAGTCTTTAATGTAAACACTCTATCTTTAATTACAACAATTTTATTCCCATCAATTAAATTCATAACAAGTTACCACCTTAGCGACTGAAATCACGTTCTAATACAACCCTACGTAATTCTTTCCATTCAAAGTAATCTAAAAACCCATCTTGATGATACTCATCAACAAAACGTAGCATCTCATTTATAGCAAACTCACCATTAACACTATAGGTTAATTTTAGACTATAGTATAATGCATCAAAATCATGTCCACACACAAATTCTTTTGAAATCCTAATAATCTCTTTTATAAATTCAAGCTTTTTCATATCATACCTCAATGTAAAATAAAAGGTAGGCATGAAAACACACCCACCTAATACACTAAAAGCCACAATTATACCCTGTGTTAAGTCGCTCAGTAAATTCTTCAATCTCTTCATCTGAGAACTCATATCCAACTAACTCATTATCTTCAACACAATAAGGTGAGTCGCAATCATCAAAATCAATGAAACCAAAGGATAGTAATGTAGATTTATCACCCCACACTAACCACCACTCATATCTATCATCAAAATCAATGGAATAATTGACTAAATTCCCACTTTTATAAGTAGTAATAGCACCTAACCCATATATAACGCTATAAGGATTGACTTGAACCATACACCCTAACCGCTTAGAGATATATTGGAAGTTGCGACCAATACCTACACGTAAATAAACAATGGCTACAACCTCATCGTCATCAATCTTAACAGCATCGTAACTCCAACGATAGTGATTGAGTTGCTCAATGACATCATCTCTATCCATGAAATCTGTAATATGAACAACAACACCAATATTATCACCAGTGCTTGCGAATGTAGTGTAATGCATAAATTTAATCTCCTTTACCAATTTAATATTTAAAGTATTTTATGATATCTACACTATAACATATTATGTTAAGTTTTGTAAAGTGATATCTTCTTCCCTACCAACTTTTAACAAATTCTTACGTGTATATACCTCAAATGTATAGGTTAAACGCTCACCACTCAACTCATCAACATCACATTGCTGAGTTCCAATCTGACTCCAACTAAAATCATCTCGACTGAATTTAAAATATGTGTCAGCCTTTTTATTCTTATCTACCTTTGTTGCATAAATAGAAGTTACATCATCAATAAACATATCATAAATAGAAGAACCACCAATAACAAATGCTCTTCTATCACCAAGTTCTTTTAATACATCTTCTCGACTATGAAACACTCTTACACCACTAGGTGCTTTATAATCTGTATCTCGTGTAATTACCCAATGCTCTCGATGTGGTAACACATTAGGTAGACTTTCAAAAGTCTTTCTCCCCATGATGATAGTAGTCCCCAATGTCTTTTGTCTGAAATGCTTTAAGTCACCTTTAAGATGATACAACAGACCACCATTAACACCAATACCATCACCTTTATCCATACAAACAATCATATTAATCATTTTTAATCTCCTAATTTAATACACGAAATCGCAACTGTATGCTCGTTTCAAAGTTTTAACGATAGTTTAACCTATGACAACCAACAAACTCACCAAATTCAAACACAGAACGCTCTACAATAGAAAAGAATTTATTAACGTCAAAGAAAGAAGTCCCCATTAATTTATACATAGAACTACTAGATTGAATCAAAAATTTAAATGTAATATAGTCATCAGCAATAGATGTTGAATATACACCAACTGTAGTACCATCAGACAACACAGTAGTAATACTACCATAGTTACGTCTATCATAAACTAATGATACTAATTCACCCCTACAACACTCAAAGTAATCGATAGGATAAACACTACCAACACCTCTAACAACCACATCAAAAGAAAAACCACTTGACAACAATCTATCCCTAATGTATTGAATCGTCTCTAAAATCTTACAAACGTCAACAGCGGTAAATGTTCCCCTCAAAGTATCATCGATATTGCATATAGCAAAATCAAACCCAAATAACTCTAATCGTTCTCTAACACGTGCGTATGAAATCTTATTAGAAATAAATTGTATTGACTCTTGATGTAGCATAGGTTTAAGCATACTACCACGTGTATTAAATCTACTGTACAACTCAATATCAGGAAAATCAAAACACGAATCAAACACAGAAGCCATATAACTAAAATAAGAATCCTCCAATATTCCACTAACTATAATAGAGATTGATTCATAATCTACGTCATTATCGCTAAACAACGTATCTAAACAGGTAATATCGACAAGTGAAATCTTACAAAAGGAGTCAGCACCACTATGACCACACACAAATGAAACATTACCAACCCTAGAAGAAAATGCCATAGCAACATTAATAATACACCACGGTATTTTATGAGCAACCACTAATACATCTCTATACTGTGCAATCAATTTACCCAACGAAGTACTCAACTCAGTACCAGATAAATTATTCTTGCCTCTAGATAGTATGAAACCATTACTACCTGTATCAAATGTGATTAACATACTATCACTCCCAACAACCAGCATAACGACCAAATAGATACAATGATGTATACAATATCTCTTCTAACCGATTAGTATCAAAGAAAGCACTACCCATTACTTTACGCAAAAATGCATCAGATGAAACATGAAAATCTAGTTTACAATCTAGATAGCTTCCTATAAACGTCTGTGTACCATAAGACATCATAGCAGATATATTAGAATCTAATTCTATCTTCTTATAATACTCTAACCCTAAATCATTCTTATGATTAACCACCCTTAGAATCTTACTAACACATTCCTTACCTTTAAAGTAATCTAAATCATCTGTATTGCCATATTGATTGATAAAATCATACATAGAGTTTGAACGTATCATATCTCTTGTAAAAGAAATCATCTCTAAAATATCCAACACACTATCAATAGTTTTAATCCCACTACAACAAATCCTAGCAGGACGAACATCAAAAGAATCTATGAAATCAACAGATGCAACCAAAGAATAAGTAAAATCAAAAGACACATGCTTAGAACAATCTAAATGTACCCTACCACACAACAAGTTATTAGCACCAACACGACTAACAATAGCCTCACACATACCAATGAATTTAGTCTTTCCCCAACTAGTGAATAAGTAGTCAACAAACAATGCATACAAATGTGATAACGCATTATTAATAGTACTAATTATCTTATTAACACACTGTTTATATACATCAAGATTATCCAATAAACCATTATAAGACAAACCCCTAGATTTAAAATCATAGGACTGTAGCATATCACTTACAATAGTATCAGTTAAGTCAAAAGATACATAATAATTATCATCACCAAGATTAATATATACTTTAACCATTCCGATATCTAATGCATAACTTTTCATATCTTGCACGTTATTACTTAACCCCATAACACGATACAAACGATATGCATCTCTAAACTTATCAATAGCATTACTGATGCCTTCAATAATAGTAGGTAAACATAAATCATCACTAACTCGTGTATGACTAGTATAGAAGTCAAACCCTACGAATGTTTTCATTTTATTATCTCCTTATTACAGTCACTATCTTACACACTGATTATACCATAACTGTAATGAATTGTAAAGTTTTGTATGTTTTTACTACTTATCTAGGTTAACACCAAATACCTTTTTAGCATACAAATGCAACATATTTATGTACATATCAAACCATAAAACACCACAAGACACCCTCGATGCCATCATTTTCCTTGACAACAATCTAACTGGTAATGAAAACCTAAACTGCCAACCCCCATAAAAGAAGTCATCAATAGAACATACACATACACCATCTGTAACACCATCTAAACCAACACGATGTAAACCACTCTCAACAAAATTACTAAACCTATCAACAATATCACAAACACCTTTACGATACGGCATATACAGTGAACCACTAACTTCACGCCCCAACGATTCATAACTACTTTTAAGATATTGAATTAACGCATCATTACTATATGCCATCATCTCTAGAATATCTAAAAACCTGTTAATATCACTATCAGAATGTATATCACGTATATTCATATGATTATCATCAATAGTACAATGACTGACATCGTCACCATCTACATCATAACCCATAACAGGGTCTACAAACAACGTATCAATACTACCACTGGCTACATACACAGTTGTCTTAACAAATAACCTATCACCTAAATAATCATAATACCTAGACCGAACCATACCACCATATCTACGTCCTAATGCATCTGCTACATCAGGATTTGTCATGAAATCTAAATAAATACGATATGCATTACCCAATAATCTCTTGATACCATCTACTACATTATCTAACAACTGACACCAATCACCATAACCATCACACATACTAAACGGTACGATATCACCACTACCATCTAACACAGCATCCTCTAACCTATCATGTATCGCCTTAGCATCAATGATATATACCATATACTGCTTTGTAAATTCTTCTGTAAATTCGATACTAATAGAATTATTATCGTTAACACGAACCCTATTAACATTGGTTTTTAACTCTTGAAACCATTCCTCTTTATGATAATTACGATATCGTTTTATAGTTGTGAAATCGATATCAACACTCACCACATTATGTAAATCACTACACCGATTATGATATAATGCCAACTCACGATAGCGTGATGCTACAGACACAATAGCATCACCTATATACTCAGTCTCTCTAAAGAAATAATAATCAAACCCTCTTAAACTACCATCCTCAGACTTCTTAGTATCTTCAAACATCAAACCACATCGATACAACTCATATGGTATATCCAAAGACATCAATACACCATCTATATCATCTCTCGTAACTTTCATTTTTTATATCTCCTTTACTACCTGTACCTAGTCATATCGTACCTTTTTAAATCGCTCAGCACACTCAATTAGCATACCTAGATAATAATCAACAAATCGTCCCACATTAAACACCCTCGATGCCATCATTTTAGTACTTAACTTTTCTATTGGTATAAACATCTCTATAATATCTGTATTATTATCATAATTAAACACGATACCATCACACTCATAATAATCTGGTATGTCAACTCGATTTAACACCACATCTAGAAAACTCTCAGCTACAGATTGATACCTATCTGATTTACACAAATCACCACGTACCAAATCTATTTGATTGTCTTGATAGTACCCCAACATAGCATCATTAACATACGCTACCATCTCTAACACATCACATAAACCTTTAGCACTACCTTTTGTTACTAATGGTAAATAATATGCGTTCTTCATAATAGAATCCCATATTACACGATACCCACCAACATATTCATCCCCAACATCTATCCAATAAGTATGTGCTATATCAACCTCTACATCCTGTATCCGATATAACTCAATATCAATAGTTAGATGTAATATACTATTAGCTAACTCGTTATGATATTGACCAACAACCAACCCTTTATCATACCTCTGTAGCATATAATCTATCACATCTCGATTCGTTAACAACCCCACATAATACACATAGAATCGTCCCAATATATCTGCTATATCATTAACTACCTTATCTAACAATTCTACCCAATATGCCCTATCACTATCGTCTACATACCTCGACAAAACACCACAAACATCATTACATGTCCTACTATACACATATGCATCCAATACAATATCAATTACACCATTTAATTCTTCACTGAACAGTATAGATAAACTCTCTAAATCACTATACACTAAGTCTATGCCATCAAACCCTATATCTCGTATCTGATTAGCATCAAACTCAACGATATAACCACCACCATATGTTGATGACATCATTATCTGATATCGATACATCTCCCTATACCTTGATACAACCATAGCTATCCTCTGATTTACATATTGTATCTCATCCCTATACAAATCAGACACATCCTTACCATTTTGGTATATCCGTATCGCACTCTTATATCCTTCACTAAATATCTCTATACCAAATCTAGTGCCACTGTCACTACCACTACCATACCCTATACGATTATTATGCCCCATTTTTTATCACTCCGACTCCATAAACCCCTCTAATACCTTTAAATACATATCATAGAATGTTTTAAAAGTAAATATCTTTGATGCCATTACTTTGACGAATAAATCATCAACATGTACAATTAAACTAACCTTATAGTCTTCCTCATCAAACTCACCTACACAACCCCCCACATAGGTAGTACCATAATTCAATGCCCCATTACGATGTAGTCTTAAAAATGAATTCGTTACACTACCAATATCATCAACACGTACATTAAATGCATACTCACCATCTACATTATCTAGTACCATATCATGTAAATACGCTAGTGTCTCTAGTACATATAATATACCATCTACTTCCTCACTACTGAGTTCTTCTCTAGTAATATCATAACAAAATTCACTGTTCCTAATATAGCCTACATCGTACTGATTATCCCTAAAAGATACACTAAACATATTAACTGCATCAATCCTAAAACTAGTCACACGTGTATATTCTACATCTATATCAGCATAAATCGTACTTGCTCTCACCACGTCACTATGATAGACACTAGACACTACATGATTAGCATACCTAGACCATATCTCATCTGACACACTATTAGACATCATATATTGTACAAACACTACATACAACCTACTTAATACACTCTCTACCCTCTGTGCTACACCCTTTAATAATAATTCCCACGTATCGTAACCACCACAACTATCGTAACCATCATCACGTATAGTCTTAGCTTTTAGTATATCTTCTCGTAGCATTGATTCTACATAACCACTACCAAATGTTATAGTAAAATTACCATACACACTGACATATATACTATCAACACCATATAAGTCAACACCATACCTACTTAACCCTAATTTACGTAATAATTCTATGTCAATCGTCTTCTCTAATATCACACTACCACTTGTAACACTTTGTACGTAGTTAATAACCTCACGATACCTAGATATTATCTTCTCTATACCAATCCGTATCTGATTACACTCAGCTACTGCATTATGTAACCTCTGTACACCCCTATCATCAATATCTACTAAATTAACATCTACATCAAAACTATCTAATACACCCTGAATAGATAATAATGTCCGTACCTTCCCATCTGTATTAAATGCTCGACTCACTCTCACTACTTCCTTTCCATTTTTAAGCTACATACTATTATGTCCTCTTCTTATTCTCTCTACGACTATCTATCCCTTGTAATGAGTTTTCATACCTCTCCATCACCCTCTTACTCATACTCTTCAATAGAATCCTTAAATCATCACCTAGTACCATTGCATCTGTCCTAACTCGAACTCCCATTCGTCTCAATACATCCCTAACCACAGACACACTTACCTCATCGTACCCTACACTCTCTATTTCTTTTAATTCATCAATCAACTTTTTCTCTATTTTCATTTTATCCTCTATCCCTATTCTACATCTACACTTTACACTATTTTACAAAATATTACAAGTTTGTTACTACAAGTTACTCTTATGCTCTATATATGGTTCTTTCCTTTATGTGATTAAACCCATACACTCTAATCACATTTACGATACTCACTCATTGTTTATCTTCCATATATTAATTGAAAATCAATTAACTCTAATCAATTAACTCTAATCAATTAACTCTAATCAATTAACTCTAATCAATTAACTCTAATCAATTAACTCTAATCAATCTCCTTTAATATATTCGCTCACTTAGTTATTAATTCAGTATCATCCTTAATCCCTAGTTTATAGATATATTCCTATTAATTATTAATATCATACATCCCCCATTTATTGAATTCTTTTCTTCGTTAGAAGAAATTAATTCAATTCATTATTATATCTCCATTACTTATAGTATTAGTTTGTATAATATTATGATTAATATAATTAGTAGTATCTATATCTGTTTTATTATGTTTATTATTACTGTGTGCTTATTAGATGATACCCTATGTCTTATTATAGAGTATCATCTATTTTATCTTATGTATGATATAAGCATATTCTCATACATGTATTACATTATAGCGTATTATTCCTAATCTTGACTAGAAGATTTATAGCGTCTTCTTTAGTATATGTATCTGTATCATCTTCTAATATACTGATAACTGTATCTATAGTTGATACAATATCTTTACGTCTCATTCTTCTAGTATTAGGTAAATCTAATACTTCATCTGTATTATTAATCCCCTCAATAATTTTAATAATCTTTCTTAAAGCTTTCTTATCTTTCATTAATATCACCTCTACACTGCAATAGGTACGTTTTTAATCTGTTCACCATGTTTATAATCAACAAGTGATACATCATCTACTGTGAAATCATAAAAATCTGTAATATTTTTATTTAACCTAAAAGTAGGTGCTTCATATGTATCACGTTCTATTAATTCTTGAATAACAGGAATATGTCTATCATAGATATGAGCATCAGCAATTACATGTACCAACTCACCAACTCTCATACCAACATGATGTGCAATCATATGCATCAGTACAGAATACTGTGCCACATTCCAAGCATTAGCGGCTAATATATCTTGACTACGTTGATTTAACAATAGATTTAATACTTTATTCCCTTTACAATCAACTGATACATTAAATGTACAAGAATAAGCACAGGGGTATAAATTCATCATACTCAACTCATCAATGTTGTACATATGAGCAATAATTCTACGTGAGAATGGTGTATGTACTAAATCAAATAATACTTTATCAATCTGATTCATCTCTAGTAAATAAGAACCATCTTTACCACCATGATATACAATATGATGTCTACTATCACCATCATAATAAATAGATTCTTTTTCATCAAACCACATATTAGGAAATACTTTTAAAATATCCTTATGTATATCATCAGATTTAATATGATAGAAAGATGTCTTACCAATCTGATATCCATATGCAGTACCTATAGAGCCATCACTATCTGCCCAACTGTCCCAAATCCTTGTTTTTAAATCGTTAACATTATTAGAATGTAGTTGCCAAATCCATAACATCTCTTCTACACATGACTTAAAAGCTAAAGGACGTTGAGTGGGTACTGGGAATTCTTTACCAACATCATATCGATTAACAACAGCAAATTTCTTAACTGTATGAGCATCAGAACCATCTTCCCATTTAGGTCTAACTGTCTCACCATCAGAAACAATACCACTAGATAGAATATCCTCACACATAGATTTAAACGTATAATCAAACCTAGACATTTTTAATATATTCCCCCATACGAATGATAACATCTTCAGATGTGTACCCATCATAATCAGTTGCATTAGGAATTTCTTGTACATCTTCAAACAAATCCCAATACTTATTTTTAATATGATATGAAATCTGACCATTAGGTAAATCAATACCAACTAAAAACATATCATCATACATAGTACCATCTTCATGCTTTCTAGTCTTCCACACATATACTGTAGGAATATATAGTTTACAAATCATGGCAAAAAGATACGTTCTATGTTCATACAAATCACCTATAGTGTGATAACCATCAGAAACAGATTTATAATCACCCATATCCATAAAAGCTTTATTCTTATTAGCTAAGTCTTTTATATCTTTAACACCCTCTAGAATATCTTGTATCATACTATAACACCTCTACAATCTTATTCTTATCTAAAGCATAATCCTTTTCCATATTACACCCCTTAGAATGTTCCCACTCACCACATAACAGCACAGTATCACACAAATCTAAAAGCTTGAAACATAAGTTAATCCCCTTATCATAATCAACAGATTCATACATGAACCCATACGCATGAATAGGAGATATAAATGTCTTGTCGCTAAACTTTGAACATAACACATTCATTATGTCTGACACCTTTTCATAGTTAGATGATAAGCCACTATAAGGGTGAGCCACATACACAATTTTAGAGTTCTCTAACATAGTTCAATACCTCAATCAAAAATACGAAATTACATACACCTTTATTATACACCATATAATAAAAAAAGAGTACATGAATTACCATGTACTCATAAAAATCTATGTTATTTTGTAACCCTATGCAATATCGCCTTAACAACACAATAGAACGCATAGACTAAAATTGTAGCTAAAATACCTAAAATAAAAGGTAAACTAAACGCTAACACAATAAGATGTTCCATATTACCTCTCTACTACAATACAATACAACAGATAAAGTGATATTCATTAAATTTGAAAACATTAAAAGAACTACCCATGTATACCACACAAATATGACTGTATTAATTGTAATTTATCTTTCCTAGATAGTTTATTTTTGATATACCACTCTCTACTCATTGCTTCTTGCTTAGATGTGTATACCTCTGAATAAACTAACTTACAAGGCAATCTTGCCCTAGTATATTTAGCACCCTTACCACTATTATGAACGTATAACCTATGTTTAAGATTGTTTGTGTAGCCTGTGTATAATGTACCATCACTACACTCTAGAACATACACGTAAAAACTAGACACCACATAAATCCCTTACAACGTCACTATACAAACTACGTCTCATACAATAGTGTAAAAACCAATCCATACGATATAAATTTATTAGTGATAATATAGATGAAACATCCTCTCTTGATAAATTCAATGAAATAGGTGATATCTCAAAGTCAAATGACTTCATTTTCATAATCTTATAATTATTTTCAAAAATGTGAAACTTATCAAGAATTATTGGAAGATATTTATCTACTATATCGTCACTGACTAGCGAACCATTTTTCTGAACTAGTGTATTATTACACATATCATAATCATAGTTGTTAGCAATCTCACTGGCCTTAGCTTTTAAAAATCTATAGTACCCCTTTAGGTTATCTGAACTATCACCAACAATGGCACGATATTTAACTAAATCACTAGGAGAAACACCATTAAATGTATCTCTTACAACACTTTCATCTACTATATCAGATGTTTCCTTCCACGAATTATTGTTACCTATTTTACGAATGATATTTACAGTAGCAAAATCATTATCTTTAACTAACTGATACATATCTTTATCATTAGATAAAATGTAAACATTCTTACGTATTTTATTCTTACTACAAAGACTAGATACACTCTCAACAATAGAATGTATTGAATCATCAGCCTCATAACTAATATCATAGCAACAATATGTAGAAGTTATCAAACTAGACATCTTAACAATGTCATTAGTAGATGACTGAATCATAGTTTTAACATCACTATGACTACTTCTATTCGCTTTATAACTAGGATTTATCTCTCTTCTTGTAATATCAGAACCATCTAAGCATAAAACGATTGACGGATTATTAAACGTACCCTCTAAACGTGTTAAGAATTTAAGAAAACCATGAATATGCCCAATAAATATATCTGTACCATTATTATCAATATACATATCCTTATATGCCCAAGCATAACGATACAGAAAATTTGACACATCCACAAGTAATATCTCATCAGACCTAACAATCATCTGAAATAAACTTTCTTTTGTTATAGTATTCATATGTTAGTCTCCTTGTAAAATAAACCTACAAGCATTATAACACATTTACACAACTTTTAGAAAGAATCTACTAAATCCTTAAATTCACTAACAATAGACTTAATCTCTTTTAAATCTCGTCTAGTGATAGAATCAACAACACCATCAGTTAATGCACCCATAGTATACAATGTAAACAATGCATCTACGGCATTATAATACTCACCAGTATCAGATAAAGTCTCAACACACTTTTGTAGCTTATTAACTAATTTATCCTCAAATGCGTTTGTATTCAAAGAAATATTAGAACTACTCTTAGTGCCTACACTAGAAGTGCTATTTCTAATTACTGGGTCAATCGTAGATTGAACTTTAGTATAAGAATCGGTAAAAGGAACTTGACTCGTATCAGAACTATTAGGAATATGATCAAAGGCTTCTTGAATACTATTCTTAACTGTAGCATCATCTACCAATTTCATATTAGCTATACCATTCTGCTCGCTTACGTGTTTAGCACCCTCACGAATAGCAGATAGTATAGACTTACCACCACGATTAATATAATTCATTGTATGTTCCCCTACTATCTAACATGATTTAACTCTAATTCCTCAATGAATGAGAAAATAGTTGCACATGAGAAATTAAAATCCTTAGTACCTTGTTTGAAGTCAATTCCCAAGAATAAAGTTTTATTTGTATCTTTGTAACACTCTACATCAACAATCTTACTTTCCCTATTCTTAATGAAAGACTTAGCTAACTTTTCAATCTCGTTATCGTTAATGTCATACCTAGACGTATTGTTAATATTAAGATTTACTCGTCTAGAATTACTTTCATCTGAAAATGATTCTAATTCTACAAACACATGTAAATCATCCAATACATCATATAAACGCTTAACGTAACTTTTTACAAAAGACGGAACTTCATCTTGTATCACACCCTCATATACAGGGTTACGATATGTATCTAAAAGATTAGATAATAATGACACGCATTCATTAAACAAATCTGTAGCCTCTACAAAGATAACAACATTAGAAGTATCTTCCTCTTCCTCAACTGTCAACATATCTAATACAGTAGATTTATTCCTCTTTTTAATTTTTAAAATACCACACTTAACAAATGTAGCTAAAGTAGATACAAAATCTAAACTAATACCACCACACCTACTCCAAATGTTACGGAAATTACCCATAGACATTGGTAACTGTGATTTAGTAATAGCTATGGAATAAATCATAAAAAGTATTCCATATACCTCATCGTTATCAGATAGACCTAACTTCTGACATCCTCTCTTGACAAAAGTCTCAAAGTTCCTATTTACATCTAACTTAACTCTAATTACCATAATCAAAGCCATTGGCCAGATAAATTTAATAGGCTAACCCCATGCGTCCCACGGTTATAATTATATATTTATATCTCTAAAAGTCGTAATCCCTCATTCAGAATATTTATTGCTGAGTTTATATCTCTATCATGATATGTACCACACTCAGGACAAATCCACTCACGAATACTGAGATTTTTAACATCTTTGTTTTTATACCCACAACTAGAGCAAATCTGTGATGATGGATAAAATCTATCTATTTTTGATAAAGTTTTACCATACCACAAACACTTATACTCTAACATTCGTATGAACTCAGACAAAGAAACATCTTGAAATGATTTAGCTAATCTATGATTTTTTACCATGTTTTTAACTTTAAGAGTCTCAACGCAAATAATATCATAATCTTTAACCAAGTTAGTTGATAATTTATGTAGAAAATCTAATCGTTGATTCTTTATTTTCTCATGAAACCTAGCTACTTTAATTTTATACTTTTGATATTTATTACTACCAAAAATCTTTTTAGACAACTTACGTTGCATCCTAGCTAATTTCTTTTGAGCATTAACAAAATATCTAGTGTTATCTACTTTATCACCATTACTAAGAATAGCAAAGTCTTTTAAGCCTAAGTCTATACCTATATTTTGATTGGTTTTCTCAGAATACTTGATATTGACCTCTGCTGATATACTAGCATAGTATTTACCACTAGATGTCTTAGAAATAGTGATATTATTGATTTTAGTTAAACCATCAAACTTACTTTTATCTCTAAATCTAACACAACCTACTTTAGGAATCTTAATTGTACGATTATCAGTATTTAAACTAATTGTGCTACTAACAGTACGATACGAGTTTTTACTTCGCTTTTTAGACTTAAACTTAGGATATTTACCTCTACCATTAAAAAAGTTTTGATATGCACTATCTAAATCTCTAAGAGTTTGCTGTAAAGCAGTCGAGTCTACCAACTTTAACCATGTCTTGTGTTTCTTTAATTCAGTCATAACTCTAGAAGAATGATTATAACTTAAACTAATTCCAAAGAATTTATACAACTTATCTTTAAGATTAAGCATATAGTTATACAAATATCTTGTAGAATTCAATGTACCATTAATCACCCTAATCTGCTCTTTATTTGGATATATCCTAATTTTAAATGTCTTATTCAACGAAGTTACACCTCCCCTCATACTAATAATACTATTTATTATCTATTATTGTACTATAAGAAGTGTAAATTCTCAATATATAATTATAACTATGAAATTTTTGAGAAGATGTTCGTTCAACTAAGTACGCTACCACTTAGCCAGCACCACTACGTGCATCTTGTACTTTCATACAAGCACAGACTATATCTTATCCATATCGTATAATATACGACTTAGGCGAAACCACTTCCACTATCTATCGCTTATAGTGTACTTCCCTCACGAGGAATAGTCGTTGAATGTTCTCTTTCGAGCTTCACTGCTGATTGTCCATTACCCAATACTTAGGATTTAACCTTATACCATCTAACTAATTTTTTCTGCTTTCGCCACTATCACGCTCATATCATTATTGGATATCACGTTGTAGTTTAGTTAGCTTTAGGAGTTCCCAGCAATTCAGTTTCTTTGTTGAGCAACTAACAGTTGCTACTACCTACAAGTTTCCCTATAGACTTACTATTTTGTTAAGGCAACATTAAATGCTTTCTTAACATCCTTATAAAATGTACCTGACAACTTTTCAATCTCATTATCAGGTACATTCACTTTATCTGACAGGATAAGCTTCAATGTATCACTTAGATACGACCTACCCATAATCTATATCCTACCTATTAAAGAATAACTAATTGACCACTAGAAGCTTTGTCTAAATCTTCAGAAGAAACTTCAAAACCTTGATTCAAAAGCATTGCTCTTGCACGAATCCTGTTACCCATTTGTAACTCACGACCTTCAGATACTAGACAATAACCTTTACCAGACTTGAAAGTTAACATAGACTCAGAAACCTCTTCGTCTTTATCTTCTTCCTCGTCATCGTCATCATCGTCATCATCGTCAGAATCGTCATCATCTTCGTCTTCGTCTTCGTCAGAATCTTCTTGAATTTCTTCTTCGTCTTCCTCAGAATCTTCGTCCTCTTTTACTGTTTTACGTTTTTTAGCTTCTTGAATTTCTTCTTCGTCATCACAATCTTCACAATCATCAACAACACCCTCAGCTACACAACGTGAAATGAAAGATTCAGAAACAGTTAAGTTAGAGAATACTTCTACACCATCACGTGTTACAGTCAAGAAACCATCTTCATAAGAAAGAACATCACCATCTTCTACATGGAAGATAGTGCCATTAGCAGAAATATCGAAACCTTCAACAACTACAGACTCGTTGGCTTTCATTGCTTTTTTACGATTTTTCTTAGCCTTAGCTTTACCTTTTTTAGCTTTCTTAATGTTCTTTTTAGATGCTTTAATTTCAGCGGTAGTCCTACGAACCAATTTATCGCCTTGAACTTTCCACTTTTCACCTTTTTCTTTAGATTTTAAAAGAAGTTTGGCTTTTTTTGCGTTGATTTTACGCTTTTTACCACCTTTAAAGGAGATTTTAGCACCTTCCTCTACATCTTCTTCCTCGTCATCGAAAAGTTCTTCTACATCTTCAACAACAACTTCATCAGCACTATCAACAAATGCTACGAAGTCTTCAGCAGAAACCTCTACTTCTTCCTCACGCAACTCACCATCAGCATCGTAAATATTTACGATACATGGCTCACCATTTGTTACCAATTCTACAATCTCGTCTTGATTAACTTCATAATCGCCCAAAGTTGTATCGGCAGTAGCAAAATAGAAAGAACCCTCTTCTACTTCCTCAAACACGTCTGTATTACCAGCGTCTTTTTTGTCAGCATCTTTCAAGGCTTCATTTACGCTTTTAACAATGCTAGATACAGTAGATTCAAACAATGCAGAACCAACCTCAATACCTTGCATTTCTAATTCGTCAGCAATCAAATTGCTAAGTTTTCTTACTTGCCTCATTTATCTAGGAATCCCCTTATTAAAAATAAATAATATATTAACTATTATTATGTATAATGCTATACTATTATAAACCTAAAGTCTTAGCATCTCGCCTAGCTTGAATAGATTTTCTACGTTTGGTACATGCTTCATCAGTATGTGCTTTCTTACGTGCTTCAGCTAAAGCTTTAAGTTGTGCAGATGTAACGTGTTTACGCTCACCCCTACCAACCTTTTCTACTAACTTACCATCTTTATAAGTAGTATATTTTTTGCCCTTAGCATGAGCCTCAGAAACAATAGCAGAATGAGTATGACTACCATTACCACCACTAGCAAGATTACTATATGTACGTAACCTCTCTTCCAACTCACATAGGTCATCTTTAGCTAACAAACCATTACGCACATAACTACGTAACGCATCTAACTTACTATCGATATCGTCTTTAGATTTTAAATTGAAAGTAACATTAACATTATTATTCTTTCCCCACACATTAAGGAAATGTCCAAATTCGGAGTACAACCATCTAACTGGCTGACCACCACCAACACCACCTAATAATGTAGGAGTATCATCCCCATAAGGAGAATTTGTAAATCTCATTAATATTAACCTTTCTATCTATATAAGATATTAACCTCTCATGATATTCCAATAACCAAAGCCACCATCTTCCAATCGTTGCTCTAATTCTTGCTTATCAGTATTACCCTCATTTATCAACTCATCAGATTCAATCTCAAACACACCACTACTGATTTTATACTTAGAACGTATGCGTCCCTCAGTGATTTTTACCATAGCAAGTGTATAATCACGAATCCACTGTCTCCAAAATGAGTTCTTAGCTATATCTTCAAAAGTATTACTAGACTTAACATACTCTACTGTTACAAGTCCACTGAAACCATCAATATATAACTTATTATCTGTAGGGTCTAAGTACCAATCATTTGTCATCAACATATTCATCTCAGACATAGCACCAGAAAAGGCAACATAGTTGTAAATACCTTTAAGGTCTCCACCATTACCTAATGCTTGCATACCACGATACTGACACAGTTGATTACAAATATCACACCCACTAAGACTTAGGTTACATCCACCACCATCTCTATCAAGATTGGCAACCAACTCAGCATTTCTGTTACTAGCACCACTACCAACACCATTATATATCTGCCTAACAGCTTCCATATCATACCCTGTAACATCAACTACACCATTAGCAACATTAAATGTTGCCAAATAAGGTAATGATACTTTACTCTCACATCTCCTAGTAGAAAAATCTATTAACTTATCTATTTGACGTTGAGTGATATATAGAGTGATTACAGGATAGCCTAAAGCCACCATACAATCCTCTATAATATCTCGTCTCTCTTTTGAAAGTGATTCCATGTAGTCATTGCTAAATGAACTACTATCTACAAGTAAATTATCATCAATCCTACTCATGACTACTCACCTTTCAAAATATTATTTTTTGTTTTGTGCAGATAAAATCATTTCTTTAACATCTGCTTTTTTATTAACACTATCAGCATCTACACCAACTTCTTTTGCTGTAGCTTTCAACTCTTTTAGTGTTAATGTATCAAGAAAATCAGCTGTGAATTTTTTAACTTTTTCTACTTTTTCAGTAACTTCATTCACAGTATCTTCTACAACATCACTAGCAATCTTACCTGCATTATCAGATACTGATTTAACAGCATCTTGTGTTTTAGTAGAAACGGCTTTAACACCCTCTACAACACTATCAGCCACTTTAGATACATGACCTTTTAAATCTTCTTTAGCTTTGTTAATATCATCCAAAGTACGTTGAGATAAACCAAGTTCCTCAGAATTTTGAACGATAATACCAGCCCTAGCATATGGTCTAAAGAAACCAACTTTATCAATGCTATCCAAAGGTTTTGCTTCTTCAGGTTCAAAAACCAAAGTGCCATTATAATTATAATCAGGAATACGGATTGTGTTTTTAGTTGTATTTTTTAACTCTAATCCCATTATATCTCCCATTCTTCATCTAATGTAAAATAAAGGATATATAGGAATACACATATAGAATTCCCATACATCCTCAGTAAACATATACCAATCTACAAAAACTAAATTAATATACCCACTCTGTTATTTTACAAACTCTAAATTTAATATATCCACTACTATATATAGGTAACATTAAATTTATTCTATGTTTTTATGATTATACCACACATATGTAGCCTGACCACAATCATATACAGGTAAATACCCTCTATTAAGAATTAATTCTTCATTAGAAGTTCCTTTACCATGACTTTCTTTAAATAGTCTATCATACCCTTGCATACGCAACAAGTTATCAGTAATATGTCTATTTTCTTTAACACTATACCAATGACAAGACGGACTATTTATAGTATCTAATGTAAACCCTAATATATCATACACTTTACCACTAAACTTAGAAGTATCACAATATGACACAATACTACTAGGTTTATAGTTAACTACAAAATACTTAAATAACTTCTCAACACCACCTACTACATTATGACTAGCACAATATCTCAACAACTCATACTCATATTTTTTATTATACCTAGCAACACCAAATGTCATTAATGACACTAATTGATTATCATGATATAAACCTAACCTAATTGTTTGATTATTACACTTGCACTGTAAATGATATGCCATAAGATATTGATTACACTCTAATGTATCAACTAATCTTACCTCACAATTTCTAGCATACACTGTATCCCTATGTTTTAATAGATTGATAACCTTGCTCTTATCATCCCAATCAAACACATGTATTACATTATAACCACTACCTCTAGCTAACTTAGATTTATCTCTGTGGTAGTATCTATCTTTAACAGATTTATCACCATAAGGACTAAAATATGTATTATGTGTTGCTGTAGGATTTATCTCAACTAAAGTATTGCCTACTTTAAAATCATATGAGTATTTACCACACCTAAATTCACGCTCATATGTAATGTTATTAGCATCTAATAAACCAGCAAAATCACGATTAGGCTTACTGTCATTAGCTTCTACCCATTCTTTAGATAACATAAACGTATATGGTACACCATATCGTTCCATAAAAGTAGAACGCACTTTATCTCTAACCTCTTGACATTGTGTAGGATAATCTACACCTAAATTTTCCCTATTAGTATCTTTGATTTTATCTTTAACAACATCTAATTGAAAAGGATTATCTACACCATATTTAGTGTTATAGTTATCCCTAAACTTCTGTTTAATCTCTTCAGACTTCATAGGGTTATCTACACCATACTTCTTAATAAAGATATCTCTTTTCTTATTCTGTATCTCCTTAGACTTAGAAGGATTATCTACCCCATAATGCTCTAGTAAAGACTTTTTCTTTTTAGACTTAACATCACTTAAATGAGATACATGAGATACACCATACTTCTTTATTGTAGTCTCTTCTCTTTTTTTATTAATAGCATCTTGTTTTTCTTTTGTACGTGGCAACATTCCCAACACAAAGCCATCTGGCTGTTTACCATCTTCAAACATTCTATTAACAATACCATTATGATAATATTTCTTTTTAACCTTACCACCTTGTAAATTTGGTTTATCAACCATCAAATGTCAACTCCCAACATCCTATTTATCTCTTCTTCAACAAAATCTACATTACTTTCGTTGTACTCAACATCACCATATAATTTATAAGCTAACATTAAACCAAATAAACCCTCTAAATGACATTTACAACTATCACAAAACTCATCACTTTTAGGATTCTCACAACAAGTACAATACTGATATAATTTATTGTTGATTAAGTAATCTAGAATTCTAGGTTTATCCAACTGTATAAAAGGAAACACCATACGTATGTCAACACCTCTAAATTCTTGATTAAACTCTTCTACCATTTTCTTATAATAAGGTAAATGATATGTCCTAGAATCTCTATCCAAAGAACCATTTAGTACTATATTTGTATCAGCACCACCCATCATATGTACTACTGAATTAATAGCATTAATGAATATTAAATCATAGGAATTCTCACTGTAGGAATACTCTTCTAAATCACTAAATGAACTCTTAAAAGTAACCAATTTTACTAATTCTTCATCTTTATTGATATAAGAAATAAACTTATTTACATGACTACTCTCTAACTTAACTTTACCCCTATCTAATAGACTACTCTTGACATACAACGCATACACAGTTTTTATATTATCATATTTCTTCTTAGTATTAACTGCCATATGTAATAACGCTGTAGAATCAAATCCACCAGAAAACAATACAACCAAATTACAAGTCTTATCACTAGGAATATTACACAATAACCCATCTTTAGCTAAAATCTTTTCCATAATTTAATCACCCTTAAATCTAATATAAAATACTATATCATAATTAGATTATATAGTATTAACACACAAAAAACAACATAAAGAAAAGAGGTGCAGAATGAACTACACCTCTTTGAATGGATATATTATTTAGTTTTGTATTTATATACAGTCATGTTTACTGATGACTTATAGCTTAACTATCAACTAGTTAGCGGCTACTTGTTTATTATCTACCAAAGTCAAACGATGGTACATGTATTTATTTACGGCTTTTTTTGCATAAATTGTACAGAACCCCCTCTGACTTTTAAAATCTGCATCAACCAATAATTGGCTTGCGAATAAAGGCAAGTATGGAGCATAAATATAGCCAGCCTCGATGAACATTTCCTAACATTTTAACTGACTATTAAATTAAATAACTAACATATTTCTTGTTAGCACTGACTATATCATAGTTATTACCTTTAGGTTATCAGTAATAACCCCCTGCACTTCGGAATTTTAATTCCTACTCTACTCACTTAAAAGATGTAACCTATAATAACCTTGACCGAGTTACCAGTCTTACTTTACATCTCTGTTTTCGATAGTCGATGAACCCCATATATTTTATCTTTAAATGTGTCTATATTGACTATATCATCTTGTGTAATATACATTATATTACGTCCACATGAAACAACAGAACTAAACTTTAATTGATTTACTTCTAACTCTATTTCATGTTTAGGCTTGACTTCTAAAATTAAATCTAAATCCCTAAGATAAAAATCAGGATAATAATTATGAGATTTACCATCATTAGTAAAATATTCAAACTGTAAAGTCTCATAATCCCATTCAATATCTAAACTATCTAAATATTCAGAAACCTTAACTTCCCAAGAACTAGCAAAAATCATAGGCTAACCATTATCCAAAATGCGAACGCTTCTATGTTTTCTTACCTTACTACGATACTCTTTAGACTCCCAATTCAACTTACCTTGACGTGATTTTCTTTCTTTTTCACTTTCAAGTGATTGAGCCTTTTTCTGAGCATCTATAATACGATTTCTTACTTCTTGTCTCTTCCAAGTATTCTTTAATGTTTTAGACTTTCTTTTTTGTAAATCTTTATCTGACTGTACTTCAAGATGAATTTTATGCATTTTATCTTTAAACTCACTAGAACCCCACATTCGCTTTGAGTTCTCAGATGTCTTAGCTTTAACATCATCTCTATTGCGTACTACCTTCATCTTACTAGACATTTTACTTCTATAAGACTCAGATACTAAATCTAAATTAGGATATTTAATTTTAAAATCTTTAATCTCAATACCATGTGCCTTTATATGTGATGTCATATTCATTAACTTTTTACCACATATAGGACACTCAACATAGTCTTTACACATATAAATTACACCTACCTTACATGTAAATAATACAACATATAAGAGAAAATGTAAATATATAAGGCTGCTGATTGTACATTTCATCGTTGTGGAGTGCTAACCCACAACTCATACTGTTAATTTTTACACTTTGGTATAACAGTCTTTAGCACGTCCCAGCAATTCACAGGGTTTTACAAGGGCAAAATGTATCAACTAAGCAATACTAACTTGCTTACCCTTAGCACCTACCAAGATTTCATTATCAGGGTAGTATGGATTTTTATATACTTTGTATTTTTCATCCAAGATACCTACCAAGTGCGGACCACCAACGATACCATTTGTAGATACACGTTTGAAGATTTCACGTACTTGACCGATATTTGTGTTCAAGGATTCAATGTATGTAGCGGCATTTTTACCACAGATAATAAATGTAGCTTCATAGCGTTTAGTGTTACCAAGAATTGTGTTGGACGCATCATTGATAGCATTAAACAATGTAGCTTCATGAGTTTTAACGTCTTGACCTTTATATTCAGGAAGTTTATTCCAAGTAGATTGGCTACCAGCAATTTTCAACAAATCTTGCATGATTTCGTTGTCAATTTCATAACCAATTTCACCACTCGTAGCTTTTAGGATAACTGTATCCATATCTAAGCCGAATGACATTTTTAACTTTAATATTACGTACTAATCGTTTCCATTAGTACTCTCATACTTTCATATGAGAATAGACTATATCATGTACCTAAAACAGGCACCCTAGCACTTCCATTTAAGGGATTCTCACCCACTCACTAGAGCCGTACTCCTTTTGACGAATTTCACGTCTATACACAATGATTTTATTTTTTGACGTATCATTGCTTCAGGATAGTCGTTGAAGTCTGTATAGTATCTAAGAAATTACTCTCAGAAAAAACCTCATCTTCTGTTATAAATATAATATTATAACCTAAATCTTTTACAACATTAAACTTAGCTAATACTAAATCATCTGTTATAAACTTTTCTGGTTTGACCTCTAAAACTAAACCATAGTCTTTAAGATAAAAATCAGGATAGTATGTATGTCTAGAATTATCATATACATATTCAAATCCTTTAAACTCATACTCAAAATCTATATTATTTCTATCCAAAAACCTACATATCCTTAACTCATAAGAACTTTTCAAATAATATATCTTACCATGACTAGATACATATTTACATCTATAATAACCCCTAGAAACATTCTCAGCATACTCTTTAGTAGACCATTTAGCCTTGATTTTCATTGACTGTGCTAATTTACTACTCTGTCTACTCCAATACAACTTTGAATATATAGAACGTCTTTGTTTTTCTGTATCTAGACTCAAAGCATTTTTTATATTCTTAATCCTAGCATCCCTCTTTTCAGGAATACTCCACTCTCTTTTAAGAACCTCAGAATGTATCTCACTAAAAGTTGACGAGTTGTTTATACCAACTTTAATACTCTTAACACGTTCTTCTCTATTACTATCTATTCCCCAAAAAGCACACATCATCTCAGACTGCTTTTTACTAAATATAGGAGAATTTAATAGTCCATTCTGAATTTTTACACTTTGAACCTCTTTAAAACCTTCTCTTTTCCACATCTTCTTAGAATTATCAGATACTTTCTTTTTAAAAGAATCAGACTTACCATTCTCCATTAAAGACTGTATCCTACGAGATGTGATATCTTCATCTTTCCACTGTTCTTTAGTCTTTTGAGAAGTCAAATCTCTTCTATCAGAACAACACAAAGATTGATTAGGGTATTTATTTTTAAATTCTTCTTTAGTTAAGTTATGTACAAGTTTAGTATGTTTTTCTGTTATCATCCTAACTCTTTTATGACATATAGGACATTCAACATAATCAACATTCTCAATCATACCTTCAACATATTTAAACTTCATAAGTTAATCACCACCTATGAAGTTATTATACTATACAAACCTGCTGATTGCCAATTATCACAACACTTAGGACTATATTTTACTATAGCTTTTATTTCACCTTATGTCATCTGTGAACTTGTTTCTGATTTTCATCACCCATGATTAGGTGTCACAGCTTTACGGTTTTTCAGCAATTCACTAGGTTATTCAAGACTCTATTACTAGAATCATGCGACTTAAAAATGTAATCTAAAAATTACATTTTATGCAATTTTATCGTATGCAACGTCAAACATGTACACTGATTTTAATTTACGTGGACGAGCAACTACTGGCTCAGAAACTACACGTACATCAACTTGGTCTACAGGAGCATCAAAGCTATTTTGGTCATAATCAAAATCAGCTTCCAAATGTGCAACTGTTACACCAGTCAATGTGATTTCACCTGTTACGTAATCAACAGTACCAGCACCTAAACCTGTAGTAGCTGTATCAGTAATAGTACCTTTTTTACCTGTTGCATCAGGAACATCAATCAACTCTGAACCGATTTTATCTTCAGAAGTCAAACGGAATGTACCAGGCTTGATAGGAGTATGCAACACTTTTTGAGTTACATTACCACCTGTGATAGTCAAGGACTCACCACTTACGTGTTCACCACTGAAATCACCACCAGTGAAACCACGTTGAGATGAAATCATATCAGTACCAGCTTTGATGCCACCTTTGTTGTTACCATAAGTGAATTTCAAGAAGAATACTTGACCATTCCTACGGTCAAGAGGTTGCCACCTTACAAGTAATTTTCATTACTAAGTAGACTATACCTTTAGTAGTTACTTCATTCGTCATATAAAATATTTAGAGATTTTATATGAAACTACATACCACACATTAAGGGTTCTTCTTATTCCCTTACACATATCGCTCTCTAATAGCCTCTGTGAAGTCGTTACATCGTTTCCCTATCACTAGGGAATTTAGACTCGGTATTATCAAGCTATCTATCATACAATAGACCTTAGACTCTCTTAGTAGCGTATTCGTGTATTTCTACCTTATTTAACTATTACCGATTTGAGTGTGGTTTATTTACGTGTCAGCACAACCATATAGGGCTTGCTTAAATGAATCTAAACTCTCTAACTCTTTCTCTCTTATAAGTTTAATATTATAACCATTAATTCTAAGAGTTTTTAACTTTAAATCATTTAAGTATTTATCTTTATTATAGTAGAATGTGCTTTTAACCTCTAAATATGTATCTAAAGATTTAATATAGAAGTCAGGATAATATAGTCTAACACAACTATGTAAATCATCATAAATCTCAAAACTTCTAGGTTCATAATCAAACTCAACACCTAAAGAATTTAAATAATTTACACAGGACAACTCATAAGAACTTCTCAAAAAATAAGTATTACCATCATCACCAATGTACTCTTTAACATTAGTGAAAACATCTAACATAGAATTTCTATATTCTACATCTTCCCATCTCTTTTTAAAAGATTTACATTGATTTTCTCTATACTCTTTATTTTTCCATAATTCTTTCTGAGCCTTACTAATATTAGCTATTCGTTTTTTAACACTATCTGACTCTCTATCTTCCCACTGCTTTTTAGCACCAATAGACCTAGCTGTATGCATCTTCTCACGATAAGAACTGTCTTCCCATAACCTTAATAGTGCATTTCTTTTATTCTCTCTAACACTATCTTTTTTGTTTAATACTTTTTGTATCTCAGACAATTTCTTACTTATAGATTCGTCGTATAAAACGCTGTCAGGATAATCCTTTAAAAAATCCTCTTTACAACTATATCCATGAGTTCTTATATGCTTGAAAAGTGATTTCCTCTTTAAACCACATATAGGACATTCTACCAAAACAAATACCCCACTTAGATTACACTATTTTACTGACACGATGTCGTTCGCACTTTATATTACGTGTTAATCGTTTCCATTAACACTCTCATACTTTCATATGAGAATAGACTATATCACACCCTTTTCAGGGGTACACCATTTCCATTTAAGGGATTCTCACCCACTCACTAGAGCCGTACTCCTTTTGACGAATTTCACGTCTATACACACATATTATTTTAATGCCCATGTGCTTCAGGATAGTCGTTGAATTACAATCTATCTATCTTCTAGATAAATATATTATAACTGCTAATTACCAATTATTACAACACTTAGGACTATAATTATACCATATTATAGCTTTTATTTCACCATATGTCATCTAACTAATTTTTTCTGCTTTCGCAACTTTCACACTTACCCTTTCAAGTTATGTTGTAGTTTAGTTAGCTTTACGGATTTCTAGCAATTAAGTGTATTTCTTACTCTTATTACTAAGAATAAGGACTGCGAATAAAATTACTCGTTAATCAAATTAGGCATGACAGCTGTGATAATATCGAACACATTAGAAGTGAAAGTGTTAACCATAGAAATGTCAGTGCCTTCATGAATAGCTGTACCATTCATCATACGACCTTTAGTCATTTCTAATTCAGATTTTGTGTTTTCAAGCAACAAAGAAAGTTGAGTTGCTTCTACATCGGAGTAACCCTCTACATGTTCTTTAACTACATCTGTATATGCACTCCAAGATTCCAACAATGGACGATATTGCTCATAAATATTTGTTTTCATATGTTAAATTATTTCCCTTAAAATAAAATTTATACTAACTTATATAGTAATGAACACTAACCCCTCCGATTAGAGAATAACTCACCAACTCTAGGCTTAGCATTTACGATATTCTCTTTTCTAACACGGGAAGATTCATTAACAATTTGAGTATCTACAATAGAATTTTTAAATGTATTCATACTATTGTTATTACTCATGGATTCACAAATAGAATATACATCAGACTTATTAAAACCTACAGGCAACTTAGACTGAACAGATTCTACTGTTAACCCATAATTACCAGCAATGACTGAAATTAAATCGTGTTTGATTGATTTATTTACAGCTTTAATGGAATTATAAGACTCATCAAGTGAATCAACCTCACCACTAAGCTTTCTAATTTTTGCCTCTAAGTCTTTAATCTTCTGTTCGTATTCTTCAATTTGGTTATCTCTCCTATCAATAGCAGATTGATAACCACCCCCAACACCATCTAATTCCTCAGTTAGTGATTGTACATCTGTTTTTAAAGCTGTGATTGTATCTTGCTGTGCTTGAATTAACGCATCTTTCTTATTAATATCAGTAACAGCTAATGCAATCTCATCATAAGCTTCAGATAATTCATTTTCTAATTTGTCTTTACCTTGTGAAAGATTTTTATTATCCTCACTTAAAGACTTATTAGTTTTTAAACTCTCATCTAGCTTACGTTCTAACTCTCTATTAGATGTAGTCACACCCTCTTGAATTAGAGAAGTATTTTGATACTTTAATGCCTTGCAGGCTTCCTCAATAGAGTTTAATTCATCTAAATCAGACTGTAACCCATCAATCTCATTTTGCAACTCAATAATCTGTGCATCTTTCCTTGCAATAGTGTCTTTTAGGCTTTCAACTTCAGATTGTATCTCAACCTCTTTATTTTTAGAGTCTTGAAGTACATTTGAAATTTTATTTAGAGCATTATCTAAACTTTGTTTCAAACCCTCATTTTCTTTTTCAAGAGATTGTTTTTGAGCCTTAATAGATTGAAGTGTTCGCTGTAAAGTATCAATTTGTGATTCACTATCATCAATAACCTCAATAGTGTCTCCGTCATCTACAACAGCTTCATCACGTTTAGCAACAATTATATCCTCAACACTTTCAAGTAATAACATCTCAGGTGTTAAGTCATAACCATCAATGCTATATATAAAGGACTTAATATTTTTAAAGTCCTTTTCATCGCACTCTTTAATAATTTTAAAAAGAGCGTTATGAACATTTGTCTCTAGTGCCTGTTTTTCAACTACACCCTCAGTTACAACATCATTTGGACGTGCAGACTGAACGGACGGAAATGGAACAGCATCAAATGTAATAAAGTTATATTGATTTTCATCTACCTCAATATAATCCTTACGTTGATGTAATGCACCACCAGCCCTAGATGAATAGCCGATAACACCACCAGCCTCATATAATGTATTAATGATTCTACCAAAAGGAGTATCAAGAATATGTATCTCACCGAAGATTTGGTTAGATTGTGGCACTTTCCACATCTTAGCAATCCTATGAGAAACCCTCTCAAAATCTACTTCCATCCTATCAGCGGGGTGATTAGCCTCACCATATAGAGTATTATACATTAACTGTTCTGTTACGTATGGACTAGCAAGAACATTATCCCATAACTTCTCAGAATACTTTCTACCATTCCTATTTAGAGAATCCCACTCAGCAAGCGGCCCTCTAATTACCCTTAGAACAGAATTAGAGGTAGAATCCGTAGGTACATTACTCTCATATACACTCCTATCAAATACAGAAATATCTGATAAGTATGTCTTTTCACTATTATTCATGTTGTACCTTAATACCCCCAAAGTAACAATAAAACATTATCAACTAACAAATTGATAGTTAACAATATGTCTGACATCCTCTTTAAAAATAATAAAGAGGTTCCTACCCAATGGTCTGCTTTTTACTATACCTTAAAAAAGTCTTACATCCAGACAGTAGGCTATCCCCATGTGTCCCATGGTTATAATTATGTATAAAATTGAAATACAAAATCTACTTTTAAGGTCTCTGACATCCTCTTATGACTTTAAAGCCATTTGAAGTTCCTACCCAAGAATACTTACTCTTACACACTAGTATAAAAGCATTGGAATTCAGATTCAATAGGCTATCCCTGTGTGTCCCACAGTTAAAATTATATATCTAAGAATTTAGTATTCTTAATCCCTCATTCAGAATATTAATTGCTGAATTTATATCCCTATCGTGATATGTACCACACTCTGGACAAGACCATTCACGAATATTGAGATTCTTTACATCTTTGTTTTTATATCCACAATTAGAACATAACTGACTAGACGGATAAAACCTATCTACTTTAGAAATAGTCTTACCATACCATCTAGCTTTATATTCTAATTGTCTTATGAACTCAGACAATGAAACATCTTGAAAGGATTTTGAAAGTTTATGATTTTTCATCAAACCACTAATGTTAAGATTTTCTATACATATAATATCATATAACTTAACTATATTAGTCGATAACTTGTGTAGAAAAACTTTTCTTATATTAGCTACGTGTTTATGAAATCTAGCTAATTTTAATTTAGATTTATGATAATTACTTGAATTACAAACTTTTCTAGAAAGTGATTTAGCTAACTTCCTATATTTCTTTTCAAGATGCTTTAATACCCTAGGATTCTTTATCTTCTCACCACCACTAAGAATAGCAAAATCTTCTATACCTAAGTCAATACCCACATTTTGATTGGTTCTCTCAAAACATGAAATATAGACATCAGCTGATATACTAGCATAGTAGCGTCCAACACTATCACTATTCCTAAGTAGACCTATCTTAGGAATAGTGATAAAAGAATTATCTATTTTAGTATTAGAACTTGTACGATAAGAGTTTTTACCATCTTTTCTCTTAAATTTAGGATATCCAGAACCACCATAGAATCTTTTATAAGCACTATCTAAATCCCTAAGTGTTTGTTGTAAAGAAACACTATCAACATGTCTTAACCAAGGCTTTTGTCTTTTTAGTTCTGTCAAAGCCTTAGAACAGTTATTATAACTAAGATTTATCTTATAAAACTCATACAACTTACTTTTTAAGTTGAGAAAGTAATTATAAACAAACCGATTAGCACCAAATGTCTTCTCTAACAAAACTTGTTGCTCTTTAGTTGGATATACCCTAACTTTAAAACTTTTATTCATAGACGATAACACCTCCTCTCATACCAAATAAAGAATCTTAACATCTTTATTATAATGCTAAAAGAAGATTTTATCAAATATATAATTGTATTTTAAGGTCTATAATGTACACCAATTTATATCACTTGAAAACATTATTACCATAAATATCTGCATGATAGACCATTAAAAGAAAAGAGGATATACAAAATGTGCATATCCTCTCATATTGTACATATTGATATATAATATGTGCAAAAATATTTATATGTTTTACGTGAAATTAATCACCATTGCCCTTAAACACTACATACCTATCTTGTTTCTTAGCATAAGGGTCAATAGCACTCATATAAGAAATATCCCTTTTACTAGTTAATACCCAAATAATCCTATCACGATATTTCTTTAACCATTTTTGATATGTAGAGTCTGAGATAGTTGTACTAGCAGTAACACCACAGTCAGATAACACAATGATAGAGTCTGGATTCTTAACTTTCTTCATCATTGCATGAACACCAGGGACAATATTAGTACCACCCTCTGCTTTAAATTTCATCAATTCAGCTTTAAGTTTAGTACCTTTACACTTAACCATACGCTTAACACATTCAGCGGCACTCCAAGCCTCAAAAGGTATGATATAGAATAATACATTCCTCATCTGTTTATCCGCTTTAATCATTGCATCCATCTGCATGATAACTTTCTTAAAAGCACCACTACCCATCGAACCTGAGCAGTCAATTAAAACAGCAACTTTAATCATTTGTGTTTCAATATCTTCCCTACCAGGAGGTGCATCCTCAATACGCTTGTTAATCATGTTAGGATTCATTGTAATGCGTTGACCTAATGCTTTTCTGAAAAGCTTTTCTAATTTAGCTTTCCAATCAGCAACCATACTATTACCTTTAAATAAAGTAGTCATGGTACCAGCACCAAAGTCTTTATAGTTATCTAAGGATTGTTGATTAGTATTAGCTAATGTCTCATCTTTATCTAACTCTTCTTGCATACGTTTAGCGGCTTCCCTAACAATCTTATCAACAACACCCTTACCATCAGTATCATCTAAATCGTTGCCTTTAGTATCATGTGCCTTTTTGAAGTCATCATTAGGTTTATTCCCTTTGTCACCTCTACTACCACTACCAGCTTGATTGTCTTGTGATTGAGAACCCTCACCACCTTGTGAATTAGAACCATCACCTTGTTGAGAATTATCACCACCACTAGAATCAGATGACTGAGAAGATTGACTATCTCCTAACTGAGATTGCCCACCTTGTTGAGAATTATCACCACTCTGTTGATTTGAGTTACCCTCTTTTTGAGAAGTAGAAGATTGTGAACCTTCCCCACTAACCTCACTTGCTCTCTCCTTAGCAGTATCAGACATATTCTCTTGCTCTTTATTTAATGCATCTTCCATTTCAGATGTACTATCTAAAGAACTACTATCATCGCCCATATTAGAAGAACCATCATAATTAGGTGGTGCATAGGAATTATCCTCTGATGTCATACCACCAGAAGAACCACCACTCTCACCACTCCCATCATCACCAGATGAACCACCTTCGCCATCTGAATTATTATTGTTGCTCTGTTCTTCTCTATCAGTATCTAAATCTTCACCATATAGGTCATTATCTAAATCTCTGTCCTGCTTAGAAAATTCATCACTAGAATTATTATCACCACTGTTATTAGCATAAGGGTTAGCATCTTTACCACCACTAGAACCCTGTGAGCCATTGGAACTACTACCCTTACTCAAAGGGTTACTATCTACAGGGTCAGGTATAGAACTACTAGAACCACCCATCTTACTATCACCACTACTCTGTTGTGAATTGTCATCACTATCAACAAAAGTAACATCTACTGGCTGTAAATCAAAAATAGTGAATTCACCTAAATCATTACCTGTAGGTACAAATATTCTTTTCTTTAACTGTTTTTTAGCCATCTATTTTATACCCCCATTATAAATGATTATCTGAATCGTCTAAAACAATACAAGGTTCTTCTCTCACATCTTCTACATGGAATGAACCATTTACAATCGATGTAACAATACCAAATTTCTTCTTCTTAGAAATCCATACTATGTCACCGACTTTAACGGACTTAGGCTGTGTTCCACCACCCATATCACCCATGTCATTACTAGAGTCACTACTATCAGAAGAATCGTCAGCTAAATCTTCAGCAGATAAACTTGTCTTCTCTTCAGTAGTACCCTCTACCCATGAACCATAAGAACCATCAATAGGTATGATATATTTCCTATCTAAATCAGCATAAAAATCACCACTATCAATATACACAGGTGAGTTTAATTTAGCACCATTACCTAAATCAGTAACATCAACACTATCAATCTTAGCTTTATTAACTGTATACACATCTAAAGTAATATAATCATCTTTCTTAACCGGTTTATACCCTTTAATGATGCCAACAATATTAGTACCCTTAACTTTTACCAAAGTACCATTAGGTAAAATCTCTTTATCAGATACCTTTTCCTCATCAGTAATCCCACCAGACTTACTCCAATAGATTTTACCATCAGTCAAGACTCTAATAACATCTGTAATAACCCTTTGGAATATGTGAGAACTAGCACGTAACTCTCTGAAAGCAGAACCTACAAAGAAATTACAAAAAACATCAGCACCCCAATAGTTACTTAAACTATCTTTACATCTCTTTATATCAACTGTTGCTTCTTTATCTAAACCTGACACCTTATTTAGCGTAGCAACAACTGTCTTAACCATATCATCAGCAGATTTAAATTTCTTTAAACCTACATTATGCTGTACTCTCATATGAATTGTATCTTTAATACAATTAGCGGGGAATACACCATTAGCAGAACCATTACGTGTTAGGTTAGGAGTTCTAGCTAATGCTACTTTAAGTTTAGCATTAATAAACCCATCCATAACTACGTTATCCATACCACCACTAGCATATGTTCCATCTAAATCAACATCGCTATTACCACCACTAAAATGAACTTGATTGTTAGTAATCAAATGTGCCATTTCATGAGCAATAAAGAATGTTAACAGGTACACATAACAATCCTGTAATGAATTATACAACTCACCCCTATTAACATATTCCTCTAATGCTTCCCTAAGAATAAATCTAGGGTTATAGTGATAAATATATCTACCTGTTTTCTTATGTAGACCAACGGCTAATGTAGAAATATTGAAATTCCTCAAATGTTTAATAGAATCTGACTTAAACAAAGAATAAGCCATTAAATCAAAACGCTTTAAATTATTTTCAACTAAAGGCAACATTGAATCGTAGATAGCATTATAATCACACCTATCTACCAACAAATCAAATGTCATTGTCGCTTCTTTAGTGTTATATTTTATAGGTGATTCGTTAAAGTCAGTAATGCTATATGGTGTATCCTCAAAACCACTCTCAACATAAAAGTACTTTTCATCATCTCTAGAATATAAATCACGTTTGACTATAATTCTAAATACATTTTTAGAACCCTCGGCTAATTTTACATTTTTATTAGACATGAAGAACAAACTAATTACTGCCTTATTATCATCAAAGGAATCGCCCTCACCAAATACAATTTTTTCAAAAGTATTATTGTCTAATATATCTTGAATAGCTTGCATGTTGACATACTTACCACTATTAAGAGATTCTGTGATTGTATTATAACTTTTTAACTCCTCTACCTCTTCTGAAGATAAGCTATTAATATAGTCTAATACTCTCTTTCTCCTATTTCGCTCATTAATAGATAACCCCCTGACACCCTCTCATGACTTTTAAGTCACTGAAGTTCCTACCCAAGAATACTTACTCCTATACAATAATATAAAAGCATTGGAATTCAGATTTAGTAGGCTATCCCCATGTGTCCCATGGTTATAATTATATATTTATATCTCTATATCTCTAAAAGTCGTAATCCTTCATTCAGAATATTAATCGCTGAGTTTACATCTCTATCGTGATGAACCCCACACTTAGTACAAATCCACTCACGAATATCGAGATTTTTTACCTCAGAATTCTTATACCCACAATTAGAACATAATTGTGATGATGGATAAAATCTATCTACTTTAGAGATAGTTTTACCATACCACTTAGCTTTATATTCTAACATACGTATAAATTCATACAATGAAACATCTTGAAATGATTTAGATAATTTATGATTTCTCATTAACCCTCTAATATTAAGATTTTCTATGCATATAATATCATAAGACTTAATTAGTTTAGTTGACAACTTATGTAGAAAATCTTTACGTATATTAACAACTCTCTTATGAAACCTATCTAACTTTAACTTAGCTTTTTGATAATTAGATGAACCTCTAACTTTTCTAGAAACTGCTTTAGCTAATCTCCTATATTTAACTTCAAGATGCTTTAATATTCTAGGATTATCTATCTTTTCACCAGTATTAAGAATAGCAAAGTCTTTTAAACCCAAATCTATGCCTACGCTTTGATTGGTTCTCTCAAAACTAGGGATATAGACCTCAGCCGATATACTAGCATAATATTTCCCACTAGGAGTCTTAGAAATAGTTACATTATAAATTTTAAGAATATGTTTATCTTCTAATTTATAATTATCTCTAAAACGTACTCTGCCAACTTTAGGAACAGTAATAAAAGAATTGCCAACTTTAATAGCAACACTGCTAGTACGATAAGAGTTTTTACCATCTTTTCTCTTAAATTTAGGATACCCAGAACCACCATAGAACCTTTTATAAGCTTTATCTAAATCTTTTAAAGCATTTTGTAATGAACAACTATCTAGAAATTTGAGCCATTGTTTCTGTCTTTTAAGTTCTGTCAACATTTTTGAAGTATGATTATAAGTAATCTTAATATTAAACTCTTGATATAAATACTGTTTCAACTTCAAAAAATGATTGTATACAAACCTTGATGCTCCAAATGTCTTTTCTAATAGTATTTGTTGCTCTTTAGTTGGATATATCCTAACTTTAAAACTTTTATTCATAAGATGATAACACCTCCTCTCGTACTAAATAAAGAATATTACTCTCTTATTATAATACTACAAGGAATTTTTATCAAATATATAATTATAACTATGAAATTTTTGAGAAGATGTTCGTTCAACTAAGTACGCTACCTCTTAGCCAGCACCACTACGTGCATCTTGTACTTTCATACAAGCACAGACTATATCTTATCCATATTACTTTCGTAACTTAGGCGAAACCACTTCCATCATCAATCGCTTATGATGTACTTCCCTCACGAGGAATAGTCGTTGAACCCTCACTTACGTGCTTGGCTGCTGATTATCCACTACCACCAATACTTAGGATTTAACCTTATACCATCTAGTTAATTCTTTCTACTTTCGTCACCTTCACGCTCATATCTTATTATCAGATATCACGTTGTAGTTTAACTAGCTTTAGGACTTTCCAGCAATTCAGTTTCTTTGTTGAGCAACTATATAATTGCTACTACCTACAAGTTTCCCTATAGACTTACTACTAGCAAAAACCATACAATACTAAAATAAAGTACAAATATTATTCTGCCAATTAATAATTTTAATAATCCCCCAAATCAATTAAACAATAAACTTTTCAATGAAAGCATTATACGTGTTAAAGCCACTGAAAGTCCTATACTCACCTTTAACAAATGAATATACAGCATCCGTTACTACTTTAACAATAGTACCACTACCATATGCACCTTTAGAAACATAATACCTTACATCAACTTTAAGACCATCAAGATAAATTGTATCATTCAACTCAACAAAGTCTACACCATTATCAATAATCCTAGAACTGTAAGGATTATAAGAACGAATTGCAGTATTTAAAATTGAGAAGTCAAAATCAGGAGCATAACACTCAACTAAATCACCACTACTTACAATATTATCACCAAAATCGGGTAATGTATCAATAGGTAATCTAGAAATAAAATCATTAACATGTTTAAAATTTAGCATATCTATATCTCTTTCCATAAAGTAATAGAGGTGTATATCCAAGACAAAATCATAATGAATATAACACCTCTATCATACAAACTAATTATAATACATTGTATTTAACATTCTTAGGTGTCTTTGATTTTTTACTTTCTTTAATAGCTTTTTTGATATTTTCAATATCTTCTCTAGATACTTTATTACCAAAATCACTAGTAATATCTATAATCCAATCATCACCAACACCCTCAGCTAATTGATACATATCCTCTAGATTTTCACCAGACCTCTTCAAGAAAAGTACCATATTATCTGCATTAGGTAAAATGTCTTTAATCCCTGTTAAGAACATTGCATAGTTTTCATTAGGTAATGTTTTACCATGAGCCTCCATGAAATCATTACACAAGTCTAAGCAATACTTAACAATGCTCTCAGTATTACCACTATATTTAGAGAAGTTACGTTGTACAATCTTCATAAATGGAATAATAAGAGTTTTATCACTTAACTGCTCAATAGTGATATCCTCATCAAGATTTGTACCAAATGTATTATTGAAGTATTTAGTAAACTCACCTAAAATACTTTCCCCTAGATACATTTTAAACATATCTTCACGCTTATTACTAGTATTGATATCTAATTGCCTTACAAAACCAGCTAAATCCTCTACTAAATCAATAGTATCACTACACTCAACTCTATCATCAGCAGACATAGGTTTAAGTGTAAATTGTTTTAAATCATCTCTGCACTGAGCCAAGCTATCAACAATATCACTAGCGGAAATTGATGTATCACCAACTTTAACAGTATCACCAATTAACAAAGATTCCCAACTATCGCTACCATATAATAATGAATCCAAGAACTTAATTGTTTTTTGAGCATGACTTTCTAAAGAGTCAGACTGCCTTTCTAAGATTAAGTCTTCAAACTGCATTACTACGTCATCGGTAAACAAGATTTTACCATTGAAAGCCTTAGCTTTAAATGTGCCATTTTCTTGTCTCTTACCACGCATAGATTTAATATCTTTAGATAGTTGTAACATGTTACGTGTAGATGGTTGTGCATCTTCCAATGTACGTTTCTCAACACTAGCCATAATTTTTAAAGCTTGCTCTGTATCTAAACCCTTGAAGAACTCAATCAATGTACCATCAATTAAACCCTCTTCTTTTTGAGATTCCATAAACTCAATCCATGATGCTACATCATTCTCATCATAGTTTTTCTTCCAATAGATTGAGAACCTAGCGGCAAAGGCAGGGTCAAGTGTACCTGTATCACCATAACCACCAGCTTCATCGTCCATACCTTCCCAAGCCATATTACAAGCGGCAACTACTTTAACCTTATCTTTATAATTAGAGAAGTCAACACCAGCGAAACGATAGTCAGAAATAACCTCAAATACAGCAGATGTAACAGTATTAGAACTTACCCTATTAACCTCATCAAAGAATAGGATAACCTCTCTACCCTCTTTAAGTGCTGTTACAAACCTATCTTTAATTGTCTTATCAGGGGCTCTCAAAGTCATGATATCAGTCATACCATACTTAATGTCAGCAGATACATTAGCTACTACACTTTGTAACTCCTTAGATACATCATCAAGACCACTACCTTTAAGAATACCACCACCAACATATTCTGTTAGTGATTGTTTAACCGGCATACCCATAAGGTCAACAGCATCTTTACTAGCTAAGTTAACATTAATTAATACAGGCTCTAAACCTGTTTTAATCTTAGCCTTTTTCATATACTGTTTAACACGACTGGTCTTGCCGAGTGCAGACGGCCCAATTAACATAGCAGGAGAGCCTGTTTCTAAAGCAGTTGATAAGAAGTCACCTACATCATCTTTAACAGGTTCTTTTACATCATCGTAGTTACTATAACCTTTAGATTCTAAGAAAGGAATAAACTTCTCACAACACCACTTAGAAACATAACCCTCTAGGATTTTACGTTTGTAAAGTTTTTCCTCACCACTATCTTCTTTACCATCATTTTCAGCCTCAGCAGTTTTATCAACTGAGTACAAATAATCTGACAACATATCCCATGTACGATAGTTAGGGAATACTTGTGTACGCTGTTCATTATCAGATAAACCCTCAGCAATAGCATCCAATACAGGCTTATCTGTATACACCATGTCACGATTATTATTTAAAAACTCTAATACAACAGGATGAATATTAGTTACACCTTTAAAGCCTCTCTTATCAGTAGTCCCACTTGCCCACTCAAACCACCTATCCATTACGTCATTAGGATATACTTTTAAAGGAATAAACCTATTAGAGTATGCTACGTCTAAATCAGTGTTAACATCATAAAGCATATCTAATTCCATACGATATTCCTCACGCTCAACACCTTTTTGAATGTCTAAGTTAGTAGCGGCAACAAATTTACAACCATTTAAAGTCATATCATTTAACTTCTTCTGATTGAGAAGTTGTACCAAAATCCCATTTACACCTTTATCCCTACAACGTGTAATTTCATCACAGAATAGAACTGGTGTACGCATATAGTTTTTATACTGTAATTGTAGTTCAACAATCTTAGTTTTTTGCTCATCAGTTAAATATTTTTTCTCGGTCTCAACAGTATTACCATCAGATGCTACACTAGACTCAGTATAACCTTTTTGTAGAATATCTTCTAATTTCTGGTATGATTGTTTACAAAACTCACGGAAACCATCAGAACAAACTACAATCTCTTCCATAGGACAAGCATAACTATATTTCTTACCCTCTACCTCACCAATTTGGAATAGACCACTATAGTCCAACCTAGAGGTAAATGCAACCCTAAAGTCAACCATCCTATAGTTATATTTTTTACACAACTCTTTAACAGTAGCAGATTTAAATACAGCAGTTGGCCCAATAAGTAATGGAACTACCTCACGACCACCACTCTTCATCTCCTCACCCTCTGGTAAAGAAAAATAAGCATCTAACCAAGTATATACAGCGTCCTTACCTTTAATATCTTCAGCATCATTAGATTTACCTTTTTTACGTCTATCTTTTAGAAGTTGTAATGTATCTAACGCAGACTCCATAATATAACTTTCATCAATATGTTCATTACTAAACAACCACTCAGACATAGACACTGTATCTAGTTTATCTGAATCCTCTAATACCTTATACTCAGAATATGTCTCAGATGATACATCCAACCCATTAGCACATGCATTAATGAATGTATCTGTTAAAATATCCTCAACAAGATAAGCACCATTGCATTGGAATATTGCTCTATCAATGTCATTAACTAAATCTACCTCAATCAAGTTAGCAACAGCTTGATAGTCAAATTCCATAATATCAACAATAATCTCACTACCGAATGTACCACTAAAAATATTGAAAACAGTATTAGGTAGTTCTGCTAAGAATAGTGTATTACTAGGCATAATCCTATAGGCTTTAAATACTTTTTTAGATGAATCTTTAGTAGATGAATCTAAATCAACAACTAAAGGCTCATAACCTAAGAACTCTTCAACTGCATGAACCTCACGCACGTTTTTAACAAAATCCGCCTTATCTAAAAACGGAAAGTAATTACTAATACTATACATGTATAACCCCTATTATCTGAAATCTAAGATTGTCATAATCCTTTTCATAGTTGAGAAGTAATATTTCATTGTGGAACTATCCACACTCAAAGCCAACCAATCATCAATAGTCTTAGTATCAAACTCCTCAAATGAATTAATATATTTCAAAATAGATTGACCTAATCCTAAATCATTCAAAGTTAACTTATCAGCATCAAGACCAACACGTCTCATCTCACTGTACGTAGAAACATACAATGTTACAATCTTAGAAAGTAATAAAAACCTTAAAAAGTGAATACCAACCAATAAGCGAAGATTATCTTCCTTACCACCTTGAAATTCACCAATCCGACTCTCAACCTCATGTAAATATTTCCTAAGAGATTTAAGCTTTACATCTTTAACAAACCACTTATACTTAGTAGGAAACACATTTTCTAAGTTGATACTCTCTAAACTAAAATTACCATTCTGAGCCATTAATTCTAACTCAGAATCTAAGTCACTCTTAGCGTATTTAATGAAAGAAACTACTTGCGGTCTAAATTTACCAAAAATAGAATCACCTACAGTCAAAAACTTTCTCAATTCTAGAAGTGTCTTATCTTTATAAAAGAGATAACCTCTCATCGAAACCTCACTAATTTACTATTTAAATAACCCTAACAAGGGATATGAAATATCATCTACCAATTTACCCACATGATACAACTTCGGAATAGATACTCTAACAAAATCTTTCTGCCTACTTAACATAGTTTTTCTATACATTGAACCATTATATACCAAAGGACATATATTCTTAATGTAATCAACAACTATTGCAGAAAACCAATCAACTGAAATGGTATTGTCACTCAATACCCAATCAACATTCAATGACTTTAATAAATACTCAACTATTGATATTTTATCATTCTCAATAGCATACTGTAGTAGATTAAACTTACCCTTACATATAAAAACATCAATTATATTGTAAACAATAGTCTTTACGCTATCCCTACTATAATTATTTGATTGTATAGAGTTAGCTACTCTATGTAGAAATCTACTATACTCTATCTCTTTATTTACATTAGGCTTAGATGCATATTCTATCTTTCTCTGTTTTATTAAGAAGCCATAAGAAAGCAATGCAATAAGATACGCAACAGGAACTCCCTCTGAGATATAGTATAATGTCAATAAATCAGCATTAGGTTTTGAAGTCTTAACAATATCAGACCAATTAATAGTGTCTTTACCCTTGACAATATACTGATATGTATTTACTATGTCATCACTAGCAGTATTCTCTATGAAAGAACCATAAAATAACACTGCCTGTGATTGTAATTTACAAGACAACGATACACACGAATCTATGAAACCCCTTACAGGATTATAACCACAAGAAATCATATCCATAACATCTGTTATAAACTCGTCTATATCTGATAACTCAGACTTTTGTCTAACAATAGTATATACAATAGAATTTGATTGACTATCAGGTAATGTACTCTCATGCATATCTCTAAGAACAGTAACTATACTATTCTCAACCATCTCAATGTTAAACTTAACCATAGTTAAGAACATATTTATATTAAAATACTCAGGTAACTTTTTAACCTTAAATGATGATTTTATAATACTAGATATATTTCCTATAACAATATAATCACTTGTCACATTTAAACCTAAAGCAATATCACCATTTAAGACATTCACGGATAAACCTAAAATATTGACAAACTCAGCATCTGAATCTAAAACCTCAACCCTAAGATAATCGCTAACAACATCTAACTCTCTAATCTTTTTCTTCTCACTAACCTTAGCGAACTGTGTTGACCTTATAAAAAACTTATTTACATTACTCAAAGAATGTAATTCTTTAATCCAATCAACACTTATGTAGGTAACTTTATCTTTTGTGATAACATTATCCATATTATAAGAATTTCTTCAATAACTTAGTACTCATCTTATGAACTAGCATAAGAATCCTACGTAACATCTTCTTATCTGTATCAATCTGTAACTCAGTACCTGTCAATGAAATAACGTCAGTAATTCCATCATCTTCAGCATCCCTAGTAATCAACTCTAATGAATTAATAGTACCATTCTCTACAGTATCTAACAAGGAATTTACAATACCTGTATCTTTAACAGGTTTATAAGCTTTAAATTTCTTATCATATGTCCTAACAACACTATCAAAGTATAATTCCCTCTCATCCTTATCCGATAAGTCATAAGCACTAGGATTTAATGAGGAATCGTCACTAGTCATATACCTTAATGCATCAATATTAGCTAAAGCCTGTAACTCTTCATTAGACAATGTTTCAATATCACCCAAAGAATTTTGGTCTGTATTATCAACATTGGAAATAAGAATATCATTAAAGTTTTTAAAAGCTTCAGCACTATCAATATTAAGCATGATATCACTAGCACCTTTAATAGCTAGGTAATCTGTATACGCATGTGTCTTAACAATACCACTTAAAGAGAAACCAACGGCTGGCTGTTCAGCCAACTCAGTTGCATTATCAAACTCTTCACTAGGATGCATCTCTCTAAACTCATACATATTTTTATATTGAGCGAAGAAATCTGTATCACCTAACTGCAACCTAGCAATATAAGATAACGTATCTAAAGAACCTAATACAACCTTAACCCTAGAATATAAGCCAGCGATTGTACCCCAATAATAGAATAGATACTTTAAAGTAACAAATACAATATCATTAACTGTCTCATCAGAAACAGCCATATTTTGTACATTTACTTTTGATTTTACGATATTATAAACAATACTATCGAAAACATCATTCTCCGAACTAGAACCACTATCACCAGTGTAATTTCTAACAATATCAGCAAGAACGCTATTAGACAATAAATCCATTGCTTCATCTGTACTACTGATACCCATCTTCTTAACACCACTAGCTAATGAGTATGCACCACCACATTTTAAAGCTGTAGCTACTGCACGTGCTATATCATAACCCATACCATTTTCACTAAATACTTCATTAGCAATCTCTTTGGCTCTACTTCTTGAAATCTTACCTTTTGTTTGACCTCTGTCAAATTCACAATTAGAATTAAGAATTAAATCCCTATTATACAAACTCTCAACACGAATAGAACCACTGTATGTTTTAATATACACATTAAAATCATCAGACACGTCCATCCCTAAGAACTTATACGTATCAACTTGCTTATCTGTATACACACAACATACCTCAGAACCCTCGGATAGACCATATTGTTTATCTAGTTTAACAAACAAGTCGCTTATCGGAGTTGAGTTTACGTTATATAGCCTAGACTGACTTAACAAAGTCTCATAGATATCTTTTGCTTTTTTATTCTTAATGTTTGTCTCTTTCAATTCTGGTAAATCAAAAACAGACGTTAAATTGTCACCAAAGACATCTTTGAATACTTTAGAATCTAACCTATACTTAACTAAATATGTAGACACTAGAAATACTCCTTTACCTCAAAAAACGCATTTAACGTATTAAACTTATGTACTAATCTTATATATAGTACCTTACTAATTTACTTATAATTACCTATGCCTACCTTTAGAAACACTAATTGCCTTGTTTTTACTCCTTAACCTAGCATTTCTACCTTTTGCTATATCCTTGCCTAAACCATTCCACCTATTTTTATGCTTAGTTAAAGCCTCTTTACTCCGTAATTTAGATAAATTACTACTATTCTTATCTCGTAAAGAACCAACCACTTTAGTTTTAAATAAGTCAGTTGTTATTTTATTGTTATTAAAAGACATAACAGACAAAACAGCTATCAAATGCTTACAAATAGTACCCTCTAAATTTGGATTCTTAATTTTAGGAAATCTATTTTCTTTATCTAAGCCATAACCCATATTCCATGCCATGTACTTATAGCCTTTGTATAGAAAATCCTCACAGCTACAGTATACTGACAAATCACCATCTAATAACAATCGTGTTATCTCAGACTTCTTGAAATCCTTTAATGCTTTTATATCCTTGACATCATTTAACTTTATCTTTTGTTGATATTTCTTATTAGGTGTATATTGACTATTTGTTATAAACTCAACGCACCCATCATTATTAACACCTTTATATGTAGTCGTTAACTTTTTTGCTCTAGCTTTTCTTTTACTTTCAGCACCACTTAGCAACTCTTTCTTTGTTGCCTCATTAATAGATTGTAATGATTTACCCTCTTTTAGAAGTTTATCATATCTATTGTCAAAAGCTATTGCTTGATATTTTGTTAAGAAATCCTCATAATACCTAGCATCCCTATTTTTATCAATTAAAAAAGAAAAAGGAAGATACTCCTCATTTAGAATATCTTCCAAATCAAGGTTAAATGAATCTCTTGTACCTTTTTGTAACAAATTTTTTAAAGTCATCTTTACCTCTATCTAAACCATCATTAATGAATGTACCTAAAATAATGTATAATTCATTAATAGGATAATCATTAATGTCTCTATTATTTATTTGTGCTTCAATAATGTTATGTGTTAACAATGAACTACACGCTTTAAAACAAGAAATCTCATCCAAATCATCTGAATTAATGATTGAACGAATAACCCTACCAGGCTCTTTTTTAATTATAGCTTGTATCATATTCTTATCTAAACTTTCATCCCTCTCACCTTGCATGATACGTCTACGTAAATCAGCGACTAAATCCATGTCACCATCTAAAATCGCTTTCTGTAAATCATCAAATAAACTCATGAATATCTCCTCCTCATAGAAATATGTTTGCGATTATAATAAGTATCAACATCTATTTCTTGTAATCTAACATCTCTATTGACATTCCTACTATCAGAAAATTCCTTATATTTATCACACTTACTATGACAACCAACAAATCTACCGTCACAATTAAAGCAAGGTGCATTTTTAACCTTAAAACTCATCTCAACCACCCCAAAATAAAAAAGATATATCTTGTATAACTAATACTATTATACAAGATATATCTTATAAAAACAACACTATTTAATTACCACGGAGCATCCTCTTCACCACTAGGTTCTTCAGTAGCGAACTCACCCTCATCATAAGTACCATCTTCTAAAGCAGATAGAATATCTTTAAATTTATCTGTTGCAACTTCATTCGCATCAATATTAGCAAGATTTAACATTGATTTAAGCCATTTAGCCTTATCAATGTAATCAGCATATGAGTCTAAGAAAGCACTACTTGAATCTATCATTTGAAGATTAGATACAAATTCCTCAACCCTAGTAGATGTCTCACTAGTTGGTAACGGACGCATATAAATCTTAAATGCACCAACATCAGAACCACGTCCACGATATTTTAAGTAGTTCTCACACAAATCAGTAATACCATTAATCAAAATTTGTTGAACCCTTAAAATTGAACGTGCGTACCTTAAATCTTGTTTAACAAGCGAATTGTTACCCATAGAACCTAAAGATTCAGCAAAACCTAAATATTGTTTAGGAACTTTTAAACTCGCAAAAAGCTTATCTGTAAAATAATCAACATCAACAATAGATTGAACGTCAACACCATCACCAATGCTCTCAACAGTAACATCACCTTTACCATCTCTTGTAGGTAAATATATATTACTATTAATTGGAACAGGTGATGGGTCAGACCTAAACCCCACACCCTTAGTCATCTTAGAATTAGCTTGAAATCTACGTCTAACATCAGAAAGCATTTGTTGTGTTTGACCAGCGTTAGCATTACCAACCTCAATCTTAACAAGATTAAATTGAGTTGAACGTGCAATACGTGATAAAACAAGAATATTATCAATTAGTGCATTAATTCTAAACATAGTCCTAGCACTATCTACAATAGAAGTACCTACTACCCTATAGCATGTTACTTCCTCTTGTGTATTATCAGACTTCCTAACATTCAACTTAATCTTCTCACGTTTAGAAAGTTTAGAAGAAATAAAATGTACAAACTCATCACTCTTCTCAAATTTAGCACTACCACTCATCGTACCAGAAGTGAACTGACCAGCATCTTGATAACTACCACTATCAAATAAATAGTCCTCATCCTCATAACCAAGTACATTACCCATATACTCTATACGTGATACTAAATAAGGATTAATAACATCTTCATAGTATACAGATTTAATACCACTATTAGCAGAACCAGCGTAGTACTCTCTTCGCCTTAGCTTGAAATCACCATGTTTAACAATCTCATATGCCCAAGACCATACTCTATCATCAATTTTAATATTGTTAATCAAGAAATCTTCTAAGAACTTTTTCAACCCCTCATCAGAGGATTCAATCATAATAACTTTATTTGTTGTCTCGTCAGGAGTACATGCATCATCGGCAATAATCTCCATAGCAGAACCAATTACTGAATCTTTAGACATCTCTTCGTTCTCAGCAAAAATCTCTTTTAAAGAGTAGTCTCCTCTTATACCCTCAACGATTTGACCTAAAGTGTTTTTATCGTCTGTCCCTAATAATTGTTGTAAATTACTAGGAGATAGACTAACCAAACCTTCATTAATAGATTTAGAGTGTATACTTTCAATACTACCATCAAAGAAAGTATTTCCCCTATTATCCTCAACAATCTTAACCTCTCTAACAACATCATTAGGTACACTTTCTTTTATTGTACCTACTTCATCAATAATGTCACTAGAAATGCTAGTATCTTGTAAACCTCTACGATTTACAAATAAATCATACCATGCCATATATACCCCAATCTAATAGAAACCATTAATCTCCATCTCTTCTATCATATCATCTATCTGTCTATCTATCATCTCTTCAACTGATATATCAGTTGGTGCATCTATACCAGCATATGAACCTATTCGATTAGCCATTAAGAAATCGCTAAACGTACCATTATTACCCTCAGCATCAGATACAGTACTTTGTAACGCATTTTGAATAGCACCACACAAACTATCAGATACGTCCTTAGAACCTACCCTAGTCCCAGTAACACCATCATTACCCTTACCATCATAATCAACAAAACCATCATCTGTAACTACTTTAGGATGGTCAACTTTACGTCTTATCCTATCATGTAACAAGTTGAGCAACTCATATCGAAGTATAGGATAATCATATAGTTTTATACGCTTTTCATACATTATCTCTACTAAGTCTAGATAAGGTTTATCTGTTCTATCTACAGATAAATAACCTACATTGAAACCCATTTCCTCTAGAATCTGTCTAGACTCTTCAGAATTGAATATATCATATGTCAACTTACCTATCTTCATACCGATAACATTTACAAGATAAATAACAAAGTTACGTATTTTATAAATCGCTATCTTTTTAGGTGGCTTTGGTGGATTAATACGTAACATAAAATCAACACCAAATACAGGCTTTTTAACACCATCTTCCTCTACGATATCATCAACATAGACACATGATATGCCAGTGCTATCCGTCCTAAATGATTGGTCAATATGAAGATATCTAGGCCTTTCAGGATACTTTAACCTAAAATCATCCCTCAGATAATCTTTAACATTAATATCATCACCTGTAGATATTACTATCTCTTTTGATACAAATGGATGATGTCTATTTACATCTATACAATCTTGCAAGACCATAGGTGAACTAAATAATTTACCTTGTGAGCCTGTAGATACACCACCAATATCCTGTAAAGACCTTAACAAGTTAGCCTCAAAACCATTCCTCAAATCTACAGGAACTTTTAAGAACTTAGTCTGCATATGAGGTGGTAACTCTTCTATAGCTTTATTAATGGATTCATAATCCTCTAAACCATCAATATACTTGTGCTTAGACATACCCTCAGACACTCTATAGTTATTCACATCATCTGTAGAATTAACTATATTAGCTTCTAAGTAATTAGAACCCTTAAATACATAAAAGAACTTCTTACTAAAGTTCTTAGGCTTAACGTCCCATTGAGCAGGAGCGGCAACGATTGTATGTGGGTCATTTCTAGACAACCTAATTTGACGTTCAGTAGCTGAGTTTTCATATGTAGCTGATGATACCAAAATATTTAATGAGTGATTGATACCACCATCCACGATAAAACGTGAGTTAGACCTATTTACGATATTAGCATATAAGTCAGTAGCTTTCTCACTATCTTTAGACGGTCCATTACCACCTAAAAAGTTAGCTTCGTCAAGCATTGAACATATTACACTCATACCGATACTGTCACTAGCACTTGAACCATAAGCGTATGAAATCCCCTCAGGGAATACTAATAATGAATTAAGTCTAGGATTCCTTTGGAAGTTTTCATTGAAATAAGGTGAATTATCAATCAATGCCCTATACTCACCAAAACCAGTACGTTCTGCCTGTTTCTGATTAACTGAAAAATATAAGAACATAATATTTGTCTTAGACATCAAATTGAACATAGCATTGATATTTCTAAAGCAAGACAACTCATACATCTTACGCATCATGATTAATTCAGCAACAGTACTCTTGCCGACACCGATGCTATTATGTACAAATGCACCAGACGATAAAGCAAAATTGTGATACGTATCTACTTCTAAATCATAGACATCAACACTTAAATCCTCTATTTCAACTGAAACAACATTTATGTTATTTAAAGACATTAATAATAAACCACTGTTTAAATCTTTTGCCTCAACATAAGAACCATCCCTTAACATAAACCTATGGTCAGGAGTACACTTAATCTCCTCACCATTATCTAATTTTACAATAGCAATTCTAGTCGATACCTTTGTCTTATGAACAGAATGAGCCAATCCAGGTACTACATCACCATCTGATGTACAAGAATAAACCCAAAACTTACCATCATATCCATACTCATCTAGCAACTCTAAAAAAGATAACTCTCTACCATCAAGTAAACTAACCTTAGTATCACCAGTAAAGCATCCACTTAATATGACGGAATTAATCTTTTCATCATCTTTTCTTGTATCCCTAAAAATATCAACTATAAAATCTTTCCAATAAGGATATATGCTCTTCTGGTCAGAACCAACATAATAGTCAGAATTAATCCAATCCTCAATCCTAACTATATCTCTTACCTGTTCAACCCTACCACTATCTTCCCTACGTTGCATCTCCTCTTGTAGAAGTTTTACAAAATAGTCTTTTTCCTTATCAGTCATAGCAGTATATGAACTAGAATCACCCAATAAATCTTCTAATCTAGCATTACTCATATATCAACCCTTTGACTTTGTAATTGCATATAAAATTTCTTTTAACTTATCACTAGGTACAGAAGATAACAACAACGAAAGCTTATCAATATCAGTAGAACCATCATTGTATTTTCTACGCTGTTCTTCCAATGCTAATGCTGTACGTTGATTAATCCTAGATAACTCAGCATACATTGTAAATGCCATCCTAACCCTACTCTCTAACTCATCTGGAGAAAGGTTCATAGCGGCAGATTCACTAAACAAAATCTCATTAGATGTATCTAGAAACTTTTGTAACTGTGCCATCAATGTAAAGTTATTTAATGTGTTATGTGTTAACCCATATTTAAACTTTACATCAGTAGCACTTACAAAACGATTTAAATCATCAGATGGTGCTAAATCCTTACCATCAATCCAATTCTCTAAATCTTGACTAACATCACCACTACCACTAGATATACCTGTTGTACTATGATTAGAACTATCCTCAATGTCTAATACATCCATAGCTGACATTGTCGTTTTTAAAGAAGTACCAACACTATTATTACTATCATCTTCTGTATCTTCACTTCCTACTTGACTATCTTTAGTATCTTGTTTAACCTCTTCTTCCTCACCTTTAGCTAGAATAGAGATTAAATCATTATTATCCATAGGAGATACCATCTTATAACTATATTACCTACTTTTTAACAAACCTACACATTACCATCTTCTGAAACTTCAGAAGTATCGTTATCACCACTAACACTATCAGAAGAATTCTCTACATTCTTCTTAACAGCATATGGTTCAATATTTTCTACAAAATTAACCAAAGCCTCACCCTCTAGTGTATCTTTAACACCTAAAGCGTTCGCAACTGACAAAACAATACGTCTTGTAGCTAATTCTGTTTTCTTATAAATATTACCAGCATTTACAATAGATGCATTAGAGAAATTCCATTTCTTAACATATGCATACATCTTGACATTATTAATTCCCCTCTCTAAAGCTTTATTGCTAGGAATATTAAAATTTGTACCACTACAAATATCAATGAATTTTAAATAGTCATCACCTAACATATATTTAACAAACTCTAGTACAGGATTACCAATAGAAACACTCAAATATTCAGCATATAAATCTTTCTCTTCATCACTCATAGTGATTGTAGAAATAGAACCATAAGAACTCATAACACACCATCCTTAAATAATGAACTCAACTCTCGTTGTCGCATCTCCCAAAAAAGTAATCCAACAACACGATTAATAATATCATTACTACATTTTAATTGACTACCTACATCATGAGAAATATACCCATCCAACTTAAAACCATAAGATTTTAACTTAGCAATAACCTTATCTTCCAAAGCATCACCAAAACACTTAAACCTCATACAGATTAAATGCACTAGACTATAATCTACAGATGCTACTTCATCTTCAAAGTAGTAATCTAAACTACCACCATCATCAAAAGTTGTGTCAAAATCTACTGTGTCAAACTTATTCTTATGATATAAGAAGTTGTGCATGTCATTCCTCATACCAGTGTATAAGAATGTACACAAATTCCCTTTATCACTTCTAAAATTATCACTATGAATCATTCTCACAGCTTTTAAAACACCAATAGAAACTAAATCCTCTTTATCCTCTCTACTGGCATAGAAATGCTTCCTTACTATAATTTCAGCTAATGTTATTAACTTAGTAGAAAGCACCTCTTCATCTAACAAATCATCTTCATACAGTTGTAAAGCCATTCTTTAATACCCCAAATCCAAAATATAGACTGTTAGTTAGAAAATGTAACTACTAATTACTATTATAACATAAAGAGTGTAGATAATAAATATCTACACTCTTTTATATTATTATTTATATGTAATTATTAAGATTTACTAATGATAGTATCAATAAAGCTATATTTACTATCTAACTCAGCCTTTAGAACTTCAAGTGGGTCTAAGTTATCATGTAAAATCATATCGATATTATTTTTAGAGAAACCACTCATAATAACCAATCCATTATCATTTTTCTGTAATGGTACTGTGTTATTATAAGAAGAAACATTCCAAAATACCAACTTAGGTAACTTGTAGCCAACTGTTTCAAACTTCTTAGCAATCTTTTCAAATAAAGTATCATTGTCTGGTCTTGTACCCATAGCAGAATTGAACTGCATATCAGATACAACCAAAACAGTACTAGGTAAATCCTTAGCATCTACTTTATTCTTAATAGAAGTCTCTAGAATTAAGTCAAACACACTTTCAACATTAGTTGTAGACCAATCATCATACTCATCTAACACAGAAAGCTTATCACTTAACGTATTACATTTACTTAAATCAACAACTTCTGGTGAATCACTAAATGTAATGAATTTATCTTTATAGTATTCAGATTTATTATGCTGTGTAGTATAAATTGTCAATGCATCAGCAATATCTAACACAGAAACATTTGTACCAAAAGCACTAGTTGTCATAGAACCACTACCATCACGTACCACCAAGATATCACTATAATCTTTAGGTACTTCCTGAGCATCCCACAAAGCCTCTAATGTTTCATCAAATTCGATATCCCATCTATTTTTATACTTACTGATAATGTCATATAAGTACATTTTGCCAGCATTAATCTTAACATTACCATTAGATAAATCTTCTAAATACTTAGAACGTCTTTCAGGGTCATGTTTGATAAACGCATTACGATAAACTAGGTTAGCCTTAGAAGCAACACCTTGATAATTAATCTCGCCCCATTGATTGTTAGACATTTTACGTTCAACCACATCAATGTTCTTACGTAAAGTAGATAGCATTTTACGATAAGACTTAGATGACATGCCCAAAGCTTTTCTAAATCTAGTAGCTAATTTTTTAGTTTTACGTGAAGTAGTATTTTCAGATGGCAACCACTTAGCCAACAATGAAATTCTTTCGCCACTCTTATCTAATAAAATATCTTCACTTAGTTGATATTTTAAATAGTTAAAAATATAGCCTTTAGAATTTTCATTTGTTGTGTTATCCCACACATAAATCAAGTCATCAAAACGACCTAATTCCTGTAATTTTTTAGTTTGTAACAACGCAAAAACTAACTCAGGCACATTACTAGCAATCTCAGTTAGAATTAGTCGATAAGAAGAACGCTCACCTAAACCCTCATTAATATCACGTAGATACATCAACCACTTCATTGTGTAGTTAGCATCTTCCATAACTGATTCTTTAAATAAAGAAAGAATAGTATCTAATGCAATTAAATTACTATTAGATAAATACTCAATAGCTTTATTACGCAACAAAGGTACTGAGTTGTTTAAATCTAACAAAGCACTACCTGTTGTTTTATAAGAAACAGCACCATTTGTAGTTGTAGTCTTTACATTGTTTTTTAGTAATTCCATAAAATCATTCATAACAAATCTCCTCTGTAATTAATGAACGTAACTAGGTAGAATTAACCCTACCTCTAATAATCTATCTGTAAAGAGTTTAGCATACTTCTCTATCATATTACGTAACTCTTTAAGAAAAGCTAGTAAATCTTTAGTTCCACTATAAGTCTCAGTAAAAATTGTTAATTGAAACATATAGTAGCCTAACAGTTTATTATGCATCTCATTATAAGACAAACCCTCAATAATAAAGTTTTCAGGTAGATTCATAATACTCTCAAAATCTTTCTTGAAAATACAATTACTTATCTCTTCAAGAGTTGCCTCAAAGCCTACTGCATTTGTCTCTAGAATTTCATCTAAAGTATATGTCTCTTTTAATGTACTTGTCTCTTTTTCATTATTTTCAGACATAAAAAAACCACCTCTTATGCTAAATCATACCACTTACACTATCTTTAAGATTATACAATCAAACTACGATTTTTTTAATACCAGACCCCAAATCAATAGAAATCTTATATAAAATTGTGATATGACCTTATACTAGCACAAGAAGTGGTTCAGTTTAACAGTAGCATAATCTACCATCGTTTCTTCTTTTTCATTCATCATAAAGATAATAGCTGTACGGGTCTATTATTTAAAAGGAGATTAAATTATGAACAAGACTCAGGCATTTTTATTTTTCAAAGCATAAAAATTTTTAGGATTGCTGTATGAGTCTTTTATAACTTTTACCCCACTATATATAATTTTATCACTATATTTTATACAAGACTCAATTAATGTATACCCAACATAAATTAGCTGTATGAGTCTTTAAAATATAATTTTTTTACGTAACAAGATGCCTTGTATCTAATGGATTGGCAGATATGTTTAATATTGCTGTACGCATCTTTATTTACATTTGATAATTACTACTTGATTAGGTACAACATAGGAGTTAAGATAATGTAAAATTATTAATGTTGTTAAGCACATATAATATGTTGTACCCAACCCTTGATTACATATTAACACAAACACTAAACATATGCAAGTATTAATTACAAAAATTTACTAAACTTTATTATCTAACAGGTCTACCATACTTACTTGCTACGGATTGAACAGAACCAACACCACTCTGTGAGCGTTTCTTTTCTAATGCACCTTGTACCACCTTATACATATTTAATAATGTAGCTTGTGTATAAGGTATATCAATGAACATATTTTTAACCCATGTAGACATATAGCACTGAGCAATTATATTGAAATCACTCCCATATGTATCTACCAATCTCTTAATATCTTTATGTCTACAATCAAACCCACAGAAAGAACGTAAACTCTCTGTCATCACAATAGACCAATCCGACTGTAGATTATCTTTAGGTATGCTTAATAAATCATTGATATTAGACAATACTGCATCTTTATCATTCTTATAGGTAGCAATTAGGTAATCACAGAATAGTGTTACAGATGATTTAATACTATCCTTAAAGTCCTCCTCACCCAACAGAATATACTTATCTAATAGCATATGTGCATTACGCATATGACCGCCAGACCTATCAGCTATCAATAACTTAATCTCTTCTGAAAGATTTAAACCTCTATCTTCTGACACCTTAGTTAAGTTATCTACAATAGCCTCTACTGGAACATCATTGAAATTAATCTCTAATGCCCTACTACGTATAGTTGGTAGTAACTTTTGAGGGTCAGTAGTCGCTAGAATATAAATTGTCTTACCTTTAGTCTCCTCAAACATCTTAAGCATAGCGGCTTGGGCAGTAGCAGATACAGTATGACAATTATGTAATATAACACCACCACTTGTTATATAGTTATGATTATCAGCAACCTCAATATCATAAGCACTAACATGTGAATCTTTATATGGTGTTATAGATTTTATGATACCTTTTTCTAAAATACCACCACAAAAAGTAGATATAGTATCACCTACTGCTAAATCTCTAAGATATACCTCATTAAAATTAATATCAAAAAATCGATGATTATCAGTACATACTACACTATCAGTTATACCATCAATACAAACTTCATAGAAATCTTTTTTACCATTATTAAAGAAATTAAGTATTGGCTTATAAGAGAAATTACCTCTATCATCTACAGATAATGCTTTCCAACCTTTAGGTTTTTTAGAAACTAACTTACCAACCTTCTCTAAGAATGTATTCCCATTCTCATCCATTACATGAATTCGTGTGTCATAATGAACACATTCGTCCAGGACAACGATTCTCCAATAATCACCGAATGAAACAGTAAATATATCACGTAATTTTTTAATCTCTTCTACATTACCTACAACAGTAGAGTCAAATTCATAATAGAAAGGTGAGTTTAATAAATCATAATTATCATCTTTAATATTATTTAACTCCCTACCAACAATACGTGATGCAGTCGTATTATGATTAATCAACCCATTAGCTGTAAACGTATGTGTACCCTCAACTGTCAAGTCATATACGTCATACTCATTATACAATTCTTTCTTAGAAGAAACCCTAACAAACATATAATCTTCTAATAGTTGACTATATCCCTTAATAGTTCTATTCTTATTAACATCTATACCAAGAACCTGAGCAACCCCAACTAACTTATAATAAGAATCTACTGACATAGTTTTAGTTCTCTTATTATTAATAAATCTAAAGTCACTTTCTCTCATGTGCATATAAATAGATAGTGGTAAATTATTTAAGTTATTACCATCTTTAATTAACTGATACATCTTATCAGCAATAAACCTTGTATACTCATCATTAGGTATTTTTAACTTACTACATCTATAATTAACACAGCCCTCAAAAAAGTAACGAACCAACCCTAAATCAGAAAATAAACTTTCAAAAGCTTTATGTCTACTGGCAGAATCTGCTATCTTTAAGTCATATAAACTACCACTAACAGCATCAACACGTGTAACAATACCAAGTAAATAGAATAGTTGTTGTAAATCTCTTGCCACACTCTCTGTGAAATTACCAAATTTAAATTCAAACCCTTTACGATAATACTCACATACAACAGACAAGAAACCACAAATAAACTCTCTATTTGATGAAAATACAAATTCAGGTATTGTAACAACATCTGTAAAGAAGTCTTTTATATACCTACTTAAACTAGTCTTAATACAGATACCCTTATTATCTACTATACTATAGTAATCCTCTTTTAAACCTTTTGAAAGATACTCAACATTAGTAGATGCTATGATGATACCATCAAAGTAGTAATCATTCACATAGCCATAAGACAATATATTGAAAAATAAAGTCCCTAAGAAATACCCCTTATCTCTTTCTGAGATATCCCCTTTCATGAACTCATAAGTTTTAGATTTATTATCAAACAAGATATCATGTTTTAACGGAATAGCAACAAAGTCATCTGTTGTAATGTCTTTAAGCTTTTTCCACTGTAAACCTCCCTTACCACCATACACCTTAACCCTATGATTATATGTACCCCTAACCTTAAAGCTAGGTGAACTAATCTCAACTACCTTTTTCTTACCACCATAGTAATAATGTGTAGCTGTACTACCAACAACTTTAATATTCTGAGGTGATATATCCATAAACCCCTCTTCATCATATTCAGGGTTTTGTACTAATTCATCAATTCTTTTATAGCCATCACTAGTATGAACTCTTGTATCACCTGTAACACATTTACCAGTACCAAAGCTACCACAAAATAATAACACTTTAGGTGCGTTTTCTGGGTTTTTAATAATCGCCTTTATTAGACGTTTAGCCTCTTCTTGACCAGCCATATCGTCTAATGTCTTAGGACGTAACTCTTGACTTAGCATATAATCTCCTAACTGTAGTTTTCAATATAATTCATATTTATTTCTTTTACTAGATATGATGTATCAACATTAGATAATACACTAGATACATCACTCCCAACAATATACTTCTTAGACCTTATATTCTGCAAAACAGAAATAGGTATGACTAGATAATCTGATTCCAACTTTTTATTTCTAAATTGAAACCCTTTAAAACAAACTACTACCTTATTAGCAACAGTCCACCACTTAGGCACTAGAAACTTCCTATTAATGCCATGTATTAAAATGTTACACATTGTATCTGTTACATCATCTACACTGTCAATCATACCTACAATAGCTTTATTAACATATCTATCTTTCACACTCAATCACCTCTCACAAGATACCACATTAAACATAGTTAATCTATTATTAATATAACATATATACTATGTATTGTAAAGTTTTGTAATTACAAAATAAAAAAGAGTAGGTATTATCTACCTACTCTTTTAAGACTATGAAATTATTTCAATTCTGTACCATAAGCATCACGATATGTATGTTCACCATATTGAGTGTTTACTTGAACACGTTCAACTTTGTGAATTTCATTATCAGAACCACTTTCACGTACAACTACGAATCGTTGTGCTTTTTCTACGTCTTTCAATTCAGGTTCAAACTCTTTAATAGCTTTAACCATGTTAGCATCCATTACAGCACCACGTTGTAATGCACGATATAAAGCAGTTGCGAACTCATAACGAGTCATAGCTTTATCGCCTTTATAAGTACCATCTGTGTAACCAACTAAGAAACCTTTATCAGACAAATCTTTAACAAAATCATATGCCCAATGTGTTTTAGGTACATCTGGATATTCTACATCAAAATCAGTACCTTCAACAGCATTTAAATGTTTAACAAGGTTATCATATTTTTGAGCCAAAGCTTCGTATTTCTTAGCTAAGTCTTGAACGTCTTTAGCTACGGCTGTATTAGCATTAGTAACTTGTTTAGAAGATTTACCAATACGGAATGTAGCACCAGCATTAATCATATTATCGCCAGTACCAAATGTAGCACCTAGAGATAACAATGTATTTTCGTTAGGATGTGCGAACATACCAACTGCTACAGCATTAGAACCTTTATAGTTACCATAACCAACAGCATACTCAACCTTTTCATTAGCATTGAAAGATAATGGATGCAAGGCACTTAAAGCGGCAGCATTAGCACCAACCTTAGCGACTTGTTTATCAGTATAGTTATTAGCTTTTACTACAGCACCCTCACCAACAACATCAATCTTATTATTTAAAGATTGAATATCAGCAATATTCTTTCCTACCTTATTACCTAAATCTTTAATGTCAGATGCATTTTTAGTGATGTTATTAGCATTTTCACCAATTTTTTCAGCATTTTTATTGATATTAAATGTGTTGTATGTAATAGCCTTATCTAGAGAACTTGCTTTATCATTCAACTGTTTAACATTAACAGCATCTGTATCTTTAGTACCTGCTTTTACATCATGTACTTGTTGTCCACCAGCACTAATATCTGTAGTAGTGAAACGAATTGTAGCATTATCATCACTTACTTGCATACCTTCATTATTGAAGGTAGCTTGTGTTAATGTATCGGTATTTTCAATTTGAATACCTGTAGGCTTAACATTGATATTTTCACTGCCATTAAAGAACTGAACACCTTCTTTACCAATAACAGCACGATTATTATCAGTAATCTTACCAAATTCAACAGAATCCATATCTTTTAATGTTTTATTAACATTGATTTTGTACTCCTTACGTCCAAAATCATTGTCTTTAGATGTAACAGTAGTATTAACACCATCTACTACAGTATTATATTTTTGAGCTTCTAGTGCAGTATCATACAACTGAGAACCATTGATAGCATCTGTAGATGTAGCAGAAATTCTACCAGCGGCAACATTTTGAAGTTGACGTGTGTATTCTGTTACACCACCAGCACCAGCACGACCATGAGTACCGAAAGATACTACACTATCAGGTGTAGCACCTGCGAATGTAGAGTTAGAGAAACGAATATCAGTAGCATTGTCTTTTACTGTAGATGTACCAACAGGACTTTCAGTAACAGAATTTGTACCAATAGCCACACCATTTTGTACATCGGCAATGGTGTTGTTACCTAATGCTAATGCATCAATCTCTGTAGCACTTGCATGAGAACCAACCACAACGGAGCCTTGACCTTTAGTTTGAGAATTTACACCAAAGATTAACTGCTCTTTAGAGTTATCTAGTACTTTGTTGTTATAACCAACAACAACACTTTGGTCAGCACCAACAGTACCATTGTTAGCACCTACTACTGTAGTATCATCACCAGATACCTCTGTATCACGACCAACAACAATAGAAGATACACCTTTAGCTGATACATTTGTACCAATGTTTACGCTTTTAACTCCATCTGCATGAATACCATTACCAATAGCTACTGAAGATTCGCCATTGGATACTACTCCGTTACCAATAGCAATAGTGTCTTGAACCTTAGTTTCAACACCATTGCCGATACCAATAGTATTAAAGTCAGTAGCAACTCCGTTACCGATACCAATACTATTGCTAAGGTTATTAACAACATTGTTGCCAATACCAACACTATTATTAGATTTAGTAGTAACTGCGGTACCAATACCAACACTATCATTACTATTAGTAGTAACGGAAGTACCAATAGCTACATTGTTATCAGAATTAGATTTAACAAATGAGCCAACAGCAATGGAGTCTTTACCACCTGCTGTAGTACCATAACCCACAGACAATGCGTTATCGTTACTTGCATATGAACCATTACCTACAGCAACAGTGTTAGCACCATTAGTTCGTGCCTGAGAACCAATGGCATAGCTATAATCTGATAATGCTTGTGCAGAAGAACCAATAGATACACTGCTATAACCTTTTGCTTCGGAATTTTCACCACCAGCAATAGAATTTGAACCAACTGCTTTATTATTATGACCATATGCAATACTATTAGCACCAGATACTTCATTTTGATAACCAACAGAAAATGCTGATGTACCTGTTGCAGTGATAGTATTTGTATAACCATAAGCTTCAGCACCAAAACCACCATTTACAGTGTTATCGACACCAGCTGCCATTGCTGTACTACCAACAAGAGATGCCATAACCAAACCAGTTAGTAAAGTTTTTTTCTTTTGTAATTTCATAATAAAACCCCTTCATATTAAATGAAATAAAAATATACATACAAGGAATATTACAAAGATGTGTGCGTATATGTCATTATCACTTACCGCTACGATAAATCTATAAAACTATATTTTATAAACTTACACTTTGATATACCTCACAATATATCTTCCTTATTCATCGTGTCCAATTTCATCATCAATCTAACTTGACTAATCTTGTTTGATATAACACTCCAAAGGCTTAAATTCCCCAGTATTACGATGGGTACATATTTAGAAAATTCTTGCTAAAATGAACTCTTCTAAATTTATTATTCATATAATTAAATACAAACACAGTAGCAAAATCACTTACCCTACATGACAATGAAGTGTTTACATAAGTTGTAAACTTATGTAATATTCCTTGCAAAATCATAATACCACATCTACATTTTGTTGTAAACCCCTAATATGTAAAATTTCAACATAAATGTATAAACTAAATAAAAAATAGTGTATGGAGCATATCCATACACTATTAAAACTACAACAACACACTATAAATCATTCTAAATAACGTACTATTCAGTTGGTTATATGTTAAATACATTGAACTATCAAAACTCCCACCAGACAAACTATTAACTTTACGCAACAAATATTTTAAATCCCTAACAATAGATGACATATTGCTATACTTAACAACTCTATCATTCTTCTCTATCACATAATCTCTTTTTAATACATCATAATAGAAATATAGTTTATCAAACTCATGGTATCTAAACACAATTAAATCTTTCTTTTGTCCACCCAAAGTATAAGGTATATACTCTGTTACAAAAGAACCATAAACATCATCTTCAAGTGTAAAGACATTAAGACCATTCTTACCTTCTGTTTTGTAATCATCAAGTTCTTCACTCTTAATAAATGTTAGAAAATACTTATGTAATGAAGATATACTATGATAGAACATATCATCAAAATTGATAGCTTCCTCACAATCATATGTGAAAACATAGTTATCATACCCTTCGCCACACATGTCACATACACCAACATAAGCCTTATAAAGAAGATACATGAAAATAATATAATCGATATCTGAACTATCCCTACATAAAATATTATCGATTGTATCTAGACCATAACATACAGATGCTATATATGTATTCCTATCTCTCCTTTGTAATGATACAGAATACCCATTACTAAAATTCATCTCTATGTTACCTAAGCCATAGTCATACTGTAAATCTACATTAGAACTTCCACCTATAGCTACACTACAACTATAGACATTGTTATCATCTCTATAGCCATACTCTTCAGATTCCAACATATTACACATATCTCTTACATATAAAGCCATAGTTTTACTTCTATCATTTGTACGCAACATAGTGCTACTCCTTACTATTATACAATCTTCGTACTTCCTCAATATTGTCGTTACTTATACTATTAAACATCTGATTTACACGTTGTAATGAAATATAATCAAAGAACCTAAATGTATCGAAATTAAACAAATGCTCATGTCTAGTTACTGATAAATCCCTATCAATAGAGTATACAGTTTCATTGGTTAAACATATATGCTGTTCATCGACTACCTCATCCACATGAAAATGACCATAGAACCACAATGCTCTACTAGATAACTTTTCTTCAATCCTATCTAATACATCTCTTGTCAAACAACTATCGTTAAAAGGTTTAATCCTCTTCATCTTGTGAAGAGTTATATTACTACATGTATGAGTTAATACAAAATCAACACTACTTATATCATTAAAAGACTTGTGTATCTTAGACATATCACTTAAAGATGGTTCCTCTTCTAGCCAATAACTCTCACCTAACACACGATACTCTCTATCTATAGATTTAGCACCACCAAAACATAAGTATCTATTACCCTCAATCTTATATATGTTTCCCCTCATCAAATGAAAGCATCTATTATTAAGTTTATGTACCTTATCTCCCCACTTAGTTGTAATAGTTAGTGATTTTAAATAATCAAAGTTTTCATGATTGCCATCTATAAATGCCACATTATAATCTAACTTACTTATATAATCTAAAGCACTTCTATGTTGTTCAGTATCGGCAAACATAACACCAAAGTCACCCAATACAATGACTGTATCACCACGCTTAACTTTAATGTTATCCTTGTGAAGATTTTCCTTCATTATCTGTGTAATATCACCATGAATATCACCTATTAAATATACCATACGCTAAAACCCTACTTTTAATTTTATTTCTTATAGACAAACCCATCGTTAAATCTAAAAGAGTACACACCATGCATAAGTTTATTAAATGCTCTCTTACGCATCTTATCCCTACGCTTATAAGATAACTTATTATTATCTTCATAACGTCTATTAGAATAGTAATACCACATATCATAAGGATTATGTCCAAAAGAGTAACCATATAAACTCATATCAACATGATAATTAACACAATGAGTTTGATAAGATTCTAATGCACGAATATAATCTTCATGTAAGTATGTGCCATCTAAATTTGTAATATGAATACCATAATCATATCCACTTATGATTTTATAAGACTCACCTTTATAGCTAATATCATACTCATAAATCCACTGATTATTCTTACCATACACATTATTCATATCGCCATAAGATACAAGAATATGAATACCATCTAACTCACAAGAACCATACCCACGAAAGTACTCACAATGTCTATACTCACTAGCATATCTACCACATAACTGATGGATGTCATATACTTCTATGACATCACCAACTACCTTGAACAACCATGCCCTACTACCCTTATAAACAGCAATTCCATATATATCATCTAATTTAATAACACCATGACCACTGTAATCTACATGAGTCTTTTCATGATTGTAAAACCATACATCATCTGTACAAAGTTTAAATGTCTTTCCCTTTACGAATTCTTCATCATATAACTCTTCCATAAACTTATTATTTACAATAGTACCATTTTTTAACACATAAGCACCATAATCTATACAAGCCATAATTTAATCCCCCATCTTTTGTATTGTAAACCATAAAATAACTGAAAATCTATCATACACAAAAGTTATACTTATATACAAAAAATTGAGGTATTCGCCTGAGCAAAATACCTCAATTTATGCATAACCATACAGATAATTGTTAACCTACTACATAAATTAGGTATTGTAACTATCTACTTATTACTAGTTAAATATTCCCTAGCTACAGCCTCTACAACAGATAAGATTTCATACTCAGCATGTGCAACAATGGAATCCTCACCATTAGCACTCTCTTTATCTTCTTGTGCTTTATTAAAATCAACTCTAGCCTTTTCTTTCATAGCACTCAACACATTTAAGAACTCAGTCTCATTAATAACATGTTTTTCTAACATAGAATTAACTACATAACTACTAATATACTTAGAATCTAACACTTTAATATCCATATCTAACCCCTACACCTATAATCTATCAATCACATCACTAATAGCATATGATATCGTATCGGCAACACATGCACTATATAACTGTAAAGCTATATAGTCATCTACATACACATCATCACAATACCCTAAATCTTGCGAAATTGCCACCTGTAATGAGTTTTTACCATCTTCATGATACAAAAGACGTACATACCTATAGCCTTTATTATATAACGAAATAAGCAATATTTTAGTAGCACTATCACCTATGTGTATATCTTTTATATCACTCTTAAATGAGCCTAACAATTCATACAACATAATATATGCTTCTCTTACAACTTCAATGACTACATACATTATAAATGTACCTAATACGATGAAGCCTATGAATTGACTAATTAAAACCAACATATCCATTTGTAACACTATACTCCTTACATCATATCTGCATAGATTATAATGTTATTTATAATCACTACTTGATATCAAAAAGAACTCCACATACAAAGTCTTTGACAATACTCAATACAGAATCATAAGTGATATCACTAGAAACATCAACGATATCTTGAACGAAAGATAATACATCTGAAACATACAATCTGTCTCTATAATTAGAAGAATCGATATCACCACAGATGATAGCATACACAACAGAATGAACCATTGATTTATCATATTTAATAGCACCATCAGAACTACCAAAGTCATGTTTAACATCATAACCAAATGAAGTGCCACTCTCAGTATCTAAACCAATATCATAAGATAATGTACCAACAGGAGTAACTACAATACTACCTCTATCTATTATCTCAGAGGTGATACAATCTTCGTCACCATCTTCAACATCATCTTCTATGATATCAGACACACCATATGGTACATCACAAATATAATCTTCATAATCTGTAGGTAACTCTAATGCAACCCAAATCAACTCAGTATTAATAGCATTGATTAGTTCATCTACATCAGTAATTCCATACTTATGTAATTTATAATCCCTATCTAACTCACTGAAATCAGCACCACTCATAATGGACTCTACAAACTCTTTATGCTTAGACAATAACCCTAAATAGTCAAACATTGTATCTAAAAATTGACGAATCGTCCTATCATTGGATGCACACCCAACACCCTCAACGGTATGATTTTTAATGTATAAAATCAAATCCTCTATATTGTCCTCTCTCGACATTGTAAATGCATTTTTCTTAGCACGTCCCAACACTAATAAATACATGGCAGAAGATGCATACAAAGAAACACCCTTAGACCGATATTTATCACTCTTCAATAATCTAATATTTGTTGTTAAGTATATTTTAGGACTAAACACACAAGAATCCTCAAATTCCTCATCAGAAAACACCTCAGATGTACGTTTAGAGAATGTATATAACAAAGAATATGTAGTATCCATGAAATCATTGAAGTATTCAGCATTATCCTCATATGCATTAGAACCAAATAATGTGATGTAAATATCAACAAACCTTTTTTCATACTCAGAATAACTAACACCAACACCATCACATAAACAATACAAATGATTTAGCATCTGAACATTATAATGACGAATAAACACATTATTAATAAATGAGTCCAACTTAATCTTACGTCTTCCCTGTGCCAGCAAAAACAATAAATCAAACACATCCATCCTATAAATACCATACCCAATAGCACCTTGAATGTAGTTATTAATACCACTAAAATACCGATAATGTGATGCAATCTTATCACTGCTACCACCATTTAAGAATGTAGATTCAAAAATAGACTGAGAACCACACCCTCGGATAGCAGTGTTATACGCACCACTCGTACCCATAAGACATAAGTAATCCTCAACTACTTTCTTATCAAACACATCAGAATATTGCTTTAATTGAAATTGGCTATATTCACTCATCGTATAATCTCCTTTACTGTAATAACAATGATATGAACTTTTACACACTAATTATAACCAACTTTACAAAATATTACAAGTATAAAATAAAAAGAGAGTGTAGAACTTAATCTACACTCTCTTACATAATATACTTATTTAGATACCTTGTAGGTAACTTTGAATTTAAGAATATCAGATTCTTTAGTTTTAACCCTACTAACATCAGGCCCACTGTAATCACTAAGACTATCACCACAGAATTTTTTAGTTACACGTTTAACAACTTTTGTAACATCACTAACACCCTGTGATTCATCGCCAACACCATCATTAGTCAATGCGTAAACAAAGAATGAATACTCTTCAAAGTTATCATTTTCAGTATCAGGCACAAAGAAGTATTTACTACCTACTAACTTTTGATAGTTAGCATTAATAATAAGATTTACAGGTGATACTTTATCTTCACTACCCTCTGTAACTTCCTCATCTTCTTCATCAGAATTATCAGAACCCTCAATAACCTCTTGATTATCTAAATCTTCCTCAAATTCTTCTTTAGCTTCTTTTTCAAACTCAGTCTCTTTAACATTCTCATTAATAGACCTACGTTTCTCTAATAAAGCTTCTGTAATGCTAACACTAGCACTATTTAAAATTCCCATTAAACCACCCTTATATTATTGGTTAACAGATTCTTTCAATACTTTAGACGCTGTGAATTTAGGTGCTTTTTTCTCTGGAATAGTAATTTCTTCGCCAGTCTTAGGATTATGTCCCTTACGAGCAGAACGTACTACTTGCTCAAAACTACCAAAACCATGAATAGATACTTTTTCACCTTTTTTAACTTCCTCAGTGATTGTATCAAACAATGTCTCTACAACTTCTACAGCTACTTTTTTAGTACCTACTAATTCTTTATTAACCAATACTTCTGCTAATTCAACTTTATTCATGTTATGAACCTCTTTCTTATGTACATTAAAAATATCTAGTGTATGCTCTGAAATATCTTACGTGGACTAACATATCACTATAAATACATTATACATTAATATACTTAAAATTTGCAACTAATTAAAAGAACTTAGTTGCGATATAAATTGTATTACCCTTATCTTGAATTTTAACAAAATCTTTTACATTAGACTTCAAACTACCAATAAGTTCTTTAATAATAAAAGAATCACCTACATTTAACTCGATTATTACTTGATACTGATAAGACCTATCCTTGAAATCAAAGGAAACATTAGGCTTTATAGAAATTGAATACCCTTCCTCTGATAACTCATACTTATAATCATCAAGCACATCAGCAAAAGAATCTAAACCACAAATATACTCTGCAACTTGATTAGCAACCTCTTGATTAAATGTATTCATATTAAAGAAAGGCTTACTACTTGACTTAATCTCTTTTAAAATACTATAAGACAAAGAAGATGCACTACTACTCATAATATCTGAAATAGAGATTGACTCATTAACAAAAGACTCTACCACTTTACGTTTCTCAACAGTACTATCTGTAGCAGTGATATTAATAGTTGATTGAATGTATTGCTCACCAGCCACACGAACGCTACTTGTATTGAACTCACATTCGTAATCAAAACTAGCTTTATCTTCTAAATAAGACAATACAGCATCAGATACCTCTTCACCCATTTCTGTATCAGATAATACTTTAACTGTCAAAGCATTATCTTCAAGTGTCACATCAATAGCATTAGTATTACCATCAAATGCATCACGTACTACATTTTCAATCTCTACTGTATCATGAATGTACTCACCTAACTGTACTACTGTACTTTCATTATCTAAAGCTTCTAAAACTTTCTTCATTAATTATACCTCACTTTTTAAAAAGTAAACACGTTATTATATAACAAATAAACTAATAAAAATCTATGATTTTAACAATAAACTAATGATAAGTGAACCACTATTGATATGTGCGAACATATTCATAGGAGTATTTAATGTATCTACTAAATCACGTACCTTACTATCTTCATCACTATTAATAGAACACACTACATCTATTTGTAAATCTGATGTATTACCAAAGCACAAATTTTTAAAGATAATGCCTGTAATAGTTACATGCTTGTATAACTCACTGTCAATACAACAACGCTTAACACCTTTATTAGATTCACTCTTATAATACCAGCATAAGAATGACTCTATAACTTCAGATGCCTCAACACAGAATGTACCATTACCTTTAGTTGTATTATATGTAGTACAAACTACACCATAAGATGTTAAATTAGAAATTACATCCCTTGCCCTATCCACAGGAGAATTAAATGCCACCTCTAACTTATCACAAGCAACATCAAATGAATCACCATTATTAAAAGTAACCATTAGACATACTGGCAATTTCATATACTTAAACTCTATTAACAATAAGTCATCAGCAATCCTATATACATTTGACAATATTGTTTTCTTATCAGGATGTCGTTTTGACTTTAAAAATGTCTTATAATTATTATTTACATTAAAATCTATACCAATAACAAATAAAGCAGTACTATCAGGTATATCACCATTAAGAAAATCTTTAAATGCTTTAAGAGATGTACCATTTGACTTGAAACTATTAGCAAGCATGCCTTCAGATAATGACTCTAATATAGAATTCCTAGTATTCATTAGTACACCTCAATAACCAAATAAGTCCCAACTACTTTAAGACTATTTACACAAGAATCAACACCAATACCCTTTAACATCTTTAACACATTTTTAGCTTCCTTAGAGGATATAAATGAAATTGTCAACCTACAACCCAATGTTGGTAGCTTCAACTTAGAGTATAATTTAGCTACAAACACATCAACACTTGCATCTACCACAGTACCTAGTATATCATCTGTAAATGCCCCATAAAACTCATCACCAACACAAACACAAAGTAAAGAATATTGTTCTTCTAAAATGATTTCAGTATTCCCACTAGCAGACATATCTATTCCATATGTTGTTCCGAAATACGTATACCCTTCCTCTTTTAAGTAATCCGTAATTAAATCAATATACTTATCAATAGTACTACATCTGCCATCTATACTCTGTACCATATCAACAACGATACCTTCTATAAGTACACTAAAATCACCTTTATACACTAATATATTGTTGTCTCTAACCTGTGTTTCTGTATTCTCATTAGAATATGGATTGTCTACAAATACATATATCTCATCCTCATTATTTGTCTTAATACGTATCTCACAATCACCACACTCAATGCTCCAATAGTCATTAAAACAGTTAAGTCTATTATAACCACTCAATACTTTTGTATATTTACTAGCTGAATTTGTAGCATATGTACTCACAAAACCATAAAAGCCATCATAATCTAACTCGTCCCTAACATTAGATATGTATTTAACAAACTTATCACCAATTTTAGTATGTTTTACACTATTAATCTGATTAGTACTGTTTAACATACCCTCTGACAAGGATTCAAGTATACTATTTCTTTTATTCATTATCTAATACCACTAGGTAACGTAATCACTACACTATCCTTATCAACTTTATAATAACCATTTAATCTAGAGCCAAAGATATGTATAAACGCATCTACAGTTGTTTTATCTTCCATATAATAGGTTACATACACTTCTAATACAGGAATTTTATGTTTAGAGATATAATCTACATCACCATTAATATAACAATCATGTAACACAGGTAAATTTTCAACAGACTTACCATACTCAGTATTAACCCACTCATCAAACACACTTTGTAATGCAGAAACTACCCTAGCACCAGCACTAGCACTTGCTTTACCACTCTCTGTACCTACATGACGCTCTACATCTTTACCATTATATGTCATGATAATATCATAAGTAGTATTTAATGCATCATCTACAGATGAATATTTACCACTCTCTAATTCTTTAAAACAACTCAATGCTGTTTCTTTACTATCAAACTCATAACGAATAAATGAGTTACTCATATAATGAGATTTAGGAGAAATATCAACCAAATGACTTAATAACAACATAATTGATTTATCACTCACATATGCTTTCACATATGTTCCATTAGAGAAATGTAACTCACTAAAATCACCTTTATTAACTCCCCTCATCACATTTAAATAATACTTACTATGTTTACCAAAGTTAGTATCACCTTTAATACTACATTTAGACAATGTTTTTAAATCTTTATCTACAATGCTTTTAATTAGTGAAACAGACTCATTAACACCTACATAATCCCTTGTATCATGTAAACTCTCTAAAATTGTACCAATACTTTTACTATACATACTATATAAGACTCCCACTTAAACATAAAACTCTAAACCAATATCTGTATTACCAGATAAATATAATGAATATAATTGATTACTCCTAATCCGATTCTCACAAATAAGAGTATATATTCTCTTACAAGTTTCGGCGTCTTTAAAATTAAATGTAATATAAAGCACATCTTCATCAAATCTAATCTTGTAATCAACACATGAAGATGTTAACTCACTCATATCTGATTCATATTTAAATCCCTTATAATCTGACTTAAATAACCCTACACTACTCTTAAATAATGCACCTAAGACCTCTTTTGTGTCTTTTAAAATGTATGATGTACTAGCAGTACCATATACATCTGATAATAATTTACTGCCAAACACACGATATGTATTAGCAACGGTCTTACAATCCTTTAAACCAGAATTCATATCATCCATATCAAAAATTAATCTATTTTTATCTACGAAATCCCAAATAGAATCTACAACACTCTCATCTTTTGCTTCGTAAATAAATAATCTAGATAACCCATCAAACTCATTATTATAAGAAGATGCAGAAATCGAAATGTAATGCTTTTTACCCTTAGTTAAATGATAGATATAACATTTTCTACCATCATTGCTAGGTAGTTTTTCATACTTAACAATCAAATCAACCTCACTAAAAGGTGATTTATTATAAAAAGATGTAGTAGACTTTAGATTTTTATTTGGTATAGTTTGTATATCACAGTCCAACAATGCTTTAAGTAACTTATCACCACTAACAGATGAACTGTTTTTTGATATAGAATCAATCATACCCTCATCTACTCTTTTATCACTCAATGAATCTATAATATTAAAATAACCCGTCTATGCCACCCTAGAAGAAAAACTCTAATGAAAAATCATTATACCCATAATAGGTGAGTCCAAAGAAATCTGAACTACCAAAATTCTTACCATTTATGTAATTACATATCTTCATACAATCCTCTCTAGTCTTAAAGCTAAAATTAATAGTGAGCGTAGAAGATTTGAGTCCTACAAAGTAGTCAATGCATGTACCTTCCAACATACTAATAAATATTTTATAGTCTGACCTTAACCCAGACTTAATAAACCCAACAGAGTTATCAAACATAGCACAAAACACTTCTAAGTCATTATTAAGTATTGCCTCACTTTTATATGAACTAGGCAACAACTGTGTTGACTTCCTAACCCTATAAGTATCTGCTACAATCTTACAACCACTAAATGTATCATTGGCTCTAGAAAGAAGTAATTTACCCCTAGAAACATAACCCCATATATTACTCACAACATCTTTACTATCGCATAAATGAACTACGCACCTACTAAGATTGTTTTCATCAATCTGATTAGCATACTCAAAAACTACTATATAATCTTCACCCTTACAAGATAAGTGGTATATATTATAATCCTTACCCCTAATACTCGGTAGTTCTTCACCACTCACAACATAAGGTAATAAATCTCGACTAAATGGTGAATTATTAAAGTAATGTGTATCAATCCTAATATTACTACCTTTAAGCTGTTTAGCATCTCCTTTATCTAATGCTTTTAACAAAGACTTAATACCTTTATCACCTAAAGTAGACAACATACCCTCATTGATACGTGTATCTAACAACCTATCAATTAAATCACTATAACCCATACTAACACCTAAAAATTAAACAAAATGATGACTTGTCCGTCTTTTGGATATGTAATAACCCTATAAAAACTACCTAAACTATTCACCTTAATACCAATAGTATTATACAATGAATCAACAACTTCTGACTTACCACCATACAAATTTATCAAAACACCAGTAGACATAGCATCTTGACTAGATGATATATCCAATCTACACGTTTCAAATTGACTAAAAGCCTCTATGATATCAGACCTAGACAAACTGGAACAGAATGAGTCTGCACAATAAGAGAAAATCATATCCAACGCTTCTTTAGTGTTTTCACAATACACATCCCTATTGCTGTCATAATATGTAGTCCCACTTCGATACATACTAGTATTTACATCATAAATGGAATCAAAGCCACCTTGATGTTCCATCTTCTCTTTAAACTTATTGAATACATCTACATTAGAACACTCCCATAACATTGCCTTACCAACAGTCGTCCCTTTATGTAAATTATATCCAATAACAGCTACAACGTAATCACCATTAATTTCATAACCACGCACCTCAGTACGCAAGATATTAGCCTTAGTACCTACAATACAGTACTTCTCATTCTTTTTATTATTCTTAGATAATTTTGTATCGTTCCGCACCAAAAGACTGATATCCATATCCTTACTAGATAACTTAGAAATCTGACCACTAATAACAGCATCAACCATACGCTTAGTATCTTTATTCTGTTTCTTAGTATTCTTTGAGATAGATGACACCATACCCTCGTCTACTCTTTTATCACTCAATGAATCTATAATATTAAAATATCCCATTTAGAACTCCCACCGTAAACCAATATAATGTGAATTCTTAACTAATAAACTGCTACTACAAATAGACGATAACAAATCATACACTTGATTTAACACGACTTTATCTCTTGATACAAAGTTTAACTCCACAGAATAATCCATGTCATCCAAATAAATGAATGGCTCACTAAGTGTTACTACCTTTTTAAGAACATCACTATCAAATGAATCAATAACAACACTAATAAATAAATCAAACATCTCAGACATGAAATCATCAACACTATTGAAGAACTCAAATGTTACTGAATTATAGTATGTATTAGCTACACAATTACAACCCCTAAGACTATCAACATTAATAGCTTTATTAGGAATGTTTTTACCAGACTTAAACTCATCAACTAATTTAGCTATTGTATCTTCATCTGATTCTTGTACTACAGCACGTAAATATTCTGTATTGCCCTTAGAGGAAAATAGATATGCTATATAATGTGTATTACCAACATCATATGTTTTACAATACACCTCTTGTACAATACCAGAGCTTACTTTATGTACTAATGTTTCTTTAACGGATTTACGAACCACACTAATATTTGTCAACTTAGATTTATTGAACATCCTAAATGCATCAATATTATCTTTAGAAACCTTACTGATATCCTTTTTTAATATAGCATCAAGCCATACCTCACCCTCTTTACTAATTGTTTTATTATTACTAATCGAAGATAGCATACCTTCATGTATATCTCTCAATGAGTCTAATATATTTCTATTTACTGACATATACCCCTCTAAATAATATAAAAATCAATTACACCCTTACCACCAATATCATCATAACATGACATATTATCTACTTTACCACTGAGATAAGAGTTAATCTCATCAAACCGTTCTCTATCTACTATATCAAACCCAATAGCTAATACCCAATCCTGTCCATTAGAACCACCAATCTGTACGTTATCAACTTTGATACATGATATCAACCTAGTATCATTTACTAAATACTTTCTAAAGTCTGCTGTAGTATTTATCTTAAACCACGTATGAAAGAACGTATTTATACAATGCCCAATATTAAGACATGCCCTATGATGTAATGTATCATACATTACATCAGCAAAAACCCTAAACACCCTAAAAGAACTATTTAAAAAACTCTTATAGTCTTTAGGTAAAAGTGATACCTTTGATATCGTATTTTCCAAATGCATTGATTTAAAATCTGTCTTTAACAATACCCCTCTAGCTATAGGTAACTTGTGAAATACAACTAAAATATACCCATCACCATAATCACAAAATATTTTATTATCTACAACCCTAGAAGAAATCTCTCTACGTCTTAACACTATTTCACCAATAGAGTCATATATCATATTCCCATTATCACACTTACTAAAGTTACTAAAATTAGTATCAATCTTACCCTTACTAATCTCAGAGAATATTCCACCTTTATTTGTCTTGATAGTTGTTAACATTCCTTCAGATAAGTTATCTAAGATATTATTACGTATACTCATATTAATCTTTAATCCTTAACTGAAACAATGCTGTATTACCACTAATAGAACACGTGCTGTGAAAATCAGAAGATAATGCAGGGAATAAATCTACATATGCAGAAAAACGATTACTATCAATCACATCAGCACTCATATGCATTAGCCAAGCCTTACCAGATGGATGCATAATCAAACCACCACCAATATTAGAAATCATAGAATCTAAATTTGATGATATAAACCACCTAGTATACTTAGTTGTATTGTTGTTATCAAAATACTTACGTAAAAATACCTTAATAGTATCATCATCTGTTAGACACAACTTATTATTTGTATCATCCCATGCCACATCAGCTAACACAGTATACTTACTATCAATATCAGCCATAAAGAACGAATATTCTGTATCAAGTGTTAACGCATCAGCAATAAAATCTTCTAAATCCATATCAATGTGTATAACCACTGCTCGTTTAACTGTTAAATCATTAAATACAACACTTACATACCCATTAGGTAATTCATTAAAGGTTAAATTCTTAGCAGTCTTAGACTTAATAATCTTAAACTTATAGACTTTCATTGCTCTACTATCTGTTTCATATAACCTAGTGATATTACTTTCTACCTTAACGTCTTTAGGAATTTTACCCCTCAATATGTCATTGAAGAAATCAGTAATATCACCTTTTCCCTTAGCAACTGCGGTTGTTAACATACCTTCAGATAAACTCTCTAATATACTATTTCTTTTATTCATATATCACACCTAATTACACAAATAACTATGCATAGTAATATAGTCACGATATTCATTACCATTAGATAAACCTGTAATTGCACCCATATTAACATACCTATCAACAGAATTAGACAACACTTTGAATGTATCTTTATCAGGATATTTAGAATCTTTTAATTTAATCTCAACTTCTAGACTACAATTATACCCTCTGCCATATAATTTAAGCTTATTAGCACTCAAAACACTATACTCATATGTCACGTCAACAACATCAAAAGGAATTGCATTTGTACCAATATACTTATCAAGAGAAGATAATGCATCTCGTACATACCCATTCGCTAAATCCTCAACCGCCTCACGAATAGACATGAACTTCTTATCTTTTAGTGAATATAAACATGGTGCAACAACTGACGCACCTTTAATAATTTTCATACTACTATCAATTCTATCAATACCATCATAGAAAGCTTTTGCATCTTCTTCAGTTTTGAATTTGTACACATACCCCTCTTGATACATTAAGTTATGACTATCTTTATATGCAAAAACAACATATTTATCAAAGATACCAAAATATGCACCACCACTAAGAATACCCTCTTTAATGTTCTTATTTACACCATCTAATACTTTAGCTGGAGCCTTATCTGTTTTCTTATCACTACCGTCAGCCATAACAAACTTAGGTTTGAAATCTAAAATGCTTTTCTGTGCCTTAGCAGTTTGAATCATACCCTCTCTAATATGTAATGATTCAATAATACTTTCTACACGCTCTTGAATTGTAGCCACTATACTCTACCCCTTTAATTATAACAAAATAGCACACTCTACCTATATAGAATGTGCTATTAAAAGTAACATTATATTATTATATATTATACCATACAGTACAACAATACTACTTACCAATAATGAGTGTAAACTGCTCATAGTTAAACTCATTTTTAGATATCTTAACACTATCAAACATCTTCTCAGTTACAATGGCACTGTATAAATCTTTAATTTCAATATCTGAAATAGTCTTATCGATAATATAACCACTAGAACTATAAAATTTAACTCTCCCACTCTTAGAAAAATCAAATGACACAATCGGTATAAAATCTGTAAAATTAGCTTTCCTATTAAAACCATTATTATCTTTAAAGGAGATTAAATTATCAAAGAAAAAGTCCTCTAATCTCTCTACAAGATACTCAGTAGTAGCAGATAAATTATAACAATACCTACTACCCCTAATAGTATCTAGTATATTCCCTACATCTACAAGATTTATTCTTCGACTATGAGAAACCTTTTTCCATAAAGAAGTGTCGATTGACTTACCTATGTAATCCTCTAACTCACTAACAGATGTAATCCCATTATCAACATTAAAAGAATAATCAGATGTAAACTTATAAGTAAACTCATTATACAGTTGTTGATTAGATGCTACATCAACTGTAAATAACCGATTAAATATAAAATTTCTAAGACTATACCCATATCCCAACAAGGCTAAATAACACGCATCTCTATCTTGACTATCAATACCTATTGATACAATATCTCCACTCTCTTTAATAATACAATGACTAAGATTTAATGCAACAGATAATCCTCTTACATCAAATATCGTGCCAGTACGATTGTGCTTAGAACGTATCACCATAGGTACTGTATTGGATTTACCACCAATACGAATATGAGCCATACCCCTATCTCTGACATACTTATACACATTATGTATTAATACTTTATTATCACGTAACGCACTCATTCATCAACACCTAACTTAATCATACCATCATCAGACAAGAATTTAGAATTATTGCTAATCCTCAAATTTAATTTAAGAAATTCAACATCAATTTTGTTTTTATTAGACAATATGCTTGAAATATTTAGTAATTTAACACCACGTTGATTTGTTGATGCGGTAAATACCTGTAATTCAGACATTGAAATCTTACTATAATAAGGAGATGTAACTAGATTATCCTTAAAATTAAAACAACATACACCAATCAAACCATCTTGAACATACATAGTCTTAGATACTCTACCCATATAGTTATCCATACTCATGGTACTGATATAATCCTGTAATACAGATACCATATTAGGATAGTTATATTTAATAAATAACTTCAAGAATGAGTCTAAATCACCACAAGAACCACCACACACATCAGATAACTTATTACAATACTCTCTAAATAAATCTGTATGTGTCTTATACATAGCACTCCACACTACTTTACCAATATTCTTTAGTACACTCTCTATAGACATAAAGTCAGATATACCATTATAATACAAACCCTCTGCTTTAAGCCTATTATAATTAAATATATTATTTGTATCAATACAAATAACTGCCTTATCTCTATAATTGATTAGTTTTACATCTTCAGGATTGATTTTAAGCCTTACACCCTGTAACCTAAAACTATAGTTGAACTGTTTATATATGAATGTAATCGTCCCATTGAATGAAACCTCAATGCATGACATACGATGCCTCATAGCATTACTGAATATATTAACAGTCTTATTTAATATGGTTTTATTATCACGTAATACATTACCCATACTAGCACACCAATTCAATCATAGAACTCTTATCATAAGAATAAGTTTTACCACTACCCTTATAGGATAAACAAAAGCCGATAAAACTGTTTAAGACTTTACGATTAACAACACAATCCCTAAGATACTTAAACATTATCTTATTGTTAGTAATTGACTTTGTAAGTATATCTAAATCCTCTATATTATTTCTTAAATCGATGGCATGTACAAGTGTATCAGTCTCAAAGTCAATACAACACAAACCTAATAAACCATTATTAGTATAAACAGTCCTAGCCAACCTATAACAGTTCTTATCTATTGATAAATCTGAACATAAATCATCCAACATCGACATAAAAGCTTCTTTATTATGCTTAACAAATAATTTACTAAATGTCTCTAAGCTATCACAGAACTCACCGAACTTAGATGTATAAAATGACATTAAATCTTCAAGTAACTCAGCAGATTTTCTGGATAAATCTTTATACACAAGTCCAGCCATATTATACAATGCACCACTTATAGAGATATCATTAGGATACATAAGAATTCCATCATCTCGTAACCGACTAAACTTAAATATATTATTTGTATCTAAACAAATAATTGCTTTTCCCTTATACTCTACTACCTTGATATCCTCTGACTCTACATCAAGAGAAAGACCATTGATAGAATAAGTATATGCGTAATCCTTATACCTGAATTTAATTACACAACAATTATCTAAGAACCTAACAAAAGTATAAGAATCAAGACTATTAGCAGAATCTTTATAACCCTTAACAACACGCTTCAATATTGCTTTATTATCTCGTAATATATTTTTAGCCAATTAATCACCACCTTCAGTATTTACCTTCAATATCTACACTACAAACACACTTACTATTTAAAATTAATCTCATATCTTTATTAAACCAATGCTTAACATTAGTTGGAATTGTATTATTTACTATATCTGATACAGATATAATATTTCTATAATCCTTACCACTACCCTTATATGACATAAGTCGTACAATATATATGTACGAATAATAAGGAATATACACGTACTGTGATATAGCATCATATCGTAATAATGGTAACTTACATGTATCTATCATCTTCTCATCAATAGACGATATGAACTCAATATGTTGTAATGTATGTAAAATAGAAGATACAATATCTCCCTTAATTTTACTTCTCATAAAAAGTTTAAGTGCATGACACATAGTGCTATCATTGATGAAATCATGTATAGAACTATATCTATTATAGATACTATAACTTTCTAATAATCTATGTAATATATCTAAGTTAGCCTCAACATTAATATGTTTTCTATTAAGTGCTTTTAATATATTGCTATAGGCATCATCAAATAAATCATCACTAAACACATCGGAATTGCAATCTTCTTTATGAGGTAAGCCATAGAATATTACATTATAATATTCTAATTTACTAGTATCTAAACAATATAATAAGTTCTTACCACTCTCTACCCATGAGTACATATCTTCAGTAGCTTTAATACCAATATGATATTCACTAGTAGAAATAATCGTATCACCTAAGCAATACTTAACCCTAACAGAAACAATGACATCTCTCTGATAAGGATATACTTTGTTTATTAGATAATTTAATATGCTCTTATTATCTCTCAGTAAACTCTTCATATATTAAAAAGCACCACCTAATGGTATATCATAATCATTCGTAGATAATATGAACAACACATTATCTTTTAAATTGATTCTACCACTTAAAAAGTCATCTACAGAAAAGATATCCCTACCATCTTTACCATCACCTGTCCTAGACATAAAGTCAACAAACACAATATCTCCACGATTAGGTACGTATACCTTCTGTGATTTAGTATCATATCGCATCAAAGGTAACTTAGTATTATTAAATAACCTACCCTTAATAGTATTATTCAGTATAACACCATCAAAGAAATCCTGTAATGCTTTCTCAGACTTTATAACAACCTCTTCCTCTAGTTTTGTCATAAATGCTTTGTATACATGTGTATCATTAATAAACCACTGCGTAGATTCATAATCCATATCAGTAATGCCATAGAAATGTAACATCCGATTGATAGCCTCTAAGTTAGTGATATTAAGTGAACTTGTAATACTATTCATAGTATTTCTAAGTAACTCACCACTAATACCAACTGAATCAAACCTAGTAGTACCCATAAGACCAATCCATCGTAAATTACTATACCGCATCAACTTATTAGTATCAATACAATAAAATAGGTTATGTTTATCCTCAACCCATGTATACATGTCCTCAGTAGTATTTAGATGTAATAAGTATACTTCCCTAAAACAGGAAGATTCTTCCTTTATATAGTAGTGAACACCAACCCTAGTCGTTACAATATCCTTATAAGGATATGCTTTTTTAACTAACAGATTAAGTATATTTTTATTATCACGTATTAATCTACTCATATCATCACCAATTATTCATAGTGATAAAGTAACCACTACGCTCTCTAAACTTAAACTGTTTATCGATATCAATCGTCTTAGGAAGTTTCCAACCTCTTTTAATATAGTTACTAATAGTATCACTATGACAATTTCTACCCTTAAAGATATCACATTTCTCTAATCGACAACTATTAGGTAATACTACCTCATTAACCATTTTATTTAAGTATACAGCTACTACACCTAAATATCTTTTATTAATGAAAAATACACCTTTTGTATCTTCACCAGTTGATTTATACAAGTTATCAGTATTTAAATTCTCATAAATAACATCAGTCAAGAATGTACGTATCTCATCTAATACAACTTCCAATACAAGATTATAGGTATTTGTGTCATTAATATAATCATATAGGTTAGATACATTAACACCACTAATGCCACAATGTTGTAAAAATTTAACCATATAGGAATCGTCAGCGATGCCACCCATATAAAATATCTCAGTCACAAAGTCATCAACTACCTTGCTAGTATACTGAATGAAATCCTTATATTGTACATTGCAGTCATCTCTAATCCATGTAATATTATTAAATGTAAACAACTTAGACGTATCTATACATAAGAAAGCACTACCTTTATAATCTACCCATGTATAAGCATCTTTAGGTATTCTGAAATACAATGTCATACGATTTGTTGTTACTACATAATCATCAACTTTAAGTGAAAACGCAAAACCAACACTTGATGACATCATTGCACATCTATCAGATAATAAAGTATTCTTCTTTATCTTCTGTAATAATACTTTATTATCACGTAATACTTTACTCATAACCAACCTCAATCACTCTTATCTAGGATATCTAGTCTCTACCCATGACTTCTTATCATCAGATAAATTTATTCTAAACCTATCTTTAGACAGTATAGGTAACACTAAATCAGAACCGCTATTGCTAGTATACCCTTTATTAACTACATCACTAATTGTATGATAAACAACACGCTCTTTCTTAGAATTACCATGTATTGAACATATCTCTAAGTTACCACCTAAAATAAAGTACTTAATGTTATTATACGATAGTAATGCATTTAAATCTATACAATAATATAGACTATTTCCTTCTTCTATCCACTTATACATAGTATCTGATATACGTAATCGTAACCCAAAATAACCACTATACATTCTACGATTATTAATAAACCAATCTATAAAGAATAAGTTATTACTTACACAACCAAGAAGAAATGCCTCTTCAAAAAAATGTAACTGCTTTTCTATCTTACGAAGTAGTATTTTATTATCCCTCAATAAACCACCCTCATTAATATCTGAGCGATTATCTACTAAGGAATCATCTATAATGTTTGAATAACCCATACCTTATCACCTAATTATAATTAGACATAGCACCACCTATGTCTATCTTGTATGTTTCTAATATCTTATCCCTTAATTTCCTAAACTCTTTACCATGACCTTTAAAATGACACTCTTCAGTTGCATGTGCCAACTCATGATAAATCGTACTTATGTCTAACCTATTACTTGTAATTCTATGAGTCCCATAATCATATACATGAACATTATGATTATTCACAGAAAACTCTATCAAGCAAGTATCGTCATGATACCAATACGTAACACCTAGTATCTTTTTGCTACGTCCCTTATAAGTATGTATTAATAATATTGGTTTAAACCTATACCCCAAGTCTTCTATATCTTGAATAGCCTGTAGGAATATATCTTTATAACCCATCATCTCATCATCAAGATATAAAGTACTCATAAACTATTACCACTCTAACAAATATAATATCATCGATTATAATGCATTAAACCTAAACACCCTATGACCATTATGAATAACATCTGTCTCAACATGACCAGAGAAATCAAATGAAAAACCACCTATGCAATCTAATGTTTTGTATTTTGCAATAGCATTATTGACATCTTCAAGTGCAAAATCAAATGTATACCCATTCCAATCTTTCTTCTTAGGATTGACGATATAACGCTCATTATCAGAGGATGCACGACTCATATAAATCATATTCTTTTTAGTATCAATACAACATATACTAATTGTATCTTTTGTCATGTCTACTGACTTATTGCTATTAATTTTTAACCCTTTTAAGCATTTGGTATACTTATTAATCATAACAGGTAGATACTTCTCTAGTTCAGATTTATAAGTCTTATATAACACACTGCTGCTATCTAACAAATCTTTCTTTAAATCAGCCATAGTAGTAAATGTATATCCAAATGTATTTGATAAGAAACTTTTTAATTCATTTAAATTATAATCATCATCATACCATGTCGCTTTATCATCTAATGCCTTAACTGTTAGCTTTAACAAATAAACAAGAATCTCATCAACAGTAGAAACCTTTTTACCATTAACTAAGTAATGTGAAATAGTATCTGTTTTAATAACATCTTTCATATCAGCATAAATAAAAATGTGACCTTTATTATCTTCTCTTTCATGTAATGTATCAATGCTATACACAGGTAATAACTCAACAGTCCCATACCAACCACAATCTAGTGAAAGATATAACCTATTAACATCATAAGGTATGACATCTGTACTCTTAGATAATAATGCTTTCTTTAACTGACTAATGATACCTTTATAATCACGTAATAATGTCCCCTCATTAACCCTTGTACTCACTAATGATTCTATAATTGTACTATAATTTGACATATCTACTTAACCCTTACCTTACTTAACAATACACTCTCTTGTATCGTATACCTATCTGTACTATCGATATCCAATACCTCAAAAGAACCACCTTCATTAGAAATCACATATACACTACTACCATCCTGTAATGTATAAGTATTGCCGATTAATTGATATGATTCATCTAACTCTTCTACCATTGAATCAATGTAATCATCAGCATCATCATCAACACCATCATCATCAGCATCACGTACATCCCATGAATACTCACAGTCAGTACAGAAATAAGACTCACCATTATCATGAATATTAATATTAGTACTACCACACTCAGGACATTTAATAGCCTTACCATCACGTAATGCATCTAATTCCTCTTGACTTAATTTATTTGTATTAGTATCTTCTGTACCCATATCCTCTTCCTCTTGATTAGAAGTATCGTCTACAACCTCTTCTGTTTCAGCTGTATCCTCTTCTTTACTTTCAGAAATATTATATGTATTAGTATCATCAATAGCCATATCACTATTGGTAAATACAATCTTCATGAACTACCCCATATGAATTAAAAACACCTATATATTAAAAATACTGTACTGTACAATTATACAACTATACAGTACAGTATAAAACATAATCTATTTACTATCTAGATTTAATCTTAAATCTATTAGGGTCTTTACTTTTTTTACCTGTTAGTCTTTCTCTACTCCCTAACAGTCTTTCTCTCTCTCTTATATTCACTTGCTTTTTCTTGTTTACGAACCTTCATTTTGGCTTTAAAGACAGCATCATCCTCAGCTTTCTTGGCAAGGTCATGACCTAACTTTTTATTTTGTTTAGCCACTTTACTAGAACGTACCTTATCACCAGCACTCTTAGCTACTTTATCATAATAAGCCTTACGTTTCTCTTTAGCCTCTTTCTCTTCCTGAGGTGTCATCCTAACTTTAACCCTTTTGCCATTCTTAGTAGTCCATTTAAACGCTACCTCAGAAATAACCTCTTCAACTACCACATCATCAAAACTAATTGCATCAATTTTCTTATTTGTTTCCAAAGAACCTACTCCTCTACCATCTGTACTATGAAGTGTACCTGTAGGTGTAGAAACACCACCAACGTCTGTACCCTCTTCAGTATCATTATCTTCAACTTCTAAATCAGCATGTGTATGACTACTATCTGCTTCATTAATAGGAACTGCTACACCCTCACCTATAAGAGTATAACCACAACCCTCATTAATCTCTGTAGCATGTAATCTAAACAAACCCTCTAACACAGATGATTCAATATCACTAGCGAATTTTTCAATATCGTCATCATCACTTACTGTATATTGTACATAGTATGAACCACTATTATCATTAGATTCAGACATATGATAATAATCAGGTAATTTTAATGACAAGTCTTTCCTCATTGTATCTAAATCCTGATATACACCCTCATTATCTACAATAGAGAAAACACACTCAACGATATTACCACTCTTAGTTACTACTAATCGCTCAACTTTAAAGTCTAACCTATCATCTAACTTATCATATGTAGATTTAAGATTATTCTCAATTTGACGATATAATACTTTTAACCTTGTATCACTAGCATCACGATATTTAAACCAATTAGTAATGACTGCATTATTACTCTTCTGTACATACCCATCTCGATATAATACATCATCGGTATATCGCTCAATGTCTTTTTGCAATGTCTTACAACTAGACACTACAAATGATGTTAATGCATTAGAATCAAAACTACCCTGTAATGCTAATTCACCACTCACAATAAATGCTTGTATTGTATCTGCGTCCAATAACCACTCTACTGTAATATTAGGATTTACTTTAGATGTTACTTTAATACTCCTCATAGAAGATAATGAGTTATTACCAAATAATGTATCAAATACATCTTGATTCCTAATTAACAACCCACGTAAACATAAATCTACTAGACCTACATTATCTGTATTCTTAGTTACTTCTACTGTAGCACTTCGACTACCATATACCAACTCAACAAGAATACCTTTATCAGTTAAATCAGATAAATACCACTCTACCTTACCTAAAGAAGTATAGAATGTATTAGACTTAACATTAACAAATGCATTGAAATCCTTACCAATACTCATAAGAATATATTTAGAAATATATGCATTGAATTTACTATATGATGTAATTACAGAAGGGTCAATAATCTTTACTGTATCCTTATCAAAGGATTTAGTATGATTTAAAATCTTGAATACAAACCCATTCTTTTGAATGCTATCTACATCCAACTCTAAATGTGTAATAATACCCTCTGTATCAATATCTACAATATAATCACCATCATCACTCATAAATGGTAATAGTTTATATAGCTTAGTACACTTAAATGCGTTCTTAGTAATCTCATCAAAATCATCTATAGATACGATATCTACTTCCATATGACTAATAGTCTTACTCTTATAATTAAATGTACAATGATACTCCACTACACCTCTCTGTAATTTAGATTGTGTATCATTCCTTGTATATCGTAATGCAAAACCATCTTTACCCAAAGGAATCTCAAAGTCATTTGTATTACCACTAGCCTTAGAAGTCTTAACATTAGTGGCAGATGATGTATTCTGACCACTACCAATCGTACTACCACTCTTAGGAGTCTGTGCAACAGTACTCTTCTGTACTTTACTAGAGTTACCACTACCACTCAAATTAACTATTTCATCATAGTCAGACTGGTCATTAGAATTCCGTATAGTAGGTTTTACAATATCCTTCAATACATCACTAGCGTTCTTCTTAATGAAATCTATATTATCCCTAATAAATGCATCATTCTTACCTACTGTACTATATTTAGCTACATATCCATCACTATCAGGTACAATAGCCTTATAACCAACAGCTGTATTAAACCTTACGTCAAAATCATCAATAAAACGATTAAACTTACTAGGTTTAGCTAATTGCTTATTATCAATGAATAACTCACCTTTATATAACCTAGTACATAAATCCTTATTAGTTTTAATACCATAGGATTTAATCAATTTAGTGATATCACCACCAAATGACTTTTTAGCTGTATCATACAATTTCTCAATATTAGGAGTAAAATACCCCTCTGTTAAAGAATCATACCTAACTTGTACATTAGACCATACATCCTGTTTGCTATTAAACAATACATCAAAGTCATCTTGTAAAAACTTAATAAAATTAATACACCTATCACATACAATATGACCGTCTATCTCATATGTATTCTTAGACTCTGTATGACAAACATCACACTCTTTAGTCTGTACGTCATCATACACAGCATTAGCTAGAGATTCATTAATATACTTACGAATCTCCCTATCCTTAAATAACTCTTCCATATTACCTCGTATACCTTTATTAAATATATACACTTTAAATAGAAATAAACCCTTATAATTATTATATTTTTACATTACATAACATTACTAAACATTACAATAAGATAAAGATTATATCTTACAGAATATTACAATATCTTACGAAATATTACAGATGTATGAAATCGTATGTAATTACCTATACTATTATATATTATGTATTACTATATAGTACTAGTAAATATACTCATGCTCTAAAAAGTAATTAGGTTGACCAGCCTCAACATCGTTAGTAGGATACCACTTAACCCTATAATTAGGATAATTATCAGGCTTACCTCTCCACAAACTTTGACCATCGCCATACATATAGTACTTATAACTCATCTCACTCATACGATATGCAGTGAATTCTACAGTAATTCTAGGTTTACGTCCACTTCTCCTATGTTCATTTAAAATATCACTAGGAACAAAACTACCACTCGACACACCAAAAGTATTTGGCGATACCCACTCTACATCAGGTATACTCTTAGCGTCATAATTAGCACTAACATTTGAAACATTAACAGCATTATTGCCCCAAATCTTGCCATTCCCACGACTACCTAACCCATTATAGCTATTGGTAATATAAAATAACATAGAATAGGGGTTACTTGTATTGACAGTATCACCATAAAGTTTCCATCCACTCGATAATGCACCATTATTAAGCCTCGATAAGTCGTAATAACATATAGGAACAAAGCAGTACATAGTGTAAATATTTGACGCAATATCTTCACTGACAAATCTCACACCAAAATGAACTAACAACATAAAGCAAGAATAACCATTATTCTTAAAAAAAGAAGAATCTCTAACGATGTCTGACCTAACATTATTACTAGAACTAAAGTTATAATGAACAGGTTGACCATACCCATAAAATTGACTTCGTGAAGAAGTATCAGTCTCGCTAGAAAAAGTACTTAACCCCTCAACAGTATAAATTTTATTATTCTTATCTTTATACTTAATCGTCCCTTTATCAAACTTTAGGTCATGTTTAAGAATAATAAAATCATTTAAATTCAATGCCTGTCTAGAAATAGAAAAGTCAGGATTAATACGCATGTCTCTAACCATATTTTCATTAGATGCAGAAAACATGGAATTAACACCATTAGTACCCTTGAAAAATAGATAATTCCTCTTACCACCACGTGCATTATCTTGATGTGTAATATCATATCGTAACTTATACTTATCACCACCATTTTCAGCAGTATTTAATGGATGCACCATATCAGTATAATTAAACTGAGTTGAAAATGTGTCACTTGTACCACTACTATCATACACATAAGGTCTAAATACTGTATTACCAACCTTACCATTACTATAGTTATACTTTAAACGTATATTACTCTTAAAAACTTTATCACCCATACAAAAGACCTCTTGTAATAAAAAATGCATAGTATATCTCAACTATGCATTATGTAAACTTATATTTTTTATTTATCTTCTGTAGTGCTTTCTGTATCAGCCATAGCATTTAAAACAGCTTCATTTTCAATAACCTTAGACTCTTCATCACTAGCTAACTCTTCATCGCCATTCTCATTTGTTTTAATAGCCTTAGCTTTTTCTAATAATTGTTGTTTACGTTTTTCTAAAGCTTCATCAATCTCTTCTTTAGTGATAATACCTTTTTCAACTAACAACTCTTCAACCACTGCATGTCCCATTTGTACAGGAAATACTTGATTAGCATACATTGAGTTAATATCTTCCATTAAATAATGATTTGTCTCATTCATACGCTCAAAAATTTGTTGCATAACCTCAACAAACTCTTTACGCTTAACACTACGATTTAACTCTTTATTACCTTTATCAGCAAAAGCAACTACTTTTTTATCTTGTTTTGTACCTTGATTGTCTACCATCCGAGTATACTACCTTTCTTTAATTCATCGATTGTACTTGTATAATAAGCTTTACGCTTAGAATATTCACTACTATTAGATATAAATTCCTCTAACATCCCAACGTCTTTATCACTACCATATACTTGTAATTTCTGTACGATTGTATTGTCTCGTTTTAATCTATGATATGCTTTATCATAACCAACACCACCAGCAGTATCACTATCAAAAGCCACAATAAACTTATTTGACATTGATAACAATATCTCGCCCTGTAATGAGTTAACATTAGATGTCTGCATTGCTAATACATTAGGATATATTGAACGCAATACATCAGCGTCATATAAACCCTCAACAATAACTATCCAATCACCATATTTAAAGTTAGAGTCTATCATATCAAAACCATACATAGATTGTAACGCACTATAATCTATGAACTCTTTTTCTGTTATTCCCCTAAATACACATGATACCGGTTTATTATTTAGTGTATTAAAAATAACCAACACAGCACCACCCATATTTTTAATAAAGTTATGATGAAAAGGAGTCAAAGAGTTCCGCAACCCTAACTTATTGATATCACCATACCGAAGTAACCGATAATTCTTATAATTATAATGTCTAGCTAATTGAACATATTTACTAGAATCTAATACACTATCAGCACGTAAATCACAAACACTAGGTAACTCATCATACAGAACATTTAACACCTCTAGCTTAGATAAGTATCTTTCATTATTAGTATTGTACGCTATACTCTTTTTATGTTCTAAAATACTATCTACGTCAATGACTCTCATAAGCTACCACCACTACCTAAACCAAATCAGTATTGATAATGATTATTAATAATCTACTACCAACACATCACCTAATACACAATCTGTTGTAATGAAACCTTTTTTACGTAATGTTGTAGCACTATTCCTATACATAATACCATCCATAGTAATATGACTTCGATAAGAACTTGATTTACCACACACATACTCAGTGATACCATGAGATTTAAATGTATCATCAAACTTAAAGCTACCACTGAAAGCATCATTATACCCATCTCTTTTAGGATTATCACTTAAAAATAAAGCATTGCTATAAAAATAACCACAAGCAACTTTGTTAGTAGGCTGTGCAATAGTCCTATCATATCTATCACATATATGCCTAAATGAATCTACACAATCATTTGTATGCTTCACATCAAAAGTGTTTTGTAACCCAAAAGCATAATCACTCACATCTGTTATGTTAAAGTTATCTAGATTAACTCTTTTATTAAACAACTTACCAAAGAAACCACGTTTATCTTTCTTAGTAATATCTTTTAAAGAAATAGGTTTACCTCTATACAAAGAGTAATCATACCATGTATCAACACCAAATATCCAAGTATCTTTAGTTATGATAGGGTTACGTGGTAGATATAATCTATGGTTTTTAAACTTCCTATCAGTATCATAAAACTGACCTACCTTATCTACAAAGACTGAATTACTATAATACTCTATATTACTAACATTAAAAAGTACTTTAGTATGTATATTATGAGATTTAAAAGAAGTATCTAGAAAATCAACAAATTCAAGAAATCTAGTACTGTCAGAATATATCCCACCATTTAGAATTAAATAATCAATCGTATCAGAATACCGACTAATAAACTGAGCCATAATTGAACTAAAATAATCAAAGGACTCATTAAGCCATGTCTCTTCCCCTACAAGACTATTAATCCGAATATCACTCAAATAAGCTACCTTCATAGAACACCTCTCTACTCAAATAACTTATATATTAAAGAAACTTCATCAGCTAATGTACAGTCTTCTGTATTAATCAATAAATCAAAAGAATTAAAGTCGATATACATGTAATCTTGACTATCAGACAAAACCCTACGGCAAGCCTCCAACACATTAGATTCTTTCCTATCTCTAAGCCTAGATAACATACGTGTTAGACTTGTGTATGCTGTATTATACAAATATACACCAATAACCCTATCACCATACCTAGATTTCAATTTATCATATTGAGTATTTGTACCACAAAGAACATACACTTTATCACTACTATTAGGTATATCACCTACACCATAATAATTTGAGTTGCCATTAACTACATTATAATACTCAACGATACAAAACTCATTATTTACCACTTTACGTGCGAAATCTTCCCTAGTGCAGAAATGATAATCAACACCATCAACTTCACCATCACGCATAGGTCTTGTTGTTGTAATAACAAACCTTTCAAATACATCAGAATATTTACGCACTAAGAACCCCATCACACTATCTTTACCTGTACCACCCTTACCACATAAGAATAGTATCTTACCATCTACCAATTAACCATCACCACCATTAACCTAAAAACTCACATTGAATACTTCACAAAAGAAAAGAATAGGAATCATTATAATAAATAATGCAGTCTCAAAGAACTCTACTACATTAACAATTATTCTAAATGAGATATAAGCATCTGAACCAATAATCAAAGATAATAAGAACAGAAAACACTCAAAGAAAACAATAGATGCTATATAAAATAGTAGGTATTTAATAAATAAAAACACTAACCTAAGAAACTTATCTTTATGTTTAATAAAGTAATTCATCTGAACCCCTCCGAATACTTGAAATAATATCATACTCAGAAACAGGTTTGTACCCATTAACAAATGAACTTAAATTTAAACCACTACCAAATAATCTTTGATAATTACCAATGCCACTAGCTAGTGTAAACATTTTAGACATCGTAGCATTTTCATAGTCAACACAAAGTCTAACAATCTCATTTGTACATAAAGTTACTTCTAATGTATCCCTAAAGAGTACTTGAACATTAAATTCATTCTTGCAGTATGTTTGATACATTTCTTTATCAAGAATTGCATCTCTCTTTGTAGATACAGATGATACATATTGATTAAATCTATCTAAATCAGACTTACCCAACAATATAACTTTATTACCATTTAAAGTGCTTAATAATGATAAATCACCAACACCACCAACAATATAGACCTCATCGTCATCTGTAATAACTGTATTCCACATTGTAGATACAAACTGATTGTGTAATTGTGAATCTACACCAGACACTTTATTGATACCACTCTTACTTAGGTGTAAATCAGAAATAAAATACTTCATATCTACCACCTACTCAGAACATAATAAAGCATCAACCCTACCAAAACATTTAGTGATAATATACATACAATCACCTTTATGAATTGTAGGTACAATTACAATCTTATCTACAGCATTAACACTTTCTAATGCTTTCAATAATGAATTTAAAGCCTTTGGATTAATCATAAAAGAATAACCCTCTTTATTTGTACTATCATCTAATATAATAGACAATGCTTTCTTAGTATCATATTTAATATTGTTATTTTCAATATCATTATATGAAATCTCTACTTTACTTAAAACCATATCTACCTCACCAAAACCTATTTACCAGTACTACCATAACCACCACTACGTGTATTGTTAAGTACATTATCATTTGTAGCTTTTAAAAACTTAGAGAATACACCCTGACATATCCTATCACCCCTTTTGATAGTAACATCAAAAGGATAGAAGTTGTAAAAAGCTACACCAATATTACCCTCATTATCTTCATTATTATAAAAATCACTGTCCACCACCCCAACGGAGTTAGATAAAATCAATCCTTTCTTGATTGGACTAGATGAACGGTTATAAATATACAATACTTCATCATCCCCCATGTAGGCTTTAATATATGTCCTAATCATCGTAGGTCTAATAACTTCTTTATAACTATTAAAAGAGAAATGCAACAAGGAATGTAATAAATATTTACCTACCTGTTTCCATAATGATGGAATTACAACATCATATGGAGCATAGAAATCATATCCAGCACTATGTGTAGTACTTCTAGTAGGTAACTTACAATCAAACTCTACACCACTAGAACATACATCAAAACCTCTTTTTGTATCATCAGAAATATCCTTAATATTAATTGATACTTTAGATAAATCGATACCCAAAACCAAAACCCAACCTTTCTTACAACAAAAACTGCACTAAAACCACATAATGAATTAACTGGTCTTCAACGTAATCTATTGCATTATACCTAGCTTTAAGATTATCTACAACTAAATGTACCACAAAAATAGATACGATATGTGCAGAAAACCCAAATATAACACAAAAAGGTATGCAATACAAGAAACAATGTACAAAAAGATGATAAAAGTTCTTACCTTTAGTTGTAGCTAAGAACTCACTCTGTAGTACATAATCACCAATCAAATGACAAGCAATTAATTGTAATATTATCTCAACCAAATAATTCACCACCAGTCTAATAAAAATACGCTAATATACAGTACTATTATACTACATATTAGCGTATTTATCTACTTTACCTTTTTACATTTATTCATCTCTCATCAATTCAATAATGTCATTCACTGTTTTTTCATGAAATTCATTACCAGCAATATATTCAAAGAATATTTTATTATCTCCTCCTTTTAAAATGCGAATACCATTATTAAAATCAATTTCATTTTCAGTAGAATGTATTAAGAATTTTAGCACTATATAAAATAAAGTATTTTTGAAACCATCAAACCACTGATTTGAATCTTCTACAAAAATCTCTCTTCTTGTAATTTTCATTTTGATTCCTTTTTAATTAAAATTGGTTTTTTATATTGTTTAATTTTTATAAGCTTAACATATCTTCCTTGTATTTTACCACAAGGATAATATACAGGAACTTTATTATTGTCAATCATTAATAAATTCTTCCATCAACAAAGATTTATTATAATGTTTTCTAATAAAATATTCTTTATATTGAAACAATAAACCCATAATGTTGTCTTTAATAGAACTTGAAGAAATAACAACTACATTATTGTAAATCGACACATTAATTTTAATTTCTTCATCGTACTTATCATCTTTAAAAGTAAATACTTTAGTGAAAAAACCAACCTCTTCTTTATAGGAATACCCATAGCAACGTCTTTCTTTAACGTTACTATTGTCACAAAGAAGTGGATAATGTTTTTCGTTTTCATCAATTAAATCAAAAAACATTTTAGCAAAATCACCATTTTTAAATGGTAACGTAGTTCTTTGAGTACTCAATCTTTTTAATAAATCGTCTGACATATTACACCTCATTTATACTTTACAATCTTAATTCAGATGCATCATCAAAAGTAACTGTTACAAAATCATATCCAAAATTTCCACACTCATCACTTGCAATGCTACACCTAATAGAGGTAACAATCCTACCATCTCTATAATAATATTCAGTAAAAATACCAACATAAGACTTTAAAACATCAAATGAAAGAGATGCAATATCATCAGTCATAATTATAATAGAACACTCTTTATTACTAACAGTATCATACACAAACAATGTCACACTATACACAAAATGTACATTCTTACGATAATCCATCAACTCTTTATACAAGTCTTCAAGATTATTAAAAATCTTAGAAGAATGAAAGCATGTATCATCTTCATCTACAGCAAAATATAATAACATAATTTAATCCCCTTTTAATTAGTTATCACTACGTGCTTCAATACGACTATTTAATTTATCTTTATAAGCCTCTACATCAGCATGCAACTTATCAATGAAACTATCTGGTACAGTTGTACTATCCTCTAACACAGCTTGCAATAATTCAATATCAACATTCTTTTGCAAGTCTTTCATAGCTTTATAGGAATTATTTTTATCATCATTAACACCCAAAGCACCACTTTGAATAACTGTAGAAGTATTTAAGAATACCCCATACACCTTATACAAAAGAACTACAATCTCACTAATAGCTAAACTAATCTGAACTACCTTAGTAGCAACCTCTTTAGTTTTACCTAAATCATTTTCAATTTTAACAAGACTACCCTCAGTACTATTAATACTTACCAACATCATGTCAAAGTAATACAAAATTTTATTAATTAAACCTACCATATACACCTCTTATTAAACATCATTAGGATTAAAAAAGAAGTATTCTTCCCAAAACTCAGCATTTTCACGTGCGGCTTGTCGTCTATCACTTTCTTCAATTTCATACTCTAAATCAGAAATACGTTTATCCTCAAACCAACCCTGTAGCATTAAAAATGCTGTTACACAATTCTGAATACAACTTTTATTACTAATATCTACATCATGTAATAACATTTCATTAAAAGTAGCAATAACTAGATGTAGAATATAAGGTCTTTCATACAATGCATCCATGTAATCATTAAAGTATAATCTACCATCACGATAATCAAAACGCACATCATTAACAATAAAAGAAATTTTATCTCTATCTTTATTTGTTGCAATAACTACCATACCATGTAAATCACTTACACGTTTATAGTCGATATCATCTTTTAATGATTGTAAAAAATCATCACAAGCAGAACACACTAAACCAAAAGTGCCTACATAATCGCCAATTCTGTAATCTTCTTGCATTTTCACAGCCATAATATAATCTCCTTTTTATATATTACTCAATGTTATCTACTACGTACAATATAACACAACTTTACCATCAGATAAAGACTTTTGAACATCTATCACACGTTGATTAGGTGAACCTCTAAACCTCAATGTAATATCTCTATGCTCTAACTCAAACTTACCATCAACTAGTACATCAACATACTGTAATAACTCTTTTGTGTTATCACGTTGTAACAATTCTTCAAAAGTAAAGCCACTCCATAGGTATATTTTTGAGAATTTTGCCTCTGTATGAACTTTTTTAAGTAATGGTAACACAATACTCACGTTACTATCTAAACAAGGCTCTCCACCTAAAATACTTAAATTTCTCTGTATTCCATTCTTTGACAATAAACTAATGATATCATCAATATATGTATTAGGCAGTTCTAAACCACCATTAATATCCCATGTATCAGGATTATGGCAACCATCACACCTATGACAACAGCCTTGCACCCAAAAGGAAACGCATACACCCTCCCCATCGACTATATCATTTTCTTTTAGTCCTGCGTATCGCAACAACATCACCACACTTTCGATACATATTACATCTTCTAAACACTAATATAAATGTACGTTTAATGCTAAGACTAGGAACTACAATAGGTATAGCCATCAACGGAATTGGTTTTTCATATCCATCTAGAACCTTACTGAAAACCATACGTAAATCTTCATCTGACATGGAATTTATTTTAGCAATTACTTTATCTTTATATGATTCTATATCCATGAACTAATCACCACATCTCTAATAAATCATCATATGAAATGTTGCCATTAGCAACATCTAAAGATAGTCTATGAGGATTATTAACATCAAAGACATTTGACTTTATACCATACTTTTTATTAAGAAACATACACAAAGCTGTAGCAGTACGCTTATTGCCATCTAAAAATACTTGATTAGTAACAAACATATAATACAACCTACAAACTTTATCTTTATCTGTAGGATATAATTCATTACCACCAAATGTTTGAAAAACACCACTAACAATAGAAGATAATAATCCTTTATCCCTAATGCCATGAATACCACCATAAACATTTATGACGTTTTCATGCATAGAAATCACATCAGTGACACTAACACGTAACATAGTTAATTATCCTCTTTAGCCATCCTTTTAAAATCCTCATCATATTTAGAGAAAATGTTACGTATAAGGGTAGCATCACTTCCACTAAACCCAACAACATCTAAATCTTTATACTTTTTATTTTCTTGTATATCTACAAGAATTTTATCTTTTGCATCCATACTATCACAACCTATTCGCCCTTAATAATAACTTTAGCACACTCTACTAAATCTAAATCATTATCAATTATCATCTGCACTACGAATTGTAGTGTACTATAAATATAACAAGAATTCTTAGATTGAATACTAAAATATTCAATCCCATTTACAGTATCAGTAACTTTAACATCAATGCCTACTAAATCAACAGTATCTTTACCATCATATTCAAAGACATAATCCGCAGTATACTCAATGCCATCATCAATTTGTTTACATGACATTACCATAGCACCATCAATAACTACTATTGTACATTTACCACCAAACAAATATGTAGAATATCTCAATAATAAGCTTTGAATAAATTCATTGCTAACCATAGTTACACCCCTTCTTTGAATTTAAAAGTATATGTACTACGTTCAATACTTAACTCAAAATCTTCTAACCCATACTCCTCTTGTACTTCTAAGTACTCAGCTTCAGCCTCTTCCTTAGTTGCATATACACCCAACAAAGGAGAACTAAACAAATCAGAAGTAGTAAACAAAATATACACGTCTTGCTCATAACTATTAGATTTCATAATAACCATCCTTTTAAACAAAAATATACTTTAGGTATAAGTCATTACCTACACCTAAAGTATACCAAAATTTACACTACTTTACAATAGCCTATATTAATCTAAATGCAATACTCTATCTTTAATCTCCTCAGTACGTCCTTGATTAAAGAAATTAGTACCCAGATAACCACAAACCCGACGGCACACGTTCATCTTTGATTGGTCTGTATTCCCACAATTAGGACATTCCCAATACAATGAACCCTCCTCACCCTTGATTACCATCTCACCATCAAAACCACAACAAGAACAATAATCTGATTTAGTATTTATCTCAGAATACATACTATGCTCATACATGTACTGCATAAGCTGAATAACAGCTTCTATATTATCTTGCATATTAGGAACTTCAGTATAAATAATAGAACCACCTAAACTCAATTCTTGGAATTGACTTTCAATAGATATCTTATCAAATGCACTTACCTGTTCCCTCACGTTTAGATGAAACGAATTCGTAATATAATCATGGTCTGTTACGTCTTTAATCAAACCAAAACGCTTACGCAATGTCTTAGCAAAACGATATGTCAAACTCTCCATAGGAGTACCATATGGTGAAAAACCTAAATTATCAACATCTGACCACTCCTCACACTTTCTATTAATGAAGTTTAGTACATCCTTACAAAACTGTTGCCCCTCTTCAGTTTTATTAGATTTGCCTAGCATAGCTATACAACACTCACACAAACCCCCATAACCAAAACTAATAGTGGCATAATCCCTAAGTAAAAGTCTATCAATAACCTCACCTTTATCTAATCGTGCAATCGCACCATGTTGCCATAATATAGGTGCTACATCAGACCTAGTACCTTTTAATCGATTGTATCGTATTAATTGTGCCTCATGTACTAACTCAGAACGCTCTTCCATTAGTTCCCAAAACTTAGACATATCACCTTTAGAACTTAATGCCACATCTACAAGATTTAATGTTACCACACCTAAATTCATACGACCATAATATTTATGATACTTATGTCTATCCCAATTCTTAGCACGTGCTAAATTCTCTGTAGCAGTATCTACACTTAAAAATGAACGACAACCCATCGGTGGAAATACATCACAACCTTTAAGTTTTTTGATAATTTTAGTAGAGATATAATCTGGCACTAACCTCTTAGCACTACACTTAGCACTTAACTCTGTTAAATAAAAGTACTGACTATCTTTAGTGATATTACATTCATCTAATGCGTAAATTAACTTAGGAAATGCTGGACTAATGTACACACCATCTGTATTTTTTACACCCTGTATACGTTGTTTTAACATCTCTTCAATACACATCGCTAAATCTTCACGCTGACTACCATCTTCAACATCTGTTAAATTCATAAATACTGTTAAAAATGGTGCCTGTCCATTAGTGGTCATCAATGTCAGTACTTGATACTGTAATGTTTGTATACCAGCCTCAATATCACTCCGAACCATATCATTGAGCAACTCTTCACTAGCATTAGGAAACTTATCCCTAAATGTCTTTCTCGTCTCCTCTACAAAAGGTGATAAATGACCTAATGTAATAGATTGACCTCCGAACTGTGAACTAGCCACTTGGGCAATCACCTGACTAGCTATATTACACGCAGTACTAAATTTATGTGGCTTATCTATCTTTACATTAGAGATAACAGTCCCATTCTGTAACATATCCTCTAAATTAATCAAACAGCAATTATACATCTTCATTGAGATATAATCCATATCATGTACGTGCAAGATACCACTATCATGTGCCTCTACTAAATTCTTAGGTAATATCTTCCTACGCATGATATCTGTACTAATAGCACCAGCCATATAATCACGCTGTGTAGTTAGTAATTTAGAATCTTTATTGCTATTCTCTGTAGACCAATAATCATTACTATCTTCTAATATCTCACTAACTACCTTGTCAACTGTAGTCTCCCTACTTAATGTGCGACTCTCACGATATAATATATATGCCTTAGCAACATCATTATATTTAGAATCTAATAACGTATTCTCTACGATATCTTGTATATCCTCTACACCCAATATCCTACCATCAAGTACATCGTAAAGTGCATCATACTCATCCAATATAGTATTAATAGCATCATTACATACATTGATATACTCACTATCAATGCTATCATGTAAACTACTATACGCACTCAACATAGCATTGAATACTTTACCACTATCAAATACTACAACTCGTCCATCTCGCTTTAATACACTATTCTGTATATCATTTTGATTTACATCTTCTGTTACAAACTCTGTTATCAACACAATCCTCCTATAACCAAAACCACACTATTTTATAGTATCAATATAATTTTAATCATAATCTAATCCCATTTATTACCTCTTTGGTCTTACTATATATAGTATACTGTCAAATACATGATTACAATATATAGAATGATTCTGTATATATCCGTATAACTTTGTATAACTTTGTATACCTTTGTATACCTTTGTCTAGTTGAGTTAAATAGTGTACTATAACACCCTACTAATACGCTTTATGTAGCTTTATGTTACGTATTCCCACTAAATCATATGTATCACTCAACTTACCCAACACACCCATGACTACACCATGATTTCTCTCCCTACCATTACTATCCCTTAATCCCATAGCTATATCTTCCACTCTATCACTTAATTCATACACATCTGCATCAACCAATCTCATATAACTATCTCTAGTGAATTGTACACTCTTTATATTACCTAGTTTGTTAGTATTACTGTTATACCATACTACCAACAAACCTTTACATTCATGTTTAGACATCTTATTAGTTATACTGATATAATTGTATATCTCTACCCTATTATCATATACCCATATCCCCACGTCACCAAATAGTACCTTCTCATATTTAGTTACTACCATACTCAATAAATCTTTAACCCTATTATACAATTCAGTGTCTAGCCCTTCTATAGCTTTGATTACTGAATCATTCAATGCTTTATGTATTATTTCTTTTGTATCCATTTAATCTAATCCCCCAACCATTCTCATACCAATGAATTCGCATTGGTCTCCCTATATTAAATATCTATTACATTTTATTTTTAAATACTATTTTTTTAATAGTGTCACTCATTCTCTTACCATCTCTATCAATAGGATATCTATCCTCGCATCTACAGGACACCTCTAACCTATATTACTAACATATCCTATTAATACAGTTACTCTCTTGCGTGTTTTTTTCATTAACACACTCTACCCTCTCTTACATACACCACACATATTATCTTCTCATATTCTATGTGCCACTATTCTGATGTACATAATCCAATCTAATATACTCAACTCATCGATATCATATATCCCTATATCAACCAATACCTATATTAATCAGTCCTATTATAATTAATAATTTCATCAATCAATCTAAATCAATCTAAATCAATCTAAATCAATCTAAATCAATCTAAATCAATCTATTATAATATCTTCCTGTGTTTTTATTCCACTATATCTCACTCTCAATCAATTAATACTTCTTTCATATTAACCCATCCCTACTTGAAATATAATTCTTTTCTTCGCTAGAAGAAATTAATTATATTGATGATTATATTCCTTATAGTAGTATTAGTATCCTGTGTATATAGTATTATTGTTATGTTCTTATTAACTATCTAATATGTAATCAGAATCATTACATACCTATGTATTCTATAGCTTTCTATTGAAATCTATAGTTATCTTATCTTCATACATCCTACCCTCTTCTACATCTATCTCATGATTCTCTCTACCTATTATATTCTTAGTTTTATCACCTATAGCTATAACTCGAACATTAACACCATAGTCACTGTATTTATTAGTCATATAACTTGTAACATAACCATGAGTGGAGCCATCATATGCTGTAAATAACATCTGTGTATCTGTACCTACTAAAGAAGATAGCAAACTTTTTAATTGATATGTATTTAAAGCAGTCTCTCTCCAATCTAATAAAGAATCAAATAGAAGTACATTATCTTCATTTACAGTATAATCCTTATTGAATACCTTACATACATGGTTATCATATAGAATAATACATTCATGATTAAGATTTTCAGCACTCCCTAAATCCTCTAGTAATAAATCTATATCAGTCTTTATAGCTTCACTACACATAAGACAATCACCTTCATTCTAAACATAAAAATAAGGACTAGAATACCTAGTCCTTATTATATCATCTTTCAATTCTTATTTAAAGTTGGTTTTATATAATTTATTGATATAGTACCCTTTATACAAATAAGCTTGATGATTTTTGCAATTATACTTTTTTGAGAAATCATCCTCAGTCATATTGTTATAATCGGATAAAATTTCTTTTAAAGAGTCTTTGTCATATTTAGTCTTACGTCCTCTTGTTACAGTAGACTTTTTTGTATCTACTTTTGTCGCCTCTTTAACCTCTACAGAACTTTTTTCATTAATCACTTCATAAGCCTTCTTACTAGCTGGCACAGAAACAACCTTATTAGGTCTATACAAGTTTAACCCTAAATGAAATGCCATTGCTTCATCAACTAAACGCATTGTACTATTACCTAAAATAGTTACATACTCTTTTAGTTCATGAGTGTTAACAAAACGCATCTGCTCCAACATAATACACGTATTAGTACCATTAAGAGTTAAATCAACATGAGTTTTGATTTTATCACCCTTACCATATTGACCTGTTGACATCGGAGCGATTGTACAAATCTTATCAATAGATTTATTATCAGAAACCACTACCCACGGTCTACGTCCATACTCAGTACAATCTGGACGATTAAATCTTGTTGTATTAAATTGTTTCTTATCTTTATCCTCATCAATATCATAGATAAAGACCATTCCCTTTGTCACACGTGTATACTCATCATTCATTTGTGTAGCCATTTTTACTCCTCACCATTAATCATATCGTAGTGAACATTGATTAAATTGCCTCTCTCATCAAAATCCTCTACATACAACTCATTAGGTTTATTAGTACGGAACATCATACTATATCCGTTCCCTACCTCATTTCTGAAGATATAGATTTCATCCCCTACCACGTTTTCCGCAATACTTAATCCATTTTCTAATGCTAGAATATCTTCTAGACTTAAAGCACTCTCAATCCTACTCTGTAAATCTTTTTTCATGATGTACCTCCACATCTTTTAAAATATCGATACTCTCAAAACCAATACTAAAGAGTACACTTATATATTACCATAGATGTAAAGAATTGTAAAGTAACAAATAAAAATAGAGGTCAAGTCTTTAACTTAACCTCTATATATTAGTATAATAACCTATTATTAACTTTATCATACATTACAAGTTTACCATTACTATTAGCATAATATGGTGTTAAATTTCCCCTATCATCACCAATATACACTAAATTAGTCCTTGTATCATATAACAAAATATACCCATCAATTCTACCAATACGCTCAAATACATTGGCAGATATCTCACCATCAATTACTTTTGATTCTATATTATATAACTCTAAATCACCAGAGTGAATCTTATAATGTAAATATGTGTCCACTGCTAATGAATAGACCATAGAAATAAATGCTAAAACCAAGAAAATAATTGCTAATATTCTACCTAAAGATGGTTTATATGTAATCTTCATTATGTCATCCCCCATACCCTAACAGTAAAATTTACTGATATAATCATTAAATTTCATTTTTGTAGTTGTATCAACGATAACATATGCATTTTCAATCCACGGGTATTCCTCAGGTAACCATGCATATCCACCATTACCCCATTCAATGCCCCATGAATTTAAAAGCCTCCAATGGAATTTATTATTAATATAACCCCAACCAGTGATAGTAACGGCATGACCACCATAATTTACCACATCTCTTGTAGCATCATATTGTATAATACCATCAGAACCTACGTCATAAAAACTGTCAAAAATAGGTATACCTGTAATGACTGCCTTAGCTGTTAAAATAGCAACTTGTATTTCTCTTCTCGAACTACATACATAGTATGAATCTATTCTAAATTCATCAGCTTTATTTCTATACAAATCAAGATTATTGCTAACTCTAGTGAAAGCCTCTCTTGTTGTATAGAAACCAGGCATGTCATCATATAAAATAGAGCCTATATCAGTACCGCCTTTAAGACATGTACGTAAATACATACCCTCAAAGTTTTCTTCCTCAGGACGTAACCCATAATTAAATGCTGGAGATAATGGTAATGTTAAAGAAGATTGACTGTTATCAGTCTCCTGTAAATACCTAACAGCGCTATAGGAACATGCACAACACATCTGAGATTTTCCTTGATTATACACAAAAGGGAACACATCACTCTGATATTCATAAGGAATATTTACAGAACCCAACTTTAATAAATCCCTAAATTTATAATCCCTACTATCATATGGTGATACTAATAGACCACTCCCTAAATTTGAATTATCCACTGAAACAACCCCTACTACACCAACACCTCAACATCAATCCTACTAATTCGTTTTAATGTATCTTGCAAGTATAGTTTATTTACGATATCCTTACTCTCTAATCGTAAATACTCCTCTGTTTCTCTATAGATAGTATAACTATAACCATCGTTATAGATATTACTTTGAACTATGATATCAAACTCAGTGTAATAATCTTTTAGATTTTCATCTCGATACCTTACATGTTTACCAATAATAACACCTTTAACAGTCTTATATGAACCATCAAACTTAATAGGCTTCTTTATGGTAACAACATCACCGATATCAAATATACCCTCTCTCACATTTGTCAAAGTTGTTGATAACTTTGTACGTATCTCTTCATATGTATTATTCTTTAATATCTCATATAAGGAATCTACCTTGAAAATTTTAACTAAATCATCATCAGTATAATATGAAGCATATCCACGTATTAGCATCACTTTACTGCTATAGTCAACAGCATCTGATAATATGCTACTCATAAATATTACCCCTTAACTAATCACTAATCTTAGTAACGTCAGATACTGAAACCTCATATACCTCACGCTCTAATGTAGAACCATCGTTAAATTTCTTAGTATATACCCTTGACTGAATTCTACCTACAAACTCAATCTCAGTACCCACACTCATACTTGAAACGTATTTAGAATTTCTTCCCCATACAACACAAGGAATATAATCAGACTTATTATATAACCTATTCACTGATAATATAACATCTGAAATCTCCCTACCACCAGGAGTCCTTCGATGTACTACATCTTTACAAATAAAACCTCTTAAAGTAATTTTATTTGTAAACTCTTCTACAGAATCTAAAATCTCAATATCCTTTGTAAACAAGAATAAGCGTAAAGAGATTTTTCCTGTATCACTATTATGCTCATTGAAAGACCTAAACTGACCATCTACTGAAACAATAGTGTCTTTATTTATCTTATTAACATCATATACCCTATCAGAAATTTCAACCCTAATAGTATCTGATGCACTACTATTTAATCTAGGAACTCTCACTGAGAACTCATAGAAATCCTCACCATGTGTACTATGATGAATTTCTGGACTACTAACCACATATCCTACAATCTTAGCTGTATTCGTTATATTGTTGTTAGTAACATCTGAGATAACATCACTCATCTATGCTACTTCCTCTTTGTACCTTAATAATATATTAAAATATAATTTCTTATATCGTATGTTCGCTAAGAGTATATATAAAGCAGATGACTAACCCTCCAAACTACCTAAGTCGATAATAGCATCTATATCGATAGTCTCACCATCAAAATCATCGTCAATTTTACCATAGTGTATAACTGTGTCAGGTATTAAATCCCATGTAGCGATATCGTCCCAAAAGATATTACCCTCATCATTTCTAACAGCTACACTTGTTTCATCTTTATAAGGTCTAATCTCAACAACATCACCAATGAAAGATACAAATGTATTATGCTCTACCCTATCACCAACTTGAATCATAGAACCCCTATTCTGAATAGATTAACCTATCCTTATAATCACACAACTCGCCCAAAGTTAAATTATATAAAGACCTCATATCTTTTAAATTAAAATCATCTTTATACTTAGAAAAGAAAGACCTATCTTCAACATAAGACAAACCATAGTAACGTAATGTACCTTTTAAATTCATCTTGTTACCTAACATATCTACCTGTTCAATAGCATCTTTAATCGTATACTTACTATCTAACTTTACATTTCTATCTCTTGCAATCACTAAGCACATCATACTGAAAATACCTCTCACCTATTATATAATAAAAAGAGTGTACATATCTCTACATACACTCTACACATTTATAATATTTTACTGTAATTCTTTATAACCATTACTAGATACAACACCACTCTGCAACATAGCCTGTTGTAATAAAATTGCATCAATACGCTTTTTAATGGAATTTCTTAGCTTTTTAGCTAATTTTTCTTTTGCAATTTCCTTACCAACATTAACATCAAACACATCACCATCATGACAACGTGCTTTAGCTTTATATGTACTCTTTAATCTCAAATTATCAAAGAACTTAGGTTTGAAATCAAAATAAACAATCTGAGATTTTCCTTGCATTAGTTTATAAAAAGCATTTTCGGCTAGATACTCACAATTAGTATTATATGCTGTAATTACTTGTTGCTTTTCGTCAACCTTAATAATAACAGGAATTGTAAACCCCTTAAAAATTGTAATTCTTTCCATCTTTAGTATACCTCTTTCATAACATAATTTATAAATGGTGCTCCCACCTCGATTCGAACGAGGGCAAATTCGGTTATGAGCCGAGTACTCTACCACTGAGTTATAGGAGCATGTGGCGGTCCTAGACAGACTCGAACTGCCGACACATGGTTTAGGAAACCATTGCTCTATCCACCTGAGCTATAGAACCATATTTTTTGGCGGAGAGGGTGGGATTCGAACCCACGGTGGAAGTATTTATCCACTCTTCCTTAGCAGGGAAGTGTAATAAGCCACTCTACCACCTCTCCACATTTGGCGGAAAGGATAGGATTCGAACCTACGGCACATCTCTGTGCAACGGTTTTCAAGACCGTCACCTTAAACCACTCGGACACCTTTCCATTATGTAGTTTTTAGAATAGCTAGTGAAATCAAGGTAACTACAAACCTATAAGATTAATCCTGTACGTGTACAATGTGATAGTATAAAGTACACCCTAGCTTAAAAAGTAATTATGTCTCGTACCACAATTACCTGACATCCTCTTATGACTTTTAAATCATTTGAAGTTCCTACCCAATGGTCTGCTCTTTTAAAATAATATCAAAAGAGTCTTACATCCAGACAATAGGCTATCCCCATGTGTCCCACGGTTATAATTACATATAATATATAAT